CCTGGGTGACAAGGCCTTCGAGGGCTTCCGCATCCCGCAGCTGATGGTGCCGTGGCTGAAGTGGGACGACATCCTGGTGAAGTTCCAGACGTACCCGCGCGGCCGCTTCTACAACGAGGTGCTCGGCCTCTCGTACGACTCGGGCACCCGCCCCCTGATGCAGCAGGACGTCATCGACAACTGCATCCAGGGCTTCTACATGTCGCCCCAGGTGCTGGCGAAGGTGAAGCACGACGCCTCCGGGACCTCGCCCATCTTCTGCGGCATCGACTGGGGCACCGGCGAAGGGACGTACACTGTCCTCTCCTTGGGCACCTACATCAACGGCTTCTTCACCATCTTCTACATCCACCGCTTCGAGGGGCAGGAGCTCGAGCCGCCCATCCAGCTGGGCATCGTGGAGGAGCTGATCCGGAACTGGCAGGTCGAGTGTGTGGGGGCCGACTACGGCGGCGGCTTCGACCGCAACGACCACCTCACCCGCAAGTTCGGCCAGGGCCGCATCTGGAAGTACCAGTACAGCCAGCCGGGCCAGAAGGTGAAGTGGGAGGATCCCCTCAAGAGGTTCCTCGTCCACCGCACCGAAGTGATGAGCGACATGTTCAACGCCATCAAGCGGAGGAACGTCATCCGCTTCCCTGACTGGAGCCACTTCAAGGAACCGTTCGGCGCCGACATGCTGAACATCTTCAGCGAGTACAACGAGCAGACGCGGCAGATCGAGTACAAGCACGCACCCGACCGCACGGACGACGCCTTCCACTCCATCCTGCTCTGCTTCCTCGTCTCGATGCTCCGCGTGCCGCGGCACGACGTGCTCAACCCCTCTGCTCGTACGGGGGCCTCCACCGAGATCGACTGATAGGTAAGAAACTGGGCCCCTCAGACTTCAGGGGCCCAGCTTGTCCTACGTGCAGCGGTGTTACGAGAGCAGGTCGCCGACCGTGGGCAGGTCGTAGTGCTCGGCCGCCACGTTCCACAGCTTGACCGCGACCAGCACGCCCGCGACGCCGAGCACGAACCGGTTGAGGTTGATGTGCATCCCGCCGACGCGGCGGACGGCGTTCCAGGCGTTGCGCTCGTGCACGCCGTCCCGGATGATGTCGGCCAGCTCGACGGCGCCGGCGCCCTCGACCAGGCTGGCGACGACCGGGCGCTGCGCGGCCGGGATCATCGAGCGGATCTTCAGCATGGAGGCCTGGGCCTGCTCGACGGACAGCTCGGCCGCCGCGGCCTTCATCTCGGCGGACGGGTTCTTCAGCGCGCCCAGGACAGCGGCGAGCGTCTCGGCGTTCATCGGGGCGGTGGTCGCCCCGGCGAAGTCCGGGCCTTCGGCAGCCGCGCTGTGGGCGGTGCCCCTCTTGACGGTCTTCATGTTGTGCATCCCCTTTCCCTTGCAAGGAAGGAACAACCACGGAGTGTGGAAGACAGGGTATTGCTACCCAGCCAATCCTTATACCGGTGGGGGGAGGGGAATTGCTGCTATGGGCCGGTCAGGACTCGGCGGAGCTCATCCTGGGGGGTGTCCAGGGTCTGGAAGAGGGCCTGGGGGATGGTCCCCTTGCCGGACTCGATCCAGAAGAGGGCCGCCACCCGGATCTTCCTGCGGCCCTGCTCCATCTTGGCCTTGAGGGCCTGGAGGGAGAGGTCGTCCTTCACCCTCTTCGGAGAGAGGAAGTCCGACATCTTGGTCACGAGGTCGAAGAGGGGCTTCCAGGGCTGGGCACTCCCCGTGACCGCTGCGATGTGCTCGATGGCCTTCTCGTCCACCTGGTTGAAGACGCCGGCCCAGGAGTCGAGCTCCTTGAGCTGGTACTTGGGCAGGGCCAGGTAGTCGAGGACGGCACGGTGGAGACTGGCGGCCTCCTTGTCCCCCATCTTGAGCGGCTTCTCCTGGAGGCCCATGGCTTCCCACATGGCCTTCACCGCGCGCATCTCTTCCTCGAGCTGCGCAACGCGCCTGTTCAGCTGGAAGAGGGTGCGGCGATTCACGACAGGGAAGTCGGTGCCGAGCTCCTCCGCGAGCTGCTCCACGTCCTCGGGCTTCACGAGCACAGCCCGGTTACGGATTGCTTCCTTCCTCAAGAAGCCCCTCTTGAGGTAGTTGTGTACGGAGCGCTTCGAACACCCGAGACGTGCGGCGACCTCGGGGACGGTCATGAGCTGGGTGAAAGTGCTTCCCAAGTGGCGACCCTCCATCTACGCTGAATCCGGAGCATACCTCATGCGAGACGACCTGACGACGTACCTCATCAGCGACCGGAAGCATCGGCCGTCCCTCTCCCCCGAGGCTCTCGAGCTGATGGGGAAGCAGGCGGCCAACCGGTTCCTCGACGAGGGCCTCCCGCTGAACGAGGAGATCGCCAAGCTCGCGAGCGAGCACGGCGACATCAACCCGGACCAGGTGCGCCGGGTGGTGGAGTTCGCCAACAAGGCGACCTACCTCGGCCTCCACGAGAAGGCCAAGACCGCCGGGGCGAAGGAGAGCTACCCGCAGTTCGCTCTCGCCGACTCCAAGGTCATCCTGGGCAGCCTCGGCGAAGAGGCAAGCCCCCTGCGGACGCCCTCCGTCGACACCGACTACCGGTCGAGCGTCGAGAAGCGGGCGTCCATCGAGGGCGTCACCGCAGACAACCTCCTCGCCGACCTGTTCCGGGTGAAGAAGACCGCCGAGGTCGCCCACACCGCCGAGTCGGTGGTGAACGACATCGTCAGCGTGAAGGAGGACCTCACCTCCCTGCGCGACCACCTGACCCACACCGCGTCGACGCTCGACACGCTGTGGAAGGAGGCGCAGGAGGACTACTACGACCACGTGCGCCGCCACCTGCTGAACGGCGGCTCCTTCGCGGACGTCGTGGCCTCCTCCCGCATCCCCGGCGTCGAGCAGGAGAAGATCTCCTCGGCCCTCCAGCCCTTCGTGGTCCGGCTCCTCCAGGACAAGGTGGCCTCGGCTCCCGACCTGCGCGAGCAGGTGAAGGGCTTCGAGAAGGTGGCCCACCGGATCCTCAACGAGAACCACCCGCTGGTCACCACCTTCCGTGCCTACCTGTCGCTCGATTCGGAGATCCAGAAGGTGGCCTCCGGTCTCCAGGACGTCGAGGTCGAGCTGGGGCGGGTGAACTCCTTCATCAAGGAGAAGTTCTGTGGCGGCACAGCGGCTCGCTAAGCTGGCAGCCATCTCCCGCCAGCTGACCTCAGGGGTGGAGAAGAGGGCCTTCGTCGGAGGGGTCCTCCGTCTTGCCAGCGGCGCCGGCAAGGTCGGCCTGAAGATGCTCGACAAGTACCCCAAGGCCACGCTCACCACTGCGCTCGGAACCGGCATGGCGGCGGTGGCCGGCAAGGGGTCCTACCAGCAGCACAAGGCTGGCTTCGACCCGAACGTCCAGAAGGCCATGCTCGGGAACACCCCAGTTCCCCCAGGAGTCTCGTGATGCTGACCAAGGAAGCCCTCATCAAGCACGCCGGCGACGCCGCTCCTGAGCTGATGCAGAAGACGGCCGCGGTGCTCGTGCAGGTCGAGGCAGAGGCCCCGGAGAACCTGGCCTGGGTGGCCGGCGAGCTGGACGCCATCGCCCAGCACACCTTCGACAAGATCGCGGAGATCGGGGCCTGGGGGAAGTGGGGCCTGGCGGTGGGCACCGGCGCGGTGGCCGGCATCGCCAACGACCTGGCCGGGGACCTCTACGCCTCGGCCAAGCGTGGCCTCTCGAAGAGCCGCAACCTCACGGCCATCATGAAGATCAACCCCGAGCTGAAGGCCATGGACAAGCACCGGCTCCAGCTCTCCTTCGACGCCATCCACCGCTACGCCCCGGAGATGACGGCCGACCCGCTGGTGGGTGGGGCCCTCCTGAAGAGCGTGGCCGATGTCTCCGGCAACGAGGCCGTGGCCATCAAGAACATCATCGACATGCGGAAGAACGTGGTCACCCCGTTCCGCCCGGGCGAGTCGCTCAAGATCGACCCGGTCCAGGCGCCGAAGGGTCCGACGACCTTCGAGAGGAAGCAGGACGCCAAGGTCCGCGCCCGTGGCGAGGCGCTCAAGACGCTCGTCTCGGACATCAGCAAGAGCAAGGGGACGTCTCCTCTCGCGAAGCAGCGGATGATCGGGACCGCCATCAAGATCCACGATCAGAGCGTCGACAAGCTGTAGATGATCAAGCTGACCCACTTCCTCGGCAAGTCCGAGCAGGGCATCTTCGCCCAGGGTCTCTTCAGTGGGGCCTTGGAGAAGACTGCCGGCGCGCCGGGGCCAGCGTGGGACACCGCGGAGCCGATCAAGAAGCTCATCAAGAAGCTCACGCCCGAGGACCGCAAGAAGAACTGCTACGTCCTCGTGACCGCTCTCGGCGCCGGCGAGTACTACGGCTCCAACGTCAACTCCGACTTCTTCCCCTGGGAGGCGCTGACGCACCGGGGGAAGGACTACGGCTACGAGACCTTCCTCGACTCTCATGCCTTCGCTCACCACGCGAACAAGGACCCCGAGCGAGCGTTCGGGGTCCCTGTCGTCTCGGCCTTGAACGATCGCATGAAGAAGGTCGAGCTGGTCATCAAGCTCGACCGCGAGAAGGCCAAGATGGAGGGCGCGGACCACATCGTCCAGCGCATCGACTCCGGTGACTTCCCCGACGTCTCGATGGGCTGCAAGGTCCCCTTCGACGTCTGCTCCATCTGCGGCAACCGGTCGAAGACCCGCAACGACTACTGCGAGCACATGCGGCCCGGCCCGGAGAAGAAGGGCATCTGGGGGCCCAACAAGATCCTCGAGGACGGCCGTCAGATCTACGTCGTCAACACCCTCCCTCGGTTCTTCGACATCAGCTTCGTCTTCATCGGCGCCGACAAGATCGCCAAGGCGATGGCCAAGCTGGCGTCCCGGGGGAACCATGTCTGTCTTGGTCAAGTGTGCGCAGTACCTGCTCGAGCAGGAGAAGCTGGCTCCGAGCCGGAGCTGTACTCAGCAACTGGCGATCGTCTCCAGCTTGGCGCACTTCGCAAGCAGGCTGATGGTGGAGCAGCTGTGCGCCGAGGGCCGTGCGGCCGGTGCTGCGATTCATGCGAGTCCCAGCAGTCTTGCGAGCTCGACAAGCTCGCCTCCGCTTTCGGAGTGAAGGAGGCTGGGAAGAAGCTCTCCTCCATCACGAAGAAGATCCCCTCGGACAACTTCACGGCTCGGAAGCTGCCGGAGATCGAGGCCAAGGAGAAGGACTTCCCCAAGGAGGTCCTGGACTCCTTGGCGGAGTACCCCCTCGCCAACAGCACGGGTGCCACCACCTCGGTGGGCATCGTTCTCAAGCCCCACGAGTTCCAGCGCATCGTCCTGGTGCGCATGGGAGAGGGGCAGCTGGCCGATGACCTGGATGCCAAGAAGCAGGTCTTCCAGCCCTCCGAGGAGTTCGACGACAGCGTCGACCCCGCGATGCCGGCAATCCGGGAGGCCCTCTCGATCGTCCTTCCCTACCTCATGGACCGGAGTGCGTTCTCCCCGGCCCTCTCTCCGCGGCTGATGAAGTTGGCGAACTCTTCGGAAGAGCGAAAGAAGTTCTTCCCACACAGGACGCCTATCGGCCATCCTATGCTCGACAAGGTCAGCGCGGCGTACAATGGCTATCGCCGCAACATCTTGATGAAGCTGTCGCAGGCAAGAGAGGCAGTACAGAGTGACTCGCAGTTGAGGTCGCACTTCTTCGGAGACGAACTGGTCACGATGTTCAGCAAGACTTCCAGCCCCAATCCGATCATCGACCACGACACGGTCGCATACGTCATGAGCGCTCATCTCTCGAACCGCAGCCTGCTGACCGCCACCCGAGGCAATGGTGCCTCCGCGGTGGCCATTCCGTGGCTCCCTGAGGAGCTGTCGGCCTAGAGGGCGCGCGAGCCCCTCGTAGACGGCCCACACTGATCGCCGAAGTTCAACGACTCGAAGGAGAAGAACACATGGACAAGACGCTCGCAGAGATCTACGGGACCAACCAGTCCGACGACCAGGAGAAGCTGGCCGCCGCGGCCGCCGCCGAGGAGCTCACCGAGGACGGTGCGCTCGACCTCGAGGGCCTGACCGAGGAGGACCTGGAGGCCGTCGCCGCCGAGGTGCTCGAGGCCAGCGCCGAGGGCGAGGCGGAGACCGAGGAGGTCGAGGAGTCCGACGAGGAGGAGAAGACCGCCTCCGAGGAGGACCTCGAGGAGAAGGTCGCCGAGGCCGACCAGATGGGCCGCATCATGGCCCACGCCTACGTGCAGGAGCTCCGGTCGATCGAGAAGACCGCCGGCGCCAAGATCGACGCCCTCAAGGCGGGCGGCAAGAAGATGCTGCACCGCGCCGGCCGCGGCCTCGAGGCCGTCGGCAAGAAGCTGACCCCGACCAAGAGCGGCGACAAGGCCTTCTCGAAGGGCAAGCTCGAGTCGATGATGGCGGCCCGCAAGAAGGGCGCCAAGATGAAGGACATCAAGTCCGGCATGACCGGTCACCGTGCGGCCGGGCACGAGGCCGAGGGCAAGCTGCACAAGCGCGTCGGCGGTGCGGTCGTCGGTGGCGGCGCCCTCGCCGTCGGTGGCGGCGTCGCCGCGGCCAAGGGCGGCAAGTCCAAGAAGGCCTCCGCCCTGGACACCCTCGCCGAGCAGCGCGCCCAGGAGATCCTGGCCGCCAACGGCGTCACCGAGCAGGAGACCGAGACCACCAAGTACGACGTCCTCGCCGACGCCGTCGAGCAGCGCGCGACCGAGATGCTGGCCGAGGCCGGCTACGAGTTCGCGGACGAGAGCGCCGAGGAGTAGCACCCCCTTCCTTGGGGGCGGGATGGTACGAGCGCCCGCCCCCAAGGATGTTGTTCAGGAGCCCCGTGCAGACCGCAAACCCCAGCCACAAGCCCAAGACGGCAAGCAGCTTGGCCTTGTGGAAGGGATTCGCCGACGAGCTCCAGAAGATCGCCATGACGACACCAGCCAACATCACAGCCATGGCTCGCCCCAAGCCGGTGAAGATGGGGAACACGTCGATGCCCCGCGACACCCCGCCGATGTCGCCAACGAAGGATTCGCTGTCGAGCACGAAGCTCACAACCCCGCCGCCCGTCACGGCGGGCTGAAGGAGAAGAAGATGCACACCAAGCTGGCAGGCCGCCTCCCGCTCCAGGACATGATCGCCGCGCACATCGAGTCCGCTCGGGTGAAGCTGGCGGCCGCCGAGGGCAAGGAGTCGAAGAAGGACGAGAAGGACGAGAAGAAGGTCGAGAAGCTCGTGAAGTACGAGAAGAAGGAGCACGGCGGGAAGATCCCGTCCGAGAAGGAGGAGGAGGCCGAGAAGACGGCGTCCTTCGACGCCTTCGACCCCGACTCCATCGACAAGCTCGCCTCCGCCCTCGAGCAGGTGGCCGAGAAGCTCGCCGGCGACTCCGTCGAGCTCGGCGGCGAGAAGAAGCAGGGCGGCGAGGTGCTGCCGACCCAGACGCCGACCGGGGGCAAGCAGGCCTACACGGGCGCCAAGGCGAAGACCCAGATCCCGCAGAGCTCCAAGGAGAAGGCCACCAAGGACAACCCGGGTGCCGCCACTGCCATGGAGACGGACGAGACCCGCAAGGTCGGCCCCTCCGCGGCCTACCCGGCCAAGGGCGTCCTCAAGACCGCCGGGCAGACGGTGCTCGAGCGGATCCAGGCCAAGCGCGACGAGGCGGCCGGCGAGGCCGTGCTGGTCCCGGAGAAGACCGCCGGCGCCATCGACTACGTCCTCGAGAAGATCAAGGCGGCCGAGTTCCACGGCGGCGGCGAGACCCTCGACGACAAGTCGGCCCCCATCCCCAGCAACGCGGGCCGGCAGATGATCGCCAGCAACAAGGCCCCCGTCGGCGCCACCAAGCGCGAGGCCAAGGCTCCCCGGAAGGCGGAGCTGGCCCAGGTGCTCAAGGAGCCGGCCCTCACCTCTTCGACCGACAACACGGTCAACCAGAACCTGCGGAACGCCTCCAAGGGTGGCGTGAAGATCGCAGCGGCGAAGGCCTACCTCCGCAAGATCGCGGAGGAGGGCTGCACGTGCGGCAAGGACGGTACCTGCCGTCACTGCAAGCTCCAGAAGGCCGTCGAGGCCAAGAAGGCCTCGTAGCACTACCGAGAAAGGCAAGGAGAACGTCATGCGGAAGATCAGCAACGTCGAGGTCAGCCAGATGATGAAGCTGGCGGCCGAGAACCTCCGGACCCTCTCGGAGGAGAACCAGGGGCTTCGCGAGAAGGTCGCGGGGTTCGAGAAGAAGGCGCAGGCCGAGACCATCGCTCACCTGATGGAGGAGAAGGGCCTCGAGCCCGAGGCCTCCTTCCAGGAGAAGGTGGCCGGGCTGCTCCAGCGTGACGACCTCGAGGTCGTCAGGCAGGCCGTCGGCCTGTCGGCTCCCCAGATGAAGCTCGCCTCGGTCCATGACGAAGGGACCATCGAGGTCGAGGGCATGGGGACCGATGAGGACGGTGGCTCCGCGGCGGCAGGCTTCGCCGCGGCTCTGGCCTCCGCCTAGCTGTCCCATTCGCTGCATCCAACGACACCCTTCAAAGGAATAGGAGACGACAACCATGGCCGGACCGAACTTCGAGCTCATCACCGAGCTCCAGACCCTGACCCGCCGCGACTTCACCATCGCGGACAGCACCATCCTCGCCCCCACGGGCGCCCTTCCCCTCGTCGACGGCGAGTGGCTCGAGATCAACTCGAGCTACCAGCTGGCGCGCGGGGCGACCGGCGTCCAGTCGTACAGCCCCCTCACCTTCCCGGTGCACACCGAGCGCGGTCGGTACGACACGCAGGCCATCGGCAAGGTCAACGTCCTGATGCTCGGCATGTACGAGGCCGAGACCCAGGTGATGGTCGCCTCGGGCATCACCCTGGGCGAGGGGCTCATCGTGAACAGCCTCGCCTCCGGTGCCCACCTGGGCCGGCGCGGTCTCGTCGAGCAGGGCTCGGCGACGGCCACCACCCTGGTCGTGGGCTACGCGACCAAGCTGCCCGCCAGCAACGGCGGGAAGCTCCGCTTCGTCCACTTCGGCAACGCGCTCGTGTAGTAGCGAGCCAGAACAAGGAGACATGACCATGAGCGCCACTGCCGTTCCAGCCAAGGTCCTCAACGACCTCTTCTTCGAGAAGATCGGGTCCACCGAGGGCAAGGACAAGATCGCCGAGTTCGGGGGCACGTACATCCGTGACCGCCTCCGCGAGGTGAGCTTCGCCCGCAAGATCATCCCGCCCACGCCCGTCCAGCGCAGCGAGCTCCAGCGCTCGGTGAACCACGACACGCTCGTCAAGATCGTGGACATCGAGCCGAACTCGAAGGCCACCAGCCTGACCTTCCGCGGTCAGCCGACGGCGCGGTTCATCCGCGCCCCGCGCTTCGAGATCCCCTTCTTCACCATCTCCTCGGAGAAGTTCGAGAAGACGGAGCAGGAGCTCCTGGCGTACGAGATGCCCATCACCAAGATCATCGAGGAGAACTCGGTGAAGGACATCCAGGCCATCGAGGATCGCCAGTTCCTGATCTTCGTCGAGGCCTGCATCCAGGCGATGCAGCTCTCGGCCAACGGCGGCACCCCGACCTCCAACAAGGTCAACGGCGGCACCGCCGTGGTGTCCTCGGTCATCAAGGGCGCCGGCGCCGTCACCGGCAACGCGAACACCTTCACGGTGTACTCGCTCCAGAAGAACGACTTCGTCAAGCTGAAGCAGCTCCTGCACCGGCGCTTCCTCCGGTCGGAGCGGCTCCTGATGACGGAGCCGGACTACGACACCCTCTCGACCTGGACCATGACCGAGGTCTGGAACATCGCTGCCGAGACGGCGACCGAGGGCTGGAAGAGCAACACCGTGGTGGGCCTGAAGATCATCCGGACCATCAAGACCAACATCCTCCGCGAGGGCAACGTGTACTGCTTCACGGCGCCCGAGTTCTTCGGCCGGTTCTACATCCTGAACCAGACGAAGTTCTACATCGACAAGATCGCCAACCTCATCACCTGGCAGAGCTGGGAGGACATCGGGATGGGCTTCGGCAACGTCGCCGCCGTCACCAAGCTCGAGCTCTTCGGTGGTGGCGTGGTCCCCGGCGCCTCGCCGGACACGGGCTACGCGGCGGCCCTGCCGATGGACGAGTCCGACCTGAACCCGGTCAACAACCTGGCCGACGCCGGGACGACCTACCCGCAGGTCGACCAGTTCTAGTACTGGTCCCCTTCGGAGCAGTCATGTAGCTTGAGGGGCGGGCGGGAGACCGCCTGCCCCTCTTCACTTCCAGCTTCAGGAGGTCTCATGGACTACATCATCCGTCCCGCCTACGTCAGCGGTCCCCCGAGCGACAAGCAGCGCACCCACCCGAAGTTCACGGAGGAGCCGGTCATCGGCGCCTTCCACGTGCGCCGCGGCTCCTTCATCCGCCTGGACGAGGGCCAGTACGAGGCCGCCAAGCACCAGATCGACACCCTGCTCGAGGCCGACGCCATCATCGTGACCCGCGAGGGCGAGTCGGCCCCGGTCCAGCAGGCCTCCATGGAGGGCACCAAGCTCCCCGAGGACCTCTCCATCCCCGTCACCCCCATCGCCGGCCAGGCGTGGCCGGACCCCGTCCAGGTGGCCGAGCAGCTGGCCGCTGACACGGCGGCCGCGGAGGCTGCCGCGGTGGCTGCCGCCGGCACCACCGACGCCCCGAGCGATGTCACCACCACCGAGACCCCGGTGGCCCGCGTCTCGAAGAAGAAGAAGTAGCCCATGAAGGTCTACAACCTCACGGGCGAGCCTCTCGCCTTCCGGACCAAGGTCCTCCCGCCCAACGGCGGGAGCATCGACATCCCGGAGCTCGACCTCTTCATCCCGAACCGGGAGAAGGATCTCGCCCGGGCAGGCACCATCTCCTTCGGCTCCCTCCCCGTCGGGTGGACGCCGAAGGTCATCATCCCTCCCCCACCGCCGGCCAAGAAGGCCACCATCAAGGCGGCCGAGAAGGTGGTCGTCCAGGAGAAGGTCTACGTCGACGCCAAGGTGGCGCAGGCGGCCCTGACCCCGGACGAGGAGAAGAAGTCGGAGCCGGCCTTCCAGTCCACCGCGGAGAAGTTCAAGAAGAGGTAGGCCGTGTCGGACCCCATCAGCAACAAGATCGACCCTGTCCTGCCTGCCCGGAACGCGAGCGAGTTCGCGGACCTTCCGGCGTCGAACACGCAGCTCGACAGCTTCATCCAGCTGGTGCGGGCCTACATGCGGGACTACCCGGAGCTCAACCGGCTCATCGCCGGCGAGGAGAGCTCCAACCGGCAGATCGCCTGGGCCATCATCGACGCGGTGGACGACTTCAACACCACCCCGCCCTTCACCCGCTTCGGCCTGAACGACTACCCCTCTCGTTCCCTCCTGCTGCGCGCCACGGTCATCACGCTGCTCGAGTCCATCGGGCTTCTCCAGACGCGCAACCACCTCCAGTTCTCCGACGGTGGCATCACCGTCGGCGTGAACGACAAGACGCCCTTCCTCCAGGCCTGGATCCAGCTCTTCCGGAACAGCTACGAGGACAAGAAGATGAAGATCAAGGTCGCCTACAACATCGAGTCGGCCTGGGGAGGCGGCATCCATTCCGAGTACCGCTTCATCAACAACTACTACGGTGACTGGTGATGGACTCGCAGCTGCGCAAGGCGGGCTACAACGTCCTCATCGGTGGCCTGGCGGACAAGATCAAGACCAAGGACTTCTCGCCCAAGGCGCTGAAGCAGGGGCGCAAGGTGGAGCACGAGCACACCAGCAGCCCCCGCATCGCCACCGAGATCGCCAAGGACCACCTCACGGAGGACCCGATGTACTACGACAAGCTGAAGCTCATCGAGAAGAAGGCGTTCGCAGACGAGCTCATGAAGATCTCGATGAGCTTCAAGGGCTTCAGCGAAGTGGCCCAGAACTACGCCGGCACCCTGAAGGCTGCGGGTGGCATCAAGAAGGCGAAGAAGCTCCAGGCCGCCGCTGGTGGCGTCTCGAACATCGTCCCCCGCGTCGGCGGGTAGGAGCACCACATGATCGTCAAGACCTTCGCCAACGTGAACGACCTCCAGGCCTACCTCACGGCCAACACCATCACGCTCGCCAAGACCGTCGCCATCTACTTCGACGCGGCCAGCGGACACCACGTCCTCGTCCACACGCCGTAGTTCCCACACCTCTTCCTACCCGGTAGGCTGGGAGCCATGAACCTCGTGACGATGCGCGCCTTCAGGGACGAGCTCAGCAAGATCGCCGCCGATGGCGGCCTTGCCGGGCTGAGTCCGACCATCGTCGGTGCGGGCATCGGTGCTGTCGCGGCCTTCGGGGCACAGGTCATCGCCAACAAGGCCCCCAAGGGCGGCGGCAAGTCGAGCCAGCAGATGAGGTACGAGCAGCTCGAGCGGGACATCAACGCCGAGACGAAGAACCGCAAGAAGCAGGGGAAGCAGCCCACCTTCTACGGAAAGATGAAGCAGATCGCGGCGAAGCCCATGACGCAGATGGCCGCTCTCGCCACCAAGCACCCAGCCCAGGCCGCCATTCCGGCAGCCATCCTCGGCGCCTACACGGGCGCTCTCGTCGCCAAGCACCTGACTAAGTAGGAGAAGACCATGACCCCAGAGATGCAGCTGGCCCAGGCCCTCGGTGGCGCCCCCGACTCGTCGAAGGAGAAGCTCGCCGGGGCCTTCGACGAGATGTCCGTCGAGGATCTCGAGGGGATGCTGAAGACTGCCTTCTCCGTCACCGAGGAGGGGCACAAGTTCGACGCCGAGCGCGCCAAGATCCGGCGCGAGAAGGCCGAGAAGATGTGGGCCTTGTCCCAGAAGCACGAGGGGGCTGGCTCCTCCAAGAAGTTCGGGAAGTTCACCAAGGCGCTGCGCGGGTTCTCGCCCGACGTCGAGGACGAGCCCCGGCACCACGCCTACGTGGAGAAGAAGCACCGCGAGGGCAAGAACGCCTGGAACCCCTTCGGTGGCCTCGCCACGCCGACCAAGGGGGAGAAGGGCGGCTCGACCATGCAGTACGGCGAGTTCAAGAGCAAGTCGAAGAAGGCCTCCGTCTCCAACACCGCGGCGCTCGTCGCCGACGGCGTCGGCCGGCTCATGGCCAAGCAGGCCAACCTCCTCGGAGCTGGCCTCCGCATGGCCACCCGCACCCCGATGGCGACCAGGGCCATGGTGGGCGCCGGGGCGGGCGCTGCCGGCGGCGCGGTGAGGCACATGACCTCCAACGACCCCAACTCCTCGCTGCTCGGCAACATGGCTGGTGGCGCGGCCCTCGGGGCCGGCGCGGGCGCCGGGGCCAAGGTCGGGGCCAAGGCGCTCCTCCAGAGCGGCAAGCTGCCGGCGGCTCAGGGTGCCGCGGCGCTCAAGGGGGCCAAGGGGTACTCGCAGACCGGCGTCGGGGCCTACGCCCGGAAGGCGCTGGGCGAGGCCAACAAGGCCGGCACCGCGGTGGCCACCAAGGCGGGCACCACCGGCAAGGCGGTGGCGCTCAAGGCCAACGCGGCGGCCGCTCCGGCGGTCCAGAAGGCACGGGCCGCCCAGGCCGCGACGACAGCTGGCTCTGGCATCTGACCGAGGCGGTCATGAGAGGTAGCCCGTGGCGTATGGCAACCGGCTTCCGCTCGACGCCAACGTCGTAGGCTACTGGGGCTTCGACGAGGCGAACGAGACGGATCCAGCTCTCGACGAGAGCCAGTACGGCCACAACATGGTCGTCACTGGCTCTCCGTTCGTTCTCCCTGCGCGCTGCAACAACGGCCGGCAGTTCAACGGGTCCTCCACCTACTCCGCCCGGGCCGACACGGCGCTCCTCAAGCTCACGGGGGACATGACCCTCATCGTCTGGCCCACCCTCGACCAGGTGAACAGCTCCGGCTCTCACCTGCGCTGCATCCTCGAGTGCGGCGGGACGACCTCGATCCAGGCCGACAACATCCTCTACGGGCTCTACGTCTCGGACGCCGGCGAGCTCATCTACCGGCATGAGCACGGGGCTGGCCTGGTGGTGGAGTTCAAGACGACCGTCGCCACCATCAAGACGGGGCGCTACTACGCCATCGTCGTCGTCCGCTCGGCCAACGTCCTCACCCTCTACCTCGACAACAAGCTGACCGCTTGGGCGAGTGCTACCGTCGATGGCGCCTCTCACCCGGTGGGCACGGCGGTGACGGCCCCTGATGGTGGGACGAATGCGCTGCTCACGATGGGGAAGAGCCCCAAGGCGGTAGACGGGGCCTTCTGGTACGGCACGCTGGACGAGGTCTCCATCCACAACCTCGCCCGCCCCTACCAGCCCTACCTGCTCTCCATCTACTACAAGCTCACCCTCTCGAACTCCTTCTACCGCCTCACCGCCTACAACACGGTGAAGAGTGTGGCGGCCGCGGAGATGGGTGGCGGCTCGAGGTGGTGGGTGTACGAGCGGGACCAGTCGCTCTACGCCGTGCGCGAGAACACCCTGGGCCTCTTCACCCCCGAGGTGCAGCTCACCACTGGCGGTCTCCAGCCGAACGGGACAGTGGCGCCGGGCGGGACGGAGAAGCCCACCGTCGTCTACGACAAGGCGAACGACCTCCTGGTGGTGGCCTTCATCGGCTCCGGCCGAGTCTACCGTCTCACCGCGAAGGTCGGGGACGCTCCCCAGACGCAAGCGATGCCCTACACGGTGGACACCGCTGGCATCGTGAAGGTGCGCGACTCGGATGAGGGCATCCGCCTCGGTGCCGGTGCGGGCAGCAGGGCTCCCCTCAACGACCTCGCGTACACGAACCGCTACCCCTTGAAGTTCCCGACCAGCGACTCGATGGGCGCTGGTGCCGGCGGAGGAGACACCAAGGAACTGATGCAGCCCCAGAGTTCGAGCGCCTACTATGCTGCGCCTGGTGACCTGAAGTTCACAGGAGTGGACAGCTTTGGGCTTCTGTGGTCCTGGACGAACACTGCCGGGTTCGCAGTCTTCACCGAGCTCTACGGGGTGGCCACTCGGATCGGCACAGTCATGGCCGCAACGAAGGACAGCAGCGGAAGGACGATGGGCTTCTTCCCCATCACCTCGAGGCAGTACCAGCGCAGGTACTTCGTGAAGCCGCTCTTCTGGAACGGGACGCTCCGGACCGTGATGTCGAACATCGTGGAGGACCTTCTCGCCACCGCGGACATCTACGACTACCGATACCCGACGAGCGTCGTGTACAACAGGAACGACGATGATCCACACAGCGCGCCCCTCGGGTCGGGCAACGGACTTCGGGTGGGCGACTTCACCCCGATCTACATCAACCGCACACCCCTCAAGCTGCCAACCGCAGACGTCATGAGCGCGGGCGGGGGTGCAGGGCTCAGGGTGTCGACCAGCAACTCCGCAAGCATCACCGCGCCTCAGCGCAGGGCATTCGAGGTCTCATGATCAACATCGAACAGGTAAGCGACGACCATGCGCAAGAGTACCTTCGCAGGCTGAAGGAGGGAGACGATCTCTCCCACTTCGGCATCTCGATCAAGGGCTTCTTCGACGTGGTGTGCCGTGAAGAGGGCGAGACGGTTTGGGAGGTCCACCAGCCAAACCTCTTGACGGACTACGGGCGACGCTACTGGGCCTACGGCAACTTCACCGGCTACGACTACGCCATCTTCACGAGCCCGATTGCGGAGACCCCAAGGGCAGACCGCTACACTCTCGCCGACCACTCAGGTCAGTGCCAGCAGGCTGCCTTCTGGTACGGAACCAACGACGCCCCCTCGGTCTCCAAGGCGTGGTCCAACACCTTCGGACTGCCCGCCAGCAACAAGACGATCGCTTCTGTTGGTCTGAGGTCGAATGCTACGGCAGATGCTGGAGCGTATGGGATCAGTTCCATCCTCTGCTACTCGCTCTTGACCCCGATGAAGGTACAGACCACCTCCCAGACACTCGAGATCTCGTACCGTCTTACCCTTTCCCCTGGCGTGTGAGGTCCCGATGTCCCAAGTTTCAGCTCTCATTCGTGTCGACTACCAGGGGCTCGGTGGTATTCGTCAGTCCCTCCAGAAGGCCAACTTGGCCTTCAAGGGCGCGCTGTGGGACATGACTTCATTGTCGTGGACCTGGTCCACCAACGGCATCGCCATCACTCCCGACTGCATTCCTTACCCCTGGAAGCACCATCCTGCGCTGGCCGCTGGTGCCTCCCAGATGAGTGTCCGACACAGCTTCCACTCTGACGGCAGCACCTACGGGTTCGGTCTGGCCTTCGGCACACTGGTGGGCATGCGTTCGGGCTTCGACATTGGACGGATGCGCTTCTTCAACTCAACTCCGCACTACAGCGTGCAGACGGATCAGTGCGTGGCCATTGGTGCGATCACCTTGGTCCACGACATGCGCAGCAACGCCAACACCATCAACAACGGTGCCGGCTCTGGGCAGGGGAACATGTTCTCTTCCGTTGATCTGGACATCACCCAGATCGGTGCTCCTTACCTGCATCCGGTCTACCAGGGCACGATCGCCACGACGCTTGGCGCGAGCTACGTCCCGATGGCGCAGGCGAGCATCAGCGCGTACTACTACTACGCTCACCTGGTCACCTGCATCCGTCTCGAGACGGGCGCTGATCGTGGCTCTTACCTCGTGCAGTCAATCGACCGAGCCAACAGCCGCATCTACCTGAAGAACATGGATGGGTCGAAGTGGGTCGCGCAGGCCACCAACGCCAGCGTGACCTTCTCCCAAGGCTACCGCGTTTCCTTCTTCAATGAGACCGGCGTCATCCCCAACTCGACGGGGCAGGTCGCGTTCGACGGTAAGTACGACGCGGGGGACCACCGTGGCTCGTACATCTACCGCATCCACTTCGAGAAGAGCGGATCCCCTTCTCCTGCGGCTGAGGCCCAGAGAGGAAGCTACTGGCTTTCCCTTCGCGGCTTCTTGAACGGCAACGGAGTTGCGGGTGACCTGTACCACCAGGATGATGGTGGCTTCACGCAGAGGATCTCGTACCACAGCCCCAACACGGCCTGCGGCTTCTTCTACAACACCTCTATGCTTGGGATGAGCAATGCCATCTCCAGCGGCATGGTCTTGGAGAGGACCAATCAGCGACTGTGGTGCGTTACTGTCGACGGTACGCAGGGCAACTCCTCTGTCGGCTACTGGAACTACAAGAGCCCCGAGTCCTTCCGTGAGGTGTGCTCCGCTGCGGGGGCCCCGAACGATCCCCTGCCGGTTCCCTTCACTCCCCCGGCAAGCTCTTACGCGAGAGCACCCGCCATCGGGTCTGACGGCACCGTCTACGTCGCGTTCTCCAAGGTCGCTGACCAGACCGGTGCGGGATGGCTCGCCATCAAGCCGGACCTCTCCCGCACCTTCGTGACTGCCGCGGCAATGGCGGTTCCGACGAGTGGTGACTTGCAGCCCTGCGTCGTGGACACCACCAAGGCGCGAACCGGCACGACGGCTGCGGCGTCGACGACGTCCGCTGGTCACATCCTCTGCGCCGGAGCCGGCTTCGCCTCCGCCGACCTCGGTCGCTGCATCAAGCTCACGGGCAACACCTTCGACAACGGAACCTATCTCATCGGCACCATCAATGGCGCCACGGACATCACGGTCACCAACCTCAACGGTTCTGCGGTCTCCTTCACTGGGGGCAGCGGCGGCACCTTCCAGATCGGGGATCGCATCTACCTCTTCTCGGGCGGCGAGGCGACCTGGAACGCGGGCAAGATGTCTTGGACGGACTCCCTCTCGTTCGGAACTCGCTTCACGAAGACCGTCACCATGACCGCGGGGGCACAGGCCTACTCCTACCCCTACTTGGGCGGAGCGCCTCCGGCATGCGTGGACCCCCTCACTGGGAGAATCTTCTGGCTGTCGGCTGATGGGGTGAAGCACCTCAACATGTACGACCCTGCTGCGCAGACAGTGACACAGCGGCCTCTCAGCGACCTTGCTGTGCAGGTGTCCGGCTCGAACGCCAACCCCACTGCGCCCACCGTCATGTGGACGGTGGCGGTGAACACCAACACCTACTTCCGCGAGCTCTGGGTGGGCACCGACAAGGGCCACTACCGGTTCGACCCCGACAACCTCTCTGCCCAGTTCTCTCGCTTCTACGGAACCTCCAACGGCACGTACGCCGAAGCCGACGGTAACCTCCAGCTCGACGGGGGTGTCACTGAGTGGGCCGCGAACGTGGCACAGAACATCGGCGCAACTCAGTACGGCTTCATGCCTGACGGGCAGGTGTTCGGTATCCTGCCCTCCTGGGGTCTGAGCAGTGCGTCCTACTTCCCCATGCTGGTGAAGTTCAACCGCGAGGCGCACAACTGGCTCTCCGCAGCCACCATCGGAGGCAATGAGTCCCAGGCGCAGTGTCTCCAGAGCACGTACGCGTTCTGGTACACCAACACGGTTTCCTTCTTCTTCGATCCCTTCGGGGCACTCGTCTTCTACCAGCCCAACATGAAGGCCGAGACTGCCAAGGGGGCCATCAGGCTTGTCCACCCTTCCGCCATCCACTACCAGTGGACTGGTAGCGCGTGGACGCCTCGGGAGGTTGTGCGTGGCGGTCTTCCGGACTCCGTGTCCTCCCCGGGCTGCCTCTGCAAGCCGATGCACACGACGCTCGACGACCTCGTTCTTGGTGTGAAGGTCAAGTTCACGTCCTCTGGTGCCGTCGGCGGGGAGAACGGAGAGTTCCTTGGCCGCTTCGGCCAGAAGGGGCTCAGCAGGACTGACGGTGCCACGGTCATCGGAACGAACGGCTTCGTCGGCTCCGGCTTCAGCGCGCTCTCGTTCACCAGCCCCGATGTCGGCCGCTACTACGTCCGCATCGAGTCCGGTGCCGACCAGGGTACCTACAAGATCCTCACCTACACCAACGACACGTCGATCACTCTTCAGAAGTTCAATGGCACGGCCTTCTCTGCCGCCGCCACCGCCGGCACCCTGTCCTACTCCGTGTGGGACATGCAGGCCGGGGCCGCCGTGGGTCCGGAGTGCTGTTCCGTCATGGCCAATGTCGGCATCGGCAAGGACAACACCCAGGACTTCACCGGCATCTACGCCGACTGGTTCGTCTCAAAGACTCTCCTCTCGGAGCAGGCGGAGGCGGTGAAGTTCTGCACGGACATCCTCCCGCCCGTGGGGTCCTCTGCCGTGCAGGCCTACCAGGAGAACTACCAGTACGACTACCGAGCGGCGATGGGCGCCCACCTCGCTCTTCCTGGATCTCCCATTGCGAACCACGTCATCGACGGTGGGGCGTCTCGCCCCCTCGATGGCGCCGGCGGTAGGGCGTGGATGGGGACCTACACCTCTTGGAGAGGGCCACAGGTCAGTATCGTCGTGGGGCAGCAGGTCTCCGTGGACCTCGGGCAGGACTTGGAGATCGGCTCCATCATCGTGCGAGGTTGTGCGCAGAACACGGGTGCCCCCAACACAGCGGGTGCGCTTGCGACTCCCGGTAACGGGTACGGGGGAATGATTGCGAGCATCCTCAGCGCTCCCAACTCTGGCGGTGCTCCTGCGGCATCCTCCACCGTTCGGTGCGCCGGCAGCAGCAACCTCTCCGGCACGCTCAACACGGCCACCATCACCACGACCGGCGACTTCATGGGAAGCGCCACGGGGGTGACCGCCAGCGATGGCGCGACGAACATCATCAGCATCGGGGCCAGCTCCTTCCAGTCGGCGGTCAGCAGGTTCTCCCAGACCAATGTCGGGATGATCCTGAAGACCACCAGCGGGCCGGACGTGGGGCAGTACCGCATCCTGACCGTGAGCGGCGACGGCTCCACGGTGACTGTGAGGAACCTCGATCAGACCTCGAAGACCTGGAGCGGCACGGCCTCTGGCATCGCCTTCACGGTCTACGACGGCGTGCAGGACGAGGACCTCATCTGCATCCCCAGCCTCGGGACGCCTACCTACCGCCTGGTCGTCGAGCGCCTCTCGAACGACGCCAAGACGGCCTATCCGAGAGTCCAGCTGGGGACCACGATCGCGAGCCAGAGCTGGCAGTGCGTGAAGCCAAGCTGGAACCTTGTGAAGAGGATCTCCTCCACCGGGACCGTGCTTCCTCCAGAGGTCAGCAACAACGGCACCTTCTTCTCGATGGATGGTGGGGAGAACTTCGGACACTTCAACCTTCCGACCGGTACCAGTCGGTCGCCTTCTCGATGGTGGAAGGCCGTCATCGACCTCTCCGATCTCTCCACAGCAAAGCGGACGGCCCGGTGGTGGAAGTTCGCCGCGCTGGGTAGGGAGTTGAATCTTTGGCAGTACGGGGCTGAGTACTACCTCTCTTCCCTTGAGTTCTACGACACGAGCGGAAAGAGGATGTTCACCCACGACTACTGCCAGGCTGATACGGTCTTCGCGCAGCCGCAGATGATCAGCGTCTTCTACACGAGGGCGGACTTCCTCCTCGCGTCCAACGCCGCTGCCCCTCAGTACACCGGCTACAACGGAACCGCCATCCTCGGGGGGACGAGCGGCAACACGGTCACGCTGACGGGGAGCAACAAGTTCCTGGGCTACCAGCTCCGCCCGAAGGGAGCGCTGGGCACCATCCCGGGGAGCTCGAACGTCTTCAACGGCCACGCCAACGACCCGGCCTTCCTGACCACGACCGATGTCGGCAGGTTCTTGAAGATCAACACCGGCGTCAACGCTGGGGTCTACCGCATTGCCACCGTCCCCGGTGCGACCCAGGTCACTCTCGTCACCATCAACAGCGCTGCGGTGACCCTCACGGCGGATGCCGGTCCGGTGGAGTACTCGATCCACGAGGGCATCAACGTCGGAGGGGCGAACCCCGACTTCCTCTACTTCACCACGGGGGGCAACTCGGCAGGGCGCAAGGAGCTCACCCTCGCCACCCTCTCTGATGACCTCACGACCGTTACTGTGGTCGAGAGCCAGTTCGGAAGTCTTTCGGGCCAGAGCTGGGAGATCCGCAGAAGGGCTCTCGAGGATCGCACGCAGACGCCCGGGACGAACAGCGGTGCCAGCGCGCGGCTCCTCTACGTCGAGGCCATGTACCCCTACCAGTCTGGGGACATCTGCCAGGACACCAAGGGCTACGTGAAGTTCTGGCCCGGTGACATCGGAGGTACCAACAAGACGGCCGGAGTCGCCGTGGGTGGCACGGCCAACTTCCAGGCCGCCTCTTCCGGCACCTTCACCCAGGACGATGTGGGGCGGATCCTCCTCATCACCTCTGGCGTCAACAAGGGGTCCTACCGCATCTCGGCATACAACAGCACCAGCGAGGTGGCCCTGGTGAACCACTTCACCGGCGCCGCAGTGTCACTCACCGGGGACGCCTCGGTGACCTACACGATCCTCGGCGAGAGGCGCTTCCGCTTCAGCCGCTACGTCACCTCCCTGAGGTCGTAGTGGCCGTCTCAGTCATCGCACAGACGACGAACGAGGGGAGCGTGCGCTCTGTCTCCTCGTTCGTCCGAGGTGGGGTGGCTTACCTTGCATGGGCGGTGCAGGGGTTCGGCACCGACTGGCAGCTCCAGTGGAAGAGCTACTCCGGCGCCTACTTCACCGAGGTCGTCGCAGACACCTTCGCAGCCTTTCGTAACATGGCGACGATCCTGTCTCCGGTCGGGGACATCTTGACTGTGGTGTATGCCGACGCCGCCGAGTCGTCTCTCTACTGCCTTCGCTTTCGCCCAACGACGGGCGCGAGGGTATCTGGTCCGACGAGGATCGGTCCCGGGAGTCGTCCCTCTCTCGTCTTCCGCGGCAACCTCGAGGGGGACCGCGTAGAGGTCGTCTACGCGCACTCCGCCAGAGAGGGAGTGTTTGTTCGGGAGAGCTTGGATGGCGGGGCTTCGTGGTCCGGGGAGCGCCCCGTCCTCAGCAACTACGTGAGAGGGTCCTCTGCGGTAGCCGCTGCTCCTCTCGACGATGGCCACATGTCTCTCTTCCAGATCGGGGTCGATGCGCGGCCGCTCGTGGAGTTGGGGAGCTACTCGAGGACGAGGCCACTCAGCAACATCGTGAAGCACCCCACACTGGCTGACCGCTTCTTCGTCTCCGAGCCTACCTGGTACGACTCCACCTACTTCACGGACCACACCAAGGGAGGTCTTCGAGTCACCAGGGACGGCACCCAGCTGGTGTGGTCGGATGGCGTTCGGCTCGGCGCCGATGATGGGGTGAACGAGGTCGCCCTGCTCGACACCTCCGGGCTGGCCCCCTCTCTCGTGTCCTCCGTGCACAACAGCAGCGTCGACGGCAGCCTGGGAGACAACCTCGCCTTCTTCACGATCTCCCCCTTCGCGGCCGTTGGTGCCGTGGACCTCTTCGGTGCGAGCTCTGTCCCCCTCGTCACCGGCTTCAATCTCTCGAACGACTACATCTACGTGGCGGGGTCGAAGGAAGTAGCTCCCCGTACGAGCGGTGGCGGCATCGACGTCGTTCGCATCTCTGACTTGGTTACCGCCAGGGTCGTCGGCTCGAGCTCCACCATCTTCGGGCACGCGGTTGGTGTTGGCGTTCCCCCAAGCGGTGCAGCCATCATCGCGGTGGCCACGCAGGAGAGCGGACAGGAGATGGTGCGGCTCTACCAGGAGAACGGGCTTACCCCGACTCTCCTCATCTCCCACAAGATGCCAGCCTACGTGAACAAGGTCATGCTGATGCTGGACACGGCGTCGGTGGGCGACCTCTTCGTGTCGATGGTCGACAGGTTCAACATCTACCATATCGAAGGGATGACCTCGGCCATGCGCCTCGTGGCCACCGTCCCCCTTCTCAGCAAGGGGTCCGTCTTCCAGGCAGTGCCTGCCGCGAACGGGAACATCGTTTGCGCGCTAGGGATGGGAGGTGTCGCCGTCTTCTCTCCGAACGGAGGGATCGTGGCGCAGTCGGTGGCCTCTGGGATCAGCCCCAAGACCTGGCGGGGCGGCACCACCTACGCGCTGAACGACCTGGTCGTGCCTACTGAGAAGAGCGTCTACGCTCCCTTCAGGAGGTACTTCATCTGCTCGACGGCAGGCACGACAGGACAGGGCGAGCCAGCGTGGTGCCCAGCGGCCTACGGCACCGTCGTGGACGGCACGGCGAGGTGGACAGAGGTGGGTCCTATCGACGCTGTTGTCACAGGTGTCGCACTCGACCAGACTAGGAAGCGCATCTACGCAGTGGGCAACGTGGGCGGCTTCCTCGGCAACACTGGTCGTGTGTACTCCTTCGACGCAACAGGGCTCATCTGATGGCTGACGGCTTCATCACTCTGGTTTCCATTCAGCCCTCTGGCTCGACCCAGGCGGAGACCTTCACCGAGGCCGGCGGCAGCACGATGAAGCAGGGCCTCTTCGCGCATCGTCGGCAGAACCAGACCGGAGCCCCAACACTCTCTCCCGGTGCCCCTCTCTTGCCGGGCAGGCTGCTCGCGCTGACTGCGGGGTCGCTGGCCATCTCGTCGGCATGGAGCACTGTGGCGGGGGCTGTCTCCTTCAACCTCTACTGGTCGACGACTCCGGGCGTCACGCTCTCGAGCAACAAGATCACAGGCGTCAGCTCTCCCTACGCACACACCGGCCGCACCGCTGGGCAGAGGGTCTACTACGCGCAAACGGTCGTGACGGAGGCAGGGGAAGGACCGCTCGGCGCAGAGGTGTCGGAAGTGGCGCAGGCTCTTCCCCCAAGCGAGACCGTGGCGATGCTCTCGCCAGTCATCGACTACCCTCTCCGTGGGTTCCCGCACAGCACGGTCTCCCTCTCCCTGGCCTTCTACGGGGTCGACCCCCGAGCCACCTCCTACAACGTCTACTGGAGCCTGACGCCTGGAGTGACCTCCGGCTCCACCAAGGTCGCGGGGATCAGTGGCTCTCCGTTCGTACATGAGGGCCTTCTGGCCGAGACCCCGTACTACTACCGGGTCTCCTGCACGGGACCTTCTGGTGAGAGCGGCCTGTCTCCTGAGATGAACGGCACCACTGGCCGCCCCTTCGACGTTGTGGATGCCAACACCTACTTGATGTGGCTGAATGAGTCGTCTGCCGGAAGCGTACTCACGGACACGGTCCGCAGCTGGACCATTGCGCTGTCTGGTGGGTCCCTGCGAGCGAACTCCGGTATGTCAGGCCGTCTGAGGGCTGGGAACTCGCTACAGACCTTCGCAGGCAACTACTACCACGCGGTCTCGAACCTCGGCGCCACGAACTCTGGCCTGCTGAACGCCGTCTTCGCGGGGGAGTTCACCTTCGACCTCTGGCTGGCTGCGGGCAACTACCCGGGCTACCCCGGCATCGTCAACTGGACTCCGACAGGGACTCCGGTCGTCGGCTATGGTGATGCCACTGTTCTCGCCAACAAGTGGTTCTACATCGGGTTCAACCGAGACGATCTCGCCAACCTCAAGCTCTACTACCAGTGGCGCGACTCGACAGGCGCCACCATCACCGGCTACTTCGCCGACCACTTCAATGCCGACTCCCTAGAGAACGGCGGCTTCCACCTCTACACTGTGCGACGCAAGAGTATGGGGGCGGGGAAGTACCAGACGGACTGTTTCGTCGATGGAGCCCTCAGCTCCTCCTCTGGCCTGGAGAACGCCATCAACGGGAACTCCACCAACTGCGTCTTCGACATGGGCGGCTACACGCCGCAGGGCTACATCTTCTTCACGGGCATGTACGACATCATCCGCATCAGCAACCGGGCGCGCTCCGATGGCGAGATCGCCGACTACTTCATCGCTGGATAGAGGGGACTCACCATGATCGCCTTCCCGTACACCGCCCGCTACTTCATCCGGTTCCGCCACTCGGACACGGGGCTCACTCCGTCCTTCAGCTACTACAAGCGGTCGGACACCCTCGTCGGCGTGACGCCCCCTACCGTCTACGAGGTGGGCAACGGGTCGTACTACTTCGACCACACCTTCGCGGCCTCGACCTCCCCGGACATCGTCTTCGAGGCGGACGGTGGCGCGTCGATCCCCACCGAGGAGGTTCGGTACGTCTCCGACACCCTCTCGGTGAAGGACTTCTTCCTGGACGAGCCGGTGTCCCAGGTCGTGACTGACGTCTGGGCCAACAGCGCGGTCTACGGTGCCGGCACGAAGGGGAAGCGCCTCGACGACGTCGGCGTGTCGGGCGACGCCTACAACGCGGGCACCCTCTTCGGCGCCATCATCAACGCCATCGAGATGATCCGCGGGGACGGACACGGCAACACGGCGGGCAACAGCGTGAAGCAGGCCTACGACCGCATCGGTGCTCCGATCGGCGTGACCATCTCGGCCGACCTCCAGACCATCAACTCGCACATCACCTCGTCGACAGGCGACACGGGCACGGCCATCACCGCCGCCGTCGTCAGCATCAAGGGCGCCAACGACCGGGACATCACCCAGGTCTACAACTTCGCCAGCCACTTCGACGGGCAGATCGACGTCGTGCAGGCAATGGTCGAGAGGTGCCTCGGGATGCTCCACGAGAACGCCGTTCTCGACAAGTGCATCTACGACGGGACCACCAACAACCTGCGCTCGGCCCGGCTCCGCATGTACGACAGCTCGGCTCACGCCCAGGCGGCCAAGGCGCTGGGGGACGGGACCACCTACACCACGGGCATGCTCGGCCAGCACTCCATCGTCGCCGAGTACCTGGGCGGCAACATGTCGAACTACATGGTGGTGCGCGAGATCCCGTAAGGAGCTGCGATGCTGGAAGTCACCAAGTTCTGGACTCGGTCCTTCGACCTCGACAGGGTCGATCTCTTCTGGGAGATCGCCAACGTCCCTGGCCCGCGCTCGGATGCGGACCAGCACGAGGTCTTGGCGCACGAGGTCTTCGTTCTTCGGGCCGGGGACAGCCCAATGGGTCCGTACGAGCAGATCGGCGGACCGCTTGTGGATCAGTACCTCTTCCGCGATGTGAAGGTGAACCTCCTTCACAAGTGGAGGCAGTACTTCTACAAGCTGCGGGTCGTGGATCGCCGGACGGGGGAGGCCAAGGAGTTCGGCCCCACCTCGTCCGGCGAGGATGCGCCCGACCTCATCGCCTCCGAGATCCAGCGCCAGGAAGACGTTCTCTTCAGGGAGTTCGTGGGGAAGAAGGGCTACCTCTTCATCGCCCGGACCTTCGGCCCAAGGTGCTCCTGCTTCGACGCCACCCTGGGGCGCATCACCAGGTCGAACCACCGTCCCTGCTACGGCACGGGCTGGCTCGGCGGCTACATGCAGCCCATCGAGATCTACGCCCAGCTCGACCCCAACCCCAAGAACGTCAACCACAGCTCGCTTCCTCCCCAGCAGCCGAGCGACACCACCGGAAGGATGATCTCCTTCCCACCTGTGTCCCCCAAGGACATACTGGTCGAGGCAGACAACAGGCGTTGGAGGGTCATCAGCGTTCGCAACACACAGAGGCTCCGCTCCGTGGTGAGGCAGGACATCCAGCTGCACGAGATCCCCAGAGGGGACATCGAGTACGACCTCCCTGTGAGTGTGGATGAGAGAGCGATGGAGGCCGTCGCCGGCCGCAACTACACGAACCCCCAGAACGTCGAGAGCAGCAAGAGCTACACCGACATCCTCGCCGCCTACGGACACCCCAGTGGAACTCTCAGGTAGCCTCCACCCCATCACCAAGCTCGCCTTCATCGACGAGCTCGAGAAGATCTCGCGAGAGGTCTCTCCGCAGGGTCAGGCGAACCGGGACAAGGCCAAGAAGTTCCTGAAGAGCACCGCCATCATCACGGCAGGCTCTGCCGCCGGGGTGGGGACCTTCATGGTCGGGGACATGCTCGCGAAGAAGCTCTTCGGCGCCGGATGGAACAGCATGCCGAAGGACGTTCGGCACATGATCCTCACGGCGGCAGGGGGTGCGGCCGCAGTAGGCTCTGCCCACTACGTGAAGCGTCTCGCTGAAGAGCGAGAGAAGTACATGAAGGCATGAGCGTCCGAGTCCCAGCCGGCCCGCCACAGCCACAGGGCGTCAGTGAGGATCCCCTCACGCAGTACACTCGCGTCTTCACCAAGTTCCTCCAGCTCGTCTTCGCGAGCTTCACGAAGGGGAACTACAAGTGGTCGGCCGACTACGAGACCACGGACATCATCATCCAAGGCGAAGGCACGATGGCCTTGGATGTGGTCGAGAAGAGGCCAGCCATCGTCGTCTCACGGGGCCCAGTCGCCTTCACGAACATCGCTCTCGACCAGTTCGCTGGTCCTCTGCTCGACGTGAAGACTGGGCGCATCACCCTCAACTACGACCCCGCCACGAGCGCACGCAGGCACACCGACCTCCTCTCTTCGGTGATGACCTTCAACTGCCTCGCGGCCGAGGGGCTCGAGGCGCAGAGGCTCGCCTGGATCGCGGCCTACGCCGTGAGGACCTTGAAGCGGTCGCTCATGCAGGTCGGGATGCACCGTGTGGGCGAAGACATCCAGGTTGGAGGCGAGAGCGCACCTGGTGCCATCGTCCAGCCAGACACCACGGAGATCATCCTCGTCTCCGTCTCGGTCCCGTTCTTCTTCCAGCAGACGTGGACCGTGCAGCCAGAAGACAAAACGCTTCTCAATCAGGTGTCCATCGCTCTAAGGTCCGAGGTAGGCCTCCCGGAGACTGTGCAGCCGGTCATCCGCGGGCCAGGGATGAATGGGCAGCTCCTGAGAGACACGCAGTCTGTCCGCATTGACGAGATCCCAGGCCCCGTCACAGGGCCGTAAGTGAAGAAGGAAGAAGGAGCCTGACATGGCGACTGGTGAGCTTCTGAGGCCCGGAGTCGAGGTCATCCAGCAGATCCGGAAGACCTCTCCGACCGTGCTTCGCCCGACGCTCGTTCCCTGCGTGGTGGGAACGGCGTTCGAAGTCGTGAACGTTCTCAACTCGGACGGGACGATCAACTCGAAGGCGAAGTGGGGCACGTACGCACAGGTCGCCAAGGCGATCTCGGAGAGCGCCTTCCCCGACCCTCGCGGCAACATCGCGGAGCTCGACTTCCTCGAGGACACCGTCCGGCCGTACCTGCTGCACGGTGGCTCCCTGAGCTACCTGCCGCTCACGCACGGGTCGTCCTTCCTGGCCTCCCTGCACAAGTCGAGCAAGGCGGTCATCCGGACCGACGTCTTCTCCGGCGTCTCCGGGCTGGACCTCAACGGCCTGGTGCTCACCCTCGCCCTCGACCTGCCGGCCATCGCCGACCACAGCCGCGACATCGCCATCACCTTCGTCGGCTCCGGCATCGGCGGGACCGGGGTGCTCACCTCCCAGCAGTGCGCGGACCAGATCAACGCCGCTGTCGGCGAGCTCGTCGCCACCGTGGTCGGCGCCGCGCCCAGCGACCGGGTGCAGATCGCCTCGCCCACCTACGGCGCGCTCTCCTCGGTCACCATCCGGCCGGGGACGGCCAACGTGCCGCTCAAGGTCGCCTTCCTCACCACCGACGGCAACTACACCGAGCGCGTCGAGGGTGCCGGCCTGCGCGGCCAGGACGACCTGAACAACGACACGGTCACTCCGTGGGTCGAGTTCTTCCAGGGCGAGTACTACTACGGCGCGGGCTCCGCGGCCGTCGCCACCACGTACCGCGCGCAGTGCGGCGCCATCGACCTCGAGACCCAGGCCTTCGCGGCCGCCAAGGCCGCGGCGGTCACCTTCTCAGGTGGCAGCCCGACCGTCGCCCTCAAGGTCGGCGACTTCGTCGTCGCCGACGGCGTGCGGCTCGCCAGCGGCGAGGTGATGAAGGTCGAGACCAGCCGGTTCAAGGTCGGGACCATCAACACCCTGCTCTCCACCGCCGACGCGCAGGGCAGCTACACCACCAAGGTCTACGACGGCCAGCAGGTCGGCACGGCGTACGACACGACCCCGTTCGCCCCGACGTACTGCTTCTTCGTGGCCAACGACATCGACTGGCGCCTCGCCACCGGGGCGCTGGCTGCCGCGGTCACCGGCAACGGCGCCCACTCCGCGGCCGCGGCGGCCACCGTCGCCACCGTCGCCACGCCCTCGGGCCCCTACTCGCTCCAGGGCCTGGGCCTTCACTACACCTCCACCATCGACGGCGTGGAGACCGAGGGGACCTTCACCTTCACGGCCGCGTCCTACCTCGACATGGACGCCGTGGTCGCAGCTCTCGGGACCAACATCCCCGGCGTGCTCGCCACCAACGACGCGGGCCAGCTCCGGCTGACCTCGACGAAGACCGGCGTCCTCCAGGGCATCAAGGTCTGGGGCAACAGCACCTGCCGCTCGGTGCTGCTCTTCGCCCTCGACGTCGCCGACCTCGGCGAGGACACCCTCTACACCGCCAACACCGGCCTGACGGGCAAGTACCTGACCTTCCAGTTCGACCGGAACCCCCACACCTACGCGGTGCTGGCCACCAGCAACTCCCTCGAGGAGCTCGTCTCCGAGATCAACAAGACCGTCGGCGTGACGGTGGCGACCATCTCGTCGGGCTTCATCGTGCTCACCTCGCCCCTCAAGGGCATCGCGAGCCGGGTGACCATCCTCGACACCGGCAGCAACAAGGCCGAGGACAACCTCGGGCTGACCGCCGGCAACACCGACGGCACCGGGCGCCCCTACCCGGACGCCTACCTCGACGACGCGCTGGTCCTCCACATCGGCTCGGAGATCCTGCGCGACTCCGTCACCGGCTACCCCCTCGACCAGGCCTACGACACGGGCACCCTGTACGTCCAGTACAAGGCGCTCCGCAAGGACGTCTCGGCCGCCGCGGCGCAGCCCGGCGTCATCCGCGTCTCCGACACCAGCACCCTGCTGGCGGTCCTGGACCCGGTGACCGAGGAGAACCCGCTGGCCCTGGGCATGTTCCTCACCATGCTGAACGCCCCCACCTTCGAGGTGAAGGGTCTCGGCATCGACGAGGTGACCGCGGCCGCCCCCGAGGGCACCGAGGTGGCCTGGGCCCGCGCGGCCGCGCTGCTGGAGACCGAGGAGGTCTACGCCATCGCCCCGCTCACCCAGAACGAGGTCGTCCAGGGCATGTGGATGACCCACTGCTCGGTGATGAGCGCCCCGGAGCAGGGCGGCGAGCGCATCGTCTTCCCCAACAAGAAGATGCCGACCAACAAGAACTCGTCCATCGCGGCGAGCGGCTCGGCGGCCAACACCACGGCCTCCCCGAACCAGCTGGTCATCGACATGAACCCGTCTTCGGGTCTCGTGGCGCTCGGCCTCAACCCCGCCCTCGGCTTCGCCGTGGCGCAGGGCGTCTTCGTCGAGGTCACGGTCGCGAGCGAGCTCCGCCGGTACAGCGTCTCGAGCGTCACCGGCTCCCTCGTGAACCTGCGGACCACCTTCTCCTCCAGCGAGAACGCCGACGCCTTCTACTCGGACGTCTTCCTGGACGTCCCGGTGGTCAACAGCGCCTACACGCTGAAGGTGCGCGGCGCGGCGCTCACCATCCCGGGCACCAACCCGGCCATGTACGACTACTCGCTCATGAGCGAGACGGTCGCCGAGGCCAACACGCTCTTCAAGAACCGGCGCGTCTACGAGGTCTTCCCGGACACCGTGAAGCTCCAGGTGAGCGGCGTCGAGAAGGCCCTGCCCGGCTACTACGCCTCCTGCGCCATCGTCGGCATGGTGGCGGCGCAGCCCCCGCAGCAGGGCTTCACCAACTTCCCCATCGTCGGCCTGACCGGCGTGGTGGGGACCGAGAAGTTCACCAAGCGCCAGCTGAACGTGATGGCCGGTGGCGGCACCTACATCCTGATGCAGGAGGTGCCGGGCGGCTCCGTCTTCTGCCGGCACCAGGTGTCGACCGACCTGACCAGCGTCGAGACCCGCGAGCTCTCCATCACCAAGGTGGTGGACTTCGCGGCCAAGATCCTGCGCATCGGCATCCGCCGATTCATCGGGACCAGCAACGTCAACCCCCAGCTGCTCGACATGCTGGGCGCCACGGTGCACGCCATCCTCAAGTTCCTCGAGGACACCGGCGTCATCAACGGGTCGAACATCAACAACCTGGTCCAGGACAAGGCGAACCCGGACACCATCCTCGTCGACGTCACCCTGGACGTTCCGTACCCCTGCAACTACATCCGCCTCACCCTGATGGTGTGAGCGGGCTGAACGTCCACTGCAACTGAGGAGCGCACATGTCCAGCCTCACGTCTTGGAATCCCTACTCCCAGAAGGTCGACAACGCGTCGGCCCTCGGAGAGGGCAGGTTCGCCTCCGGCGCGTTCACCATGATCGCCGCCGGTCCCCCGCGTCTCGCCTCCATCGGCGGCGGCGCGGCGGCAGGGCTCGACCTGTCCAGCGGCACGTCGAACTGGGCCCTGCCCATCGGCGTCGTCCAGAACTTCAACCTCGCCCACAACAAGAGCTTCGCCCGCTTCTGGGAGCTCGGCAGTGAGCGGTCGTACTTCATCGCCGGCCGCACGCAGGCGCAGGCCGGGTTCAGCCGGGTGCTCTACAACGGGCCCTCGCTGCTCCGGATGATGTACGCCTTCTACCAGGACCTCCTGGCGCCCACGACCATCAAGTCGTTCGGGGTGGACGCCAAGATCCCGCTCACGGTGGCCAACCAGCACAACGTGAAGATCCCGCCCGGGTTCGAGAACATCTACCTGAACCTGGCCTCGGACCTCTTCTCGCAGCCGTGCGGCCTCCTCTGCTACATGAAGGACTCCAACGAGACCACCCTCGGGGCCATCTACCTCGAGGAGACGTACCTGCCCTCGCATAGCATCGCGACGGACGCCCAGGGCGTGGTCATCCAGGAGCAGGTCTCGCTCCAGCCCGAGCGGGCGGTGCCCATCGCCCTCAACAGCCTGGCCCTGGTCGACTCGACCCTGACCCAGGTGCTCAACGCCGCCACCGGCGCCTAGCACACCCCAAACGGGTAAGGGCTAAGAAGAAGGGCTGGTTCCTCCGGGAGCCGGCCCTTCCGCTTTGGGGTGCCAGACGCGCCAGGGCTCGATCCTAGAGGGTCAGCGGCCGCCGGCGCCCGGATGTGCCACCGGGCCTACTTCGCGTCGCTAGCGACCCGCGGCTTGCGCGCCTTGGGGGTTCTCGTGAGGGACCTGACGCGGCCCGCCTGCTGCCGGCCCTTGTCGTCCTTCACCAGCTCGAACTCGACCGTGTCGCCCTGCGTCAAGGTCCGGTACCCCTCCATCTCGATGTTCGAGTGGTGGACGAACAGGTCCTTGTCGTCCCCGTCGGGGACAACGAAGCCGAACCCCTTGATGGAGCTGAACCACTTGACCTTGCCGCGCACGAGGCCATTGTCGGTGCGCGGCAGGTCTGTGGGTAGGGGAAAGACTAGGCGCTGGGCGCCGCGAGCGGCATGAAGGTCGGCGGAGTCGCCCCGTTCCCCGGCAGAGGCACCGGCGGGAGCGTCTGCGCCGCCGCGGCGACCTTGGGCTGCTCCGACGCGCGCCGGCGGGCCACCTCGGCCGCGATGCGCTCCTTCTCCCCGGTCTGGATGGTGTCGAGGCTGACCGTGCCCTCGTCCTTGCCCCTGATCTCGATGACCGCCGGCTGGCCGTGGGGCAGGATCCTCCGCAGCGCGTCGAGGTGCTCCACCGCGGCGCTGGCGGCCTTCTCGAGCTTGCCGAGGAGCTCGGCGTTGCCGCAGTCGCCCAGGGTCAGGCGGTTGGTGGCGAGGTTGGTGAGGATCGTGGCGACCCGGTCCATCTCCCAGACGTAGTGCTCCGGGTCCATCATCGCGACCTTCTCGACCCGGACGTTGCGGGGAGTATCCTTCCACTCCTGCTTCTTGGGCGAGGGAGCCGCCGCATGCACCGCGTGAGGGGTAACGGCGGGGGCCGACCTCATGGCCCCCTTGCCGGCCACCGACTTCTTCTCGGCGGCGCGCTGCTGCTTGGTCTTGGTCCGGTCGTACTGTCCACGGGGCATAGTGACTCCTGTGTGTGGGGAAAACTACCACAGGTCTATAACGTCACTCTGACACCTGGCCCAAGAACTTCTTGATGGCATGAAGGGCGATCTCGCTCTTCGTGACTCGCCTCTTCATGCCCTTCTGCATCTCCCTGCGAAGAGCCTCGAGCTTCTTCGAGATCTCTCTTGGAAGAGTCACCTCAAGGCGGTACCCCTTCATGTCCAAGGCCTCCATTCCATCATGGCTCCCCACAAGATGCCCTGGTTGATGGGGAGCCCGAGGTCGAAGTCGGTCTTCGTGAGTACCCGTCCCAGACGCCGCTCGAGACAGAAGAGGCACAATCCGACATGCCTCTTGTGCTTGTGCGACGTCTCGGTTCCTGGCCACTCCCGCTGGAGATGAGACTTCACCTCTTGGTAGTCCGGGAAGGCCGCGCGCCAGATCGACTCGAGCACCATGAAGGACGGAGCAGCTTTGCGGCAGTCGTAGCACTCCAGCCCGCCGTCCTTCATCCCGGCAGCGCCACGTTGTCCTGGCGCAGCTCCTCGATGCTGTGCTCCCCGAGCATCCAGAGGACGCCCTGGAGGAAGCCGAACCACATGACGACGAGGTCCGGCTGGCCCACCTCGACGAAGTGGAGGATCTGGTCGCAGATCCAGAGGGCGTGCTGCTTGATCTTCCCGTAGTCGGCGATGTAGTCGCCCTCGACGAGGAAGTTCGGATCGACCTTCTGGGCGACGAAGCCCTCCCGGGTGAGCTCCTCCTTGTACTTCTTCACGTCCCTGATGATGAGCTCTTCGGTCACCGCTTGGTCTCCTTCTTCTCGGGGGCCTTCTGCGTCTGCGCCTTGAGGGCCGAGTCGCTGGAGCGTCCCTGGGTGGTGCTCGAGTTGCCGGCGTGCTGCTTCGGCTTCATGAGCCACGCCTTCTTGATCTTGCGTCCGACTCCATCGAATCCAGGTGGCATTACGTACTCCTCAGCTTCCTCAAGAGATCACTCGCCTTGATGGCGAACTCATCGGGCCCCATGCCCAAGTCCCTTCCGTCTTCACTGACGTGGTGGCCCCAGCGAAGAACGCCAGGAGCCTCCGCATCTTCACGAACGAACTGCCCCACGAGCTTGACGATGCTCTTCATGTTGCGGACCTCGGCTCCGAGCTTCTTCACGCACTCGTACAGCCAGCCGTCTGCCTGGCCCTTCCTCCCCGCCGGGTGCTTCATACCGCAGTGGGGGCAAGCCTTCTGTGCCATCAGCGCAAGTCCAGTCCGGGGTGGATGACCCCGACGAGTCCTCCCCTGGGGCAGGCCGGGCAGATGATGCCGTGTGGGTACTCCTTCGTCGGGTCCTCGTCCTTGAACTCCGTGTGGCAGCGAGGGCAGATGAGCAGCCTCGGGCTCGGAGGCCCGATGTAGCCCACTTCATCGAAGCCGGAGGTCGGAACCTTCAAGGCTTCGGCTGGCGACATCTTCACCACGTCCTTCGAGAGGCAGCGACGGTAGTGGTCGTTCCAGCCGGGGTCGACCTCCCCCTTCTTCGCACCGCTGCGGATGATGAAGTCCGCAGGCGCCCGCCGCATCTCCGTCGCCAGCACCTCGAGCCAGTCTGCTCGGTCGATGCGTGCCACCAGGCGGTGCTTGTTGGAGATGCGACGGTACCCTTGGGCAACGGCATCTTCTGCCTTGAGGTCTGGCATCTCGGTCCACATCCCTACCTCCCGGCACAGCAGATGGTGCAGGGAGTGGAGATCGTGATGCCGTTGACGATCTTGTCGACGACGATCTTGCCGCCGCACTCGGTGCAGGCTGTGGGGGCAGGCTTGCTCTTCTCGCCGTAGCAGTAGGAGCAGGCCCCATCGCTCGTGCGCGCCCATGTGGCTTGGTCACGACCGCAGTGCTTGCACACCATGATGACCCGCGGAGACTCTCGATGCTCTGCGATGGTCTCTTCGAGCCAGGTTCCCGGGACGACGCCCGGGACCTTCACTCGATCGTGGTGGATGGGGCTTGTGACGGTGGCTGCTGGGAAGTTCTTCACCATCCCGCCCCCACCGTCGTGGTCCTTGCAGAGCCCGAGGTTGACTGCCGGCTTCTCGCAGTACTCGCACCTCATCTGATGGGGACCCGGCCTCTTGCACAGCGGGCAGGACTTGTAGACCGTCCAGTCCATCTCCCCCGGGTCTTGGATGCGCTTCCGGAGGACGTTGTAGGCGACGAGGGTGGTGACGATGCGTGCCCACCCATAGACGACCAAGGCCTCCATGGGAGGCCCGGGGTTCTCGTAGATGTCCTTGATCTCCTTCTCAGAGAGGAGTGCTGGGATCGACATGCGGCCCTTTCTTGGTGGACTCGATGAAGCGGAGGAAGGCTTCCAACACCTCGGGCTCGAGGAAGATCACGTTGCTCGCCTCCATGCCGTTCTCGGTGGTGAGGATGATGTGGAAGGGGCTGAGCTCGACGTACACGCTGTCCCCGAGGTAGGTCTTCATGGCGCTCCTTTGTTCCTCTTCATGAGCTTCGGCCCCTTCGGCTTGGGTGGCTTCTTCGGCAGCCGAAGCTCCTGGAAGAGCGACGAGATGATGAAGATGATGGGGAGGAGGTTCGGCGCGATGTACTTCCCGTCCATGATGCAGCCACAGACGAAGCAGTAGGGCGCCGAGGTGACTGTGTCGTGCACCGTGGTGATGTAGTTGATGACGAGCACCTCGGCGCGGCAGGAGGCGCACGTTCCTTCCTGCGCCCCCTTGCCTGCCCAGACGTCGTAGCGCCTCACAGGGCGAGCTCCGTCTGCATCGTCTTGGGCTTGCGCTTCAGGCACATCTTGCAGTCGACCCGGGCCCAGTCCTCGGTGAGGCGGCTGGCGGGCACCATCTTGTCGGAGCAGATGGGGCAGTTCATGATGCCCCAGTGCATTCTCCGAGGGATGAGCCGCATCGCCTCTTCCTTCGTCGGGGTGTTGTGCCCTACCTCCGAGCCGAGGACGGAGTAGTGGAAGTTCCTGAGCTGCTTCGCGGCTTGCTGAAGGACGGTGTTGGCCGCTCCCTCCAGCATCTGCTCGTCTCGTTCGTTCCTGGCCTCGACCAGGATGCGCAGCGTGATGACGCGCTTCATCTACTCCCTTTCTAGGTTGGTGGGTGGAGCACGAGGCGGTACCCGAGCTCCTTCGCTCGAGCACGCACCTCGGCAACCTGCTCCTCCCTGGTCTTCTCCGCGGTTGGCGGCGGAGCTGCGGGCATCCAGGCATCAGGGAGGTTCTTCCTCAGCGCCCGGCTGTCGAGTGCCACGAAGTGGAGGGCTAGGGCTTTCGCCGCCTCCTTGAAGGAGTCGTCGAGGTCCATGTCCTGACCAGACTCGTAGTTGAACTCGACACCCAAGAACCGAAGGATGCGCTCTGCGTTGAGCCGCGCATCCCGGAGAACCTCGTTGATGTTCATCGCTACATCTCGCTCTCTTCTGCAACGTCGTTCAGGCTGTTGATCTCCGACTCCAAGCTGAGCATGGTGTCGCAGACAACAGGGACCTCCACGGTGAGGTCCTGGTTGAAGCGCATCTTCATCTCGTCCTTCATCGACTTGAAGTAGTCGACTCTCTTCTCGTACGCGAAGGTGGGCACAGTATAGACGCCACACCGGTTCCCGTTGGGCTCTCTCACTTCGATGATGCGAACGTCCCGGAGCTTGCGGAGCACCCGCACCCGAGCCTCGAGCCTCTTCTTCTCTTCGCGAAGGAGGGCGAGCTCCTTCACCAGCGTCGTCTTGGCCATCACGCCTCCGTGCGGGGCATAGCGAGGTACGCCTCGTGGAGCTTCTTCATGTACTCGGTGGCCTTCTCGTAGCTCCAGGCGTGGATCATCTTGCCCTCGGCCGCCATGGTGACCTGCTCGGTGGCTCCGAAGAGCGAGCCAGCCGTGGCGTCGATGATGGACTCCGTCCACTCGAGATGGATGACGCGCTTGCGCCAGCCGACCTTGATGACGCCCATCTTCGTGGTGACGAGGAGCCACGGCAGGTGCGGGCAGCACGTGTCCCCGCAGTACCCGTTGGGGATCTCCTTCACGAAGATGGCGCCGATGTTGGCGTCGCGGAAGATCGCGTCGGCCCTCTCGAGCCACTCCTTCTTGTAGCCCTGGTACTTGGGATCGACGCGACGCATCTCGACGTGGAGCGCCGTGAGGAGGTTGCGGACAGCCTCCTCGATGGCGCGGTCGTCGTTCTTCGTGAGTGGCCGCGGGTAGGCCAGCCGGAGGTCGAGGCCGATGTGCCCATCCTCCCCTACCTGCTCGCTGCGGTAGACCCTCTTGTACTCCTTCTCGTCGATCACCTTGCCTCCCTCCGCAGGAGAGGAGCCTTCTCCAACATCCAAGGGGTGAAGCACTCGGTGTGCAGGAGGAACGCCTTCTTCGTGCTGGGAGTCTGCACCTCGAGCATGCTGTCTCCATCCTTGATGGCGCTCTTGCACTCCGCGCACTTGAAGCTCTTCTTGGTCTTTCTGGCCATCAGCTCCTCAGGTAGTTGGTGAAGGAGGTCCTCACGAGATCGGTCATCTCGAAGAAGAGGTCCTCCGGGTTGTCTCCGACGCGCACCCAGCGCTTCGGGCCCAGCATCCTGTCCGCCTCTGAAGACGGCAGGGTGTTGCCCAGCAGCACGGTGCTGACTCGGATGCGCCGGCGAGAGGCATCGACCACGTCCTGCCTCACCTGCTCGCGCAGGCTGATGTTCGACTGGGCCCCGATGGTCTGCGGGTTGCCGTCCGAGACGATGAGCAGGTGCTTCATCCTCCCAGGCATCTGGGCCAGCTGCCGCGCAGCGACAGGAACGGCGATGTGAAGCGGGGTGAGCCCCCACGCCTCGGGGATGGTCTTCTTCGGCAGGTAGCCCTTGGTCGGGTCCTCGAAGTCGATGATGACTGTCCCTCCGGTGCTGTCGCCAGAGAAGCCCCAGACCTTCACGTTCGAGAAGGGGAACTTGGTAGCCACCGCAGCCACCTTCGCTGCCCTCGAGACGGTCATCCAGAGCTGCTGCATGGAGCCGCTCATGTCGAGCAGGATGATGAGGTCGAAGCCCTTGGCCGGGCGGTCCTCGAGGAAGAACTCCATGTCGCCCTGACCGTGGAGGAACTCGATGTAGCGCTCGGGGTCGAGGTGGGATCCCTCTTCGGCCCTCGCACGGGTGCGCTGGTCGATGAGCTTGATGAAGATGCGGCGCAGCTCCGAGGCGAGACGGGAGTCCCTCTCGCTCAGCCTGAACTCCTCGGCGTCATGGGTGGCCACGTGGATGATCTTCGTCCTGTGCATCCCCTTCAAGAGGTCCTGGTCCGGCGGGATCTCGTGCAGCTTGGAGGAGAGGCGGCGGATGAGCGTCTGCACCTCCTCCATGCCTGAGCTGAGGAGCTGGGTGAGCGCATCATCCGACTCGAGGCCCATCGCAGTGCGCGCGACGTGCCTGGTCTTCTCCGTGTCCCTGTCGAGAGCTCGAGGGGACTCGGTGTCGAACAGCAGGGCAGACCCCCGAGATTGGAGGGCCGCCTTCTCCATCTGAACGACTGCCCGCTCGTTGCTGTAGGGCTTCCTCTTCGTCATCCTCCTCACCCCACCAGCCTGCGGCACGCCGGGCTCCTGGAGCACCTCCTCATCTGCGAGGAGGCCGATGACGTGGTCGAGGATGATGCGGGTGGCCACGAGCACAGTGGGGTAGCTGGCACGCTTCACCAGTTCGAGCGCTCGCAGGATGACGGGGTCGAAGCGGTCCCAGTTGCTGCCGGGGACCACGGCTGCGTCGATGCCGAGGGCGATGACCCTCATGGTGAGGTTGCCCTTCGTCCCGTCGGCGAGGAGGCGCTCCCACCGAGTCTTCAGGCGCTCGGCACTGCCCGGGTACACCATCTCGTGGAGAGAGTGCACCCGAACGTCATCGACGGCGTTGGCGAGCATGTCGATGAAGTCCTCCTGGAGGGAGGTGGGGGACAGCCCCTTCAGCTTCCTCTCCTCGAGGTAGAGCTCCACGAAGTGCGCTCGAGCGTAGAGGTCCGTGCCGAAGAGCACGTGCGTCCACTCGTGCTTGTGGATGACGTCCACCTCCTGGTCCTCGATGGGGACAGAGAGGTAGGTCTCGGTGTCCGTCCGACCAGGAGGATCAGCGGCGAAGAGCGTGAGCTCCTTCCCCGTGAGGCCGCAGAAGATCTTGTGGACCTTCCGCATGATGTCGACCCGGTCCTTGTGGCTCACGTGAGCCCCACTCGAGCGGCGAGGTCGGCGTGCGTCCCGTTCTTGGTGATGTCCTGGATCCGCTCGATGACGAGCTTCCGGTCCTCGTCGCCGAACTTCTGGCAGAGGAGGAACATCATGTCGAACCAGCCAACGCGGGGGAGCAGGTTGATGAGCTCCACCAGGTCGCGCGTGGAGAGGGAGTAGCTGGTGGCGCCCTGCCGGGTCTGGTTGGCGATGTTCACCAGCATCTCCAGGCCCTGCTGCTGGATGGGGTCTCCCATCGAGCCCGTCTTCCCGTAGCCGGTCATCTCCATGAGGATCTCCTTCTCCGCCTCGGGGGGCGGGTAGGGGATGTCGATGCAGGTGAAGCGCGAGCGCAGGTCGTCGTTCAGCTCGTTGGTCCCGCCGTACACGGTGGGGTTCTGCGTGGCGATGACCCAGAGCTTGGCAGTGGGCGAGAGCTCGAGCCTGGTGGAGAGCTCTGGGATCTCCAGCTTGCGCCTGAAGTCGGTGAAGCTGTTCACCAGCTTCTGCTGCTGGTTGGGCAGCGAGTTCAGCTCCTCGAGCACGAGCATGGCGAAGCCGCACTCGTTGGCCACCTTGATGGCATTGGCGACGGTGCCGAGGATGAAGGGGGTCTCGCCGCTCTTGGCGATGAAGCCTCCCTTGAAGTGCCGCTCCCGCGTCTCCTCCGAGCAGTCCATGGAGAGGTAGGGGATGCCGAGGGTCTCGGCCAGGTACGACGCCAGCAGGGACTTCCCCGTCCCCTTCGGTCCGTTGAGGAGGAGGTTGGGAGGGTCCCAGGTACCCGAACCGGTAGGTACCTGACTCATCTTGGTGATGAAGGGGATGAGCTCGAAGACGTCCACGAACTTCAAGCTCTTCCTCAAGACGAGCGAGGCAGGTACCATGTACCGGACTTCGATGCCGTTGACGCGGAGGATGCCCTCTCCAATTGCTTCGAGAGTCATAAGGCCTCAGATAGTGTAGGGTTGTAGTCCTTCAAGGTCTTATCCCCTCAACGCGGACCCTTTGGACCGATGCCCCAAGACCAAGAACTGACCATCGACAAGCTCTCCGCCGGTGATCGTCCGTCGATCCTTGCTCTGGGCGTGGCCGCCGCAGAGTCCTTGAAGCAGGTCAGTCTCGCCGTCTTCATGGTCGATGTGCTGGGCCGGGTCCAGATCCTTCCGCCGACCTCCGTCATGGTGAAGCTCCCAGCTCGCGTGAAGGACGCTGAGCTGGACTCCCTCGACGAGACCTCGGCCATCCACATCATGACTGCGCAGGGAGACGGCGATGACTCCATCTTGGAGTACCTTCGCCACCGAAAGGGGCTGGCGGATGGCGACGCGCATCTGTGACACCGAGCCGTGCGACAAGATGAAGATGGCGCTGAGCCTCTTCTTCCGCACCGAGGAGCTGGAGAACTACAACCCCGAGGAGGGGCTGCTCATCGCCACGGTGGAGAAGAAGAAGGGGCAGGCCCCGGTGGACCTCCACTTCAAGTACTGCCCGTTCTGCGGAACCAGAGCGGCCCTCGGCCTGGTGGATGGGCTCGAGGAAGAGTACGAGCTTCGAGGCTCGAGGCAGACGGCGTAGCAGATGCCCATCCCGGTCTCTCTCCCCTCCGGTGCGTTGGCCATCGACGACACCATCTCGGCAACCGCCGAGGCGTTCGTCGCTGCCATCGGACAGGTCTTCCGGTCAGGGACGTCTGGGGCGACACTCAACACCCCGCCCACGCTCTTCCCCGACGGCACCAACCCCGCCATCGATCCGGGGAGCGGGCAGCCCTACCTCGCCTCGCTCGTCATCAGCACTCCCGAGCAGCAGCTCTTCTTCCGCCAGCTGGCGGTCGCCATCGCTTCCGCCATCGGCTCTGGGGGCGGAGGTGGGCCACCTCCCATCACCGTCCAGCTCGTCCAGTTCGATGCGCTGTGCCCCTCGACTGTAGCCGTGGGCGACCTGGTTCGTGTGGCGAGCGCTGGTCACGTCGCCAAGACCGACATCACCGACATCGCGAGCCTCCCCGCCATCGGCGTCGTGACGGCCAAGGCGACGACCACGAGCTGCACGGTGCAGACGCATGGCATCGTGGCGGGGCTCTTCACGGGGCTCACTCCCGGCCTTCTCTACTACGTGGCTCGCGACAGCACGCTCGGGCCCCTCCCAGTTCCCACCTCCGGCGAGACGCTGTTCTGGCAGGCGGTGGGTGTCGCACTCGACCCCACAAGCCTGGTCTTCACGCCGAGCCTGACCCTGTCGAGAGTCGTAGGGTAACATCCGCGTTCCCACCTCTACTTGGTGGGTGCTACCTTCAATCCACAACCCGAGGAGCCACGTACTATGGCACGTAGAAACCTGAAGACCGACGCCCCCGAGATCACGCCCCCCGTCATCCCGAACCTGGCCCCTCCGCCTCCCCCGGCGGCCGGCAAGGCTCTGGACGTCCTGAAGATCGACGAGCTGCGGCTGCTCAAGATCACCAGGCTGATGGAGAAGGAGCGGGCCGCCAAGTACGAGTCGATGGCGGCCCTCAACGCGCTCAACGGCCTCTTCCAGGAGTTCCTCAACAAGGACCCGAAGGGCAAGGAGCTGAACGAGAAGGTGGCCGAGCTCCAGGCCGAGGCGCAGAAGGCCTCCAAGGAGTACGCCGAGCTCGTCGCCTCGGTGGGCAAGGAGCTGAACCTGAACATGCAGGAGTACGCCTTCGACGACGAGACGGGCGTGCTCCACAAGTTGCCGGCGGTACCTCCGCCGGCTCCACGTAGCACGTAGGCAGTAGGAGGGGGCTATGGCCCTTCGCCGGTTCGTCTTCCAGACTCTCGCCGCTGGTTCTGGCTACTTCGACTCGAGCCAGGACTCCGACGAGCTCCAGGTCGCGAAGGTCACCATCGTCACCGGCGTGGCCGGTGTCGGTCTTGCCATGGGCACGACCGACATCACTGGCGTGCGCGACATCCTCCTCGCGCGGGAGATGACGTTCTCCGGAGGCGTCGGCGGGATCGCCATCGACGCCGGCGGCCTCCGGATCACCAACCTCAACCTGACGCCGTCGGCCAACAGCGACGCCGTCTCGAAGCAGTACGTCGACAACCTGGCCTCGGGCGTCGACTGGAAGAACTCGGTCCGGGTGGCGCTGACCACCAACCTGCCGAACCCGACCACCGCTCCGGGCGCCTCCATCGACGGCGTCACGATGGCGGCCAACGACCGCTTCCTCCTCACCGGCCAGACGACGGCTTCTGAGAACGGCATCTACGTCTGGACGAACGCCACCACGGCGGCGCGCTCTGCGGACGGCTCTGCCGGCATGCTGACCTCTGGTGCCGCGGTCTTCGTGGCGGAAGGCAACCAGGACAACAAGGCCTTCATCCTCACCACCAACGACCCCATCACGGTCGGCTCCACGGCGCAGTCGTGGTCGCAGTTCGTCGGCGTCGGCACCTACACCGCCTCGAACGGCGTCAGCATCTCCACCAACGCCATCAGCGGCGTCGCCAACACGGCGGCCGGCATCGGGGTGGACGCCAGCGGCTTCAAGGTCGTCCTCAACGGCACCAACCCAGGTCTCGCGTTCACCAGCACCTACGTGGACGTGAAGTACGGCAACGGCGTCGCTGCCAGCGCTGCCGGCGTCACCGTCACCCCCAACACCGCGCAGGGCGTGAACGTCAGCGCCTCCGGTGTCGGCGTCACCCTGAACGGCACCAACCCGGGCCTGGCCTTCACGTCCACCTACGTCGACGTGAAGTACAACGCGGCCGGCGCCATCATCGCTACCGCCACCGGCATCTCCCTCAACCTCAACGCCACGAACCCCGGCCTCGCGATCACCACGAACGCGCTGGACATCAAGTACAGCAACGGCACGGCGGCCAGCGCCGCCGGCATCGTGGCGGTGGGCAACGCGGCGCAGGGCATCAACGTGGGCGCGTCGGGCATCGGCATCACGCTGATGACCAACCCAGGCCTCCAGTTCAACACAGGCCTCGGCGTCCTCATCAACGCCACGGGCGCCTCTGGCACGGCGGGCGGCCTCAACCTGGCTGCCGGCGGCCTCGGCATCTCGCTGGCCACCACGAACCCTGGGCTCTCGGTCACGTCGGGCCTGTCGGTCGTCATCGACGCCACGACCACTGGCGGCCTGACCAAGAACGCGAACGGCCTCGCGATCCTGCTCAACGGCACGACCCTCTCGCTCTCCCCCTCTCTGGGCCTCTCGGTCCTCGGCGTGCCTGCCGCCGGCACCTGGACCATCGGGGGCACGGCCACCTCGGCCAACGTCACCGCGGCCAACCTGACCACCCTGACTGGTGGCGGCGATGCCTCGGCGCTGCACACCCACGCTGGTCTCTCCTCCTCCGCGGTGGCGTTCAGCTCCACGGTGGGCACGGGCGGCGTGACGAAGGGCGACTGCCTCTACTACAGCGCCAACGACACGGTGAACAAGGGCGACCCGACCAACCTCGCCAAGTCCGTCATCTACGGCATCGCCACCTCGACCCAGTCGGCTGCCGCGACCGTGCAGGTGCAGACGGACGGCGTGCTGGCCGGTGCTGGCTCCGGATGGACGGCGGGCCAGCAGATCTTCATGTCCACCGCCGGCGGCCTCACCAACGATCCCACGACCCTGGCCTCCCGCTCACGCACCATCCAGGTGGGCATCGCCAAGAACGCCACCGATCTCGCCATCTCCGTCCGTGACCTCGGCATGAAGCCGTAGCAGCGGGCAGTGAGGGAAGTGCATGGCCCTCGTATACCCGCTGGTCAACGACACCACTGGGCAGTTCGAAGAGCCCATCAACTACCAGGCCGACAGCCTGGTGGCTGGTGGTCTCTACGTTCAGAAGACGACGACCAGTCTCACCACCCCCACCTCAACGACGGGCCTCACCTACGACGGCACGAACACCTTCGTGGTCCTCAAGACCGAGGGCACGAAGATCTCCTTCCAGGTCGCCGGGAGCGAGCTCGCCACAGTCGACGGCGGCGGGATCGACGCTCTGTCCTACGACTCGCTGACGAGCGTGCAGCTGAACATCGGCGTCACCAACGCCACCTCGCTCGTACTTGGCAAGACAGCGGTCCCTACAACGGTGATGAGCACGCTGAAGCTCGTTACGGGGGACGGCTCTTCCACCTACACCACGCCGCAGGTCAGCCTGGGCTACGCGGGGTCCAACCAGTACCCGCACTTCATCCACACCAGGCACAACACGGTGGCTGCCAACAGCGCCATCGACTTCTACGTCAACGACGGGACGCTCGCAGGAGTCTTCCCCACCAACGCCACCCTCTCCGGCTTCATGGACTACCAGGGGTGGAACGGCAACGTGATGGGCCCCGCGGCCGCATCCCTCAAGCTCAAGGGCTTGATGGTGGATGGTGCCTCTGCGGTCAGCATCATCAACGACTCCCCTGCCTACTCCACGGCCGGGGCGAAGCTCCTCTCGGTTCGCAACAACACCGTGGAGAAGATGTACGTCGACAAGGATGGAGGCGTGTACTCGCAGGCAGGCTTCTCTGCCCTCGGCGGGTACTTCGTCCTCTCCTCTGGTGGCTCGTTCTTGGGGTACGCAGGACAGGCTGCCCGCATGGAAGGCCGGATGGTCGACGGCTCAACCGCCGTCGGCAACGTGCTCGACACCTTCGCCATCACGTACTCGACGGCAGGAGCAAAGCTCGTCTCGTTCCGCAACGCAGGGACGGAGAAGGCCTACGTCGACAAGGACGGCAAGTTCTGGTCTGCCGGCTCCGGAGTTGCCACGATCCCCTACGTGCAGAGCAAGGGGATGAACCTCATCGCCAACGGCACGGGGCTCCTTGGCACCAACTACAACTTCTCGAGCTTCACCTTCACCGGGGCGGAAGCCTACGGCGCTCCTGGCAGCTTCTACTCCGACACCCTGAGCGGTGGCTACTCCAACGACGAACTGCTCCCAGTCGACCCGGGCAAGTACTACGAGCTTCGGCTGTGGGCGAAGGCAGTGTCGGCCGCGTCGCCAGTGCACGCCTACTTCGGCGGTTCGTTCTTCGACGCTGACCAGCTCAGCCTCTTGCCCTACTTCCATATGCGGGTGGCTGGGACCGACACCACCCTCGCCGCCCCCTTGAAGGTGGGTGACACCACCATCACGCTGACGAGCAGCGCGAACTGGTACCTCGGCTCGACGACGTACGTGCGCCAGATCATCATCTGGGGCTACAAGAACTCCTTCGGCTACCAGTACGCGCCCTACACGTACAGCCGGTACACCACCAACACCCTCGGCGCGCCCTGGAGCTCGGGGGCTTGGGCGCAGACCACAGGCATCTCTGGCAACGTCATCACGTTGGCTGCCCCTTGGCCTGCCTCCCACAACAACCCAGACGATCCAACCAACGGCTGGCCTGCCGGGACGCCGGTCTCGAACTCCAGCTCTGGGGGCACCTTCAAGTACTTCGCCGCGGCCAACGTCACAACGGCTGCGACATGGCTCGAGTACCGAGGACAGATCGGCTCTCTCGACTTGAGCGGTAACAACGACACCTACTCGTTCCCGCCAGGTTCGGCGTACATGAAGCTCCTGTTCCTGTTCAACCGGGACACGGGGGCCACCGCGAGCCGCACCTACCTCTCGAACATCTGGTTCAGCGAGATGACTTCGCTGACTATGCTCACACCGGCCAACAGCGCCTCGGCGGGCACGACGATCGTGAACTCGCCTGCTCTCACGATGCGCGGCCAGTACTGGAACGGCTCGGCTTCGGTCAACATCGACGCGAGCCTCGTCCACGTCGTGCAGACCACGGGGCCCACCACCAGGCTGGCCTTCAACGTGGCCGGTGCAGAGCGCGCCTCGGTGGACTCGGGCGGCACGGTCACTGCTTCCTACTACGCCTCGTCCATCGGCTGGATCTACTCGAGCACTGCTGCCACCCCGATGAAGGTGCGCGGCAATGCGGACGCCACAGGCTCCATCGCTGTTCAGATCGGCAACCAGACCACCCTCACGGGGGGCAGAATCGTTTCCTTCTGCATCGACTCGTCGATGGCGACGGAGAAGGCCTCCATCGACTACACCGGTGCCTTCTTCGGGTACAGCTACGACGCACTGATCGGGCAGGGGCTGACCATCGGAGGCACCAACGCCACTACGGTCACGTTGGGCAAGAACGGCGTTGGAACGACCGCAGCTGGGGCGCTGACCGTCGTTGGCGGTGGGACGCTCGGTTGGTCGCCCTTCATGATCACCGGCACGCAGCCGGACGTCCTGTACGGCGGTCAGGTCACCAACATCTACGGCTTCCTCGGTACCGGTGCGTACTACGCCAGCCTCAACTGGCGCTCTCCAACGACCTACGCGTCGAACATCCGCTTCGGAGGCTCCGGCGGCACGCTGGGCAACATCGAGTTCACCACCGACACAGGTCTCACGGCGAACACCAACTACACGCCGACGGTGAGGATGACTGTTGCTGCCAATGGCACGATCGCCATCGTCGGTTCGGTCACTGCTGCCTCGATCTCTCTCGGCGGCACCAGCATCCTCGCAGGCTTCAACGATCGCACGACCAGCACGCTCGGCTTCGTCGACGGCACTCGCGTCTTCACTCTCTCGACGGGTAGCTCCTTCGTCTTCTGGGCAAACAACGTCAAGTACACGAAGAGCACCAGCCAGACCGTCACCATTGCCAACACGGTCGGTCAGCACTTCATCTACGAAGATGCCACTGGCACACTCGTCGAGAGCACATCCCCGTGGAGCATCGACAGCGACCAGATCGCCCCCGTCGCCACCGTCTACTGGGATGGCGCGAAGGGCGTGATCGGCGACGAGCGCCACAATGCCTTCCGCAATCGCCAGGCGCACGTCTACCTGCACAACACCCGCGGCACTGCTTACGACTCTGGCCTCGCCGGCACCTTCACCAACACCACGCTCTCCGTCGCCACGGGCGTCATCTGGGACGAGGACATCAAGTTCTCGCTGACTGGTCCGTTCACCGCCTGCCGCCTCTGGTACACCACGACCGGCGGTACGGTGATGACGTCGAACACGGCGAGCACCACGCCGTATGCGGTGAACACTGGCACGCTCCAGTATGACAACGCCGGCACGCTTACCAATGTCGCGGCCAACAGCTACGTCGTCAACTGGGTCTACGCGACGAACGACAAGGACTACCCGATTGCAGTGGTGGTCAGTCAGGCCGTCTACACCACACTGATCGGCGGCGCTCGACAGGCGACGCAGCCCACGTTCCCGAATCTCAACACGAGAGAGTGGAAGCTCCTCTACAGCATCACGTATCGCAACGTCGCCGGGGTCGTCACCTATACGGAGCAGACCGACTACCGCAACGTCTCCTCTCTCCCGAATGCTGGCGTCACCTCACTGCCTGCGAGCTCTGTCACTGTCACGCCCGCTGGCAGCTTCACTGGCGCGGCGAACGTGCAGGCCGCCCTCGAGATCCTCGACGCGGTGAAGAGCACGACGGGGCCGACCGGGCCGCAAGGCGCCACCGGACCGGTAGGGCCGCAGGGTGTGACTGGTGTGACGGGGCCGACGGGGGCACGGGGCGCAACCGGCGTCGACGGAGTCACGGGCGTCACCGGCCCGACAGGCGCGCGAGGAGCCACCGGGGTCACGGGGGCTACTGGCCCCATCGGACCTCAGGGCGTGACCGGAGCTACTGGTCCCGTCGGCCCACAGGGCGCCACTGGCCTTCAGGGCATCCAGGGCTTCACCGGCGTGACTGGTGCTACCGGACCCGTTGGCCCACAAGGAGTGACGGGAGCCACAGGCCCCGTCGGACCGCAGGGGCCGACGGGCGCAGCCATCACCGGCGCACAGGGGATCCAGGGGCCGACCGGGGCCGCGATCACAGGAGCGGTTGGTCCCCAAGGGCCGACAGGCGTCACCGGCGCTCGCGGTGCAGATGGTGTGACGGGAGCTACCGGCCCCACCGGGCCCGTTGGCGCGCAGGGAGTGACTGGGTGGACCGGGCCTACCGGGGCACGCGGTGCGACGGGAGTGGACGGCGTCACGGGCGTGACCGGGCCCACAGGAGCTCGGGGCGCTACCGGCGTCACTGGAGCTCAAGGCATTCAGGGCATTCAGGGAGTGACGGGCTTCACTGGCCCGCAGGGAGCACAGGGGCCAACTGGTGCCGCCATCACTGGGCCGCAAGGAGTGACTGGGGCAACTGGGCCCGTGGGGCCTCAAGGGCCCACTGGTGCTCTCGGCCCCACCGGCGCCGGCAGCTTCCCCAACGGCGCGAGCGGCTACGTCCAGATCCATGGCGGCGCCATCTTCGACAGCAGCGCGAACTTCTTCTACACGAAGCACAACAACACGCTCAACGTCAGCACCATCGACGCCGTCAGCCCGAACCCTCTGACCCTCCTGGGCAGCGCGACGGGTGGCGCGACGGGTGGCGCGCTCATCTTCGATCAGACTCCGGCGATCACGGTCTCGGGCGGCAAGCTCGTCTCCTTCCGCAACGCTGGAGTGGAGAAGGCGTACCTCGACATGTCGGGCTACCTCGTCACCTCCGGCGGGGCAACCATCACCGGAACCTTGGACGTTCTCGGTGGGTGGGTTCGCGCCGGCACGCTCATCTCGACGGACATCCAGCCCTACAACGCTGGTCCGGTCACCATCACCGGAACTGGCACCACTAGCGGCACTGCCGTCTCGGTCATCGTCCACAACCTCACCAACCTCACCACTGCGGGCGACAAGCTGATGTCGTTCCGTTCGGTGGGCAGCACCGAGGTCGCTTACGTCGACTACGTTGGCACCGTCTACGGCGCCGGGTTCAACACATCAGGTGCCACGTACGGTGCGAGCACGGCTTCGATGACGTACTTGTACGCCTCGAACGCCAACATCGACTTGATTCAGTCGAACACCAGCGTCACTCTCCAACTCGTTGGTCGGGTGGTTACGGGCTCTTCGGCCATTGGCGTCACCATCAACAACGGCAACTCACTCACCACCGCTGGTGCGAAGCTCGTCTCCTTCCAGAACGCGACGGTGGAGAAGCTCTACATCGACAAGGATGGCTTCCTTCATGGCGTTGGCACCACAGGCGGAGTGAACGTCGTCATCGACACCAACTCTACCTTCACCGGCTCCGGCAAGCTCCTGAGCGTCCGCAACACGGGCGGGGATGTCTTCACGGTGGATGCTGGTGGCTTCGTCACAGCCAACGAGTACCGCCCCAACTCTGCGACCTCGACGGTGACCTTGGCGGGCACTGTTGCGGCGGGTACCACTACCGGTTCGGTCATCCTCAACACGACCACGGCGCTGACCACGTCAGGTGCCAAGATTGTCTCGATTCGCAACGCCGGAACGGAGGTCGCGTCGATCTCGAAGGAAGGCACCATCACCGGCAGCGACATCTACGCCATCCGGTCCGGCGCCACTACCACGGGGGTCATCTACCTTGGCAGCGGCGGCGCTCGGTACCTCTACTACGACGGGTCTCAGTACGTCCTGAATGGCGCGGCACTGACGGTCGGAGGCATCGTCTACGCCACCGACTTCTCGGCATCGTCCGACTACCGGCTGAAGAGCGACATCATCACCATCCCGGATGCGCTGGAGCGGGTGATCTCGCTGCGGGGCGTCAACTACACACGCAAGGACGACGAGAACAAGCACTTGCACATGGGCGTCATCGCCCAGGAGGTGGAAGCGATTGTTCCAGAGGTGGTCAGCACCGACGAGAGTGGTATGAAGTCCGTGAGCTACCAGAGCCTGGTGGGCATCCTCATCGAGGCGATCAAGGGCCTGAAGGCCGAGATCATGGAGCTCAAGGAGGACTTGGCATGAGCAAGCGCCGTGAGTTCCACATGGACTTGAACCTGACCAACCAGTGCAGCCTGCGCTGCACCTACTGCGTCGAGACGGGCCTCTTCAAGGCCAAGAACTGCGACGAGATCATCCCCCAGTTCTACGAGTGGATCGACCGCTTCATCGTGTCCGACTTCTTCAAGGCCTCGTTCGACGTCCTCCACATCTCTCTCTGGGGAGGCGAGCCCACATTGGAGTGGGATACCATCTTCAGGCTGATGGAACGGTACCTCGGGGACAACCGCGTGATGTTCATGCTGTACACGAACGGCTACAGCGTTCCTGGGTCTCTTCGGAAGATGATCGTCAACGCGAGCGAGCTCCACAAGAAGGACCCCGACAAGCACTCGGAGTTCCGTCTTCAGGTCTCCTACGATGGCCAGCCCATCCACGACCTGTGCAGAAGGACAGTGGACGGCAAGCCCACCGCTGACCAAGTGCTCAAGACGTTGCGGTGGGCACAGGACGCAGGCGTGGAGCATAGCGTCAAGTCCACCATCACCTTCGACACGCTCAAGCACCTCTACGAGGCATGGGCCGACGTGAACGCCATCAGCAGCGGGAGGTACTCTTACTTCCCCACGCTGGACTACGTTCACTTTGCCACCCCGGAGCAGGTCAAGCTGCTGGACGGGTACATCGAGGAGATGAAGACGGGCATGAAGAGGATCGCCGCGGCGCTGCTGACCGCGAAGCGTGAGGGGAAGGCCGCCTCCGAGTTCAGGTGGTTCCGCCCCTCTCGAGACAAGTGCGCGGCCGGCATTCGCCTGTTCGGCCTGGATGTGGATGGCAAGATCTACTCTTGCCACTCGGCCATGTACTCGCCGGCCAAGAGCGACCACCTCATCGGCACGCTCGCTGACGACTTCTCCATCTTCGAGAAGTCTGTGAGCAAGCACCCCAACACCCGCCCGGCGGAGTGCTCGTCCTGCGACGCGATCTTCTGCGTCAGCTGCAACACCACCAAGTACCCGCTCTCTTCCAAGGGAACCTACGAGGAGAGGTGGTCGGACTACACGGTCGTCGAGAGCTCGTGCCGCGTCTACCGAGAGATGGGCAAGGTCACCAGAGCCTACATCCAGTTGAGGGATGCGACCTGATGGCCACGATGAGGCACAAGATTCGCGGTGACGCGTTCTTGTTCGACATCATGCAGCCCATCCTCGATCTGAGCTACTCCGGGGACCTGGCGGGTGCCTTGGCCCAGCTGGAGGCGCTCGAGATGCCAGCGACGCTCGACAGGGGACGGGACCTCCACGTCTGGTTCCAGGTCAGCGCAGAGAAGCTGCGCCACTACGTCAAGCTGTCGCGCTCGACCGATGCCGCCCGCACCGCCTCGCAGATGATCCGGGTCGACGTCGTCAAGCTCGAGGCGATGGTTGATGAGTTCTGGGCCTGGGGCTTCACCATCGGACTCCTCCAGTACATGAGGTCGATCGACGCGACCAACTTCATGACCAATGCGGAGCTGAAGCCCTACCGGGACTTCATCGAGAGCACCAAGCACCTCGATGACAACCCCAAGGGGCCGTTCATCTACGACATCTACCTCCTGAGCATGCGGTGTGCGCTGGACATGAGGAGCAGTGCCCCGACGGACGAGGTCTTCAACGAGCTCCTCTCCAAGATGACCGTGCCGAACATCGACCTCCTGAAGTTCGGCCACATCCTGTTGTTGGACTACGTCGCGAGAGCGCTTACTATCCTTTGCAAGCTCTTGGGCAAAGATGCCGCGGTGGCTGAGCAGGTGGCGACTCTTTCGGCCCTCATCAGCAACTTGCCGCACGACTAGGACCGACCATGCTACCGACAACTGGGACCATCAGGCTGAGGGGGGCTACGAGTACCGATACGAATGCGGTCAGTGTCGAGATCTTTGGCACGCCCACCAACCTCAACCTCACGGCAACCATCGTCCGAACGCTGTTCGCTCTGGCGAGTGGCACGATCAAGCTGACGGATGGGTACGGCCACTGCTACTCGAACTGCGGCTGCGATGCGAACTGCGGGTGTGATGTGAACTGCACCTGCGACGCCAATGGCGGCTGTATCTGCGACCTCTGCCCGTCCCCCGACGTGCCCCTCGAGATGGCGGATGGCTCGGAGAAGCCAGCTGGCGAGATCGTGGTCGGGGACCTGGTCACCGCGTGGGACGAGGAGAAGCGTATCCTCAGCCCTCGCCGCATCACGTACGTCAAGCGGGGCGAGAACGTCAGGATGAGTCTCCTCCTGAGCAACGGCAAGTCTGGTGAGTTCGCCGTGAACCATCGCTTCCTCACGATCAGCAACACGTGGGCGGAGCTTCGGGACCTGAAGGTGGGCGACATCCTCTCGACTGGCGTCTCAGTGCTGGGGACGATGCTGACTGGCCCAGGCCCTGTGATCTCCATGCTCGTGGATGAGCTGCACACCTACGTCACGCTCGGCGTGGTGTCCCACAACGCCAAGTGCGGTAACCTCTGAGGTCACCATGCTGAATGTCAACATCACCAACGACGACCTGACCGATGTGTCGCTCAGCACCTTCGAGCCGCGTGAGCGCGCCTCCATCGAGGCCGCTGTGCTCCTCATCGCGGCCAAGGAGGTGATCGCTTCCTACGAGCCCCTCTACGGTGAGATGCTGAGCGTGCAGGCCCACCATCTGCTGGGCCCGCTCAGGAAGAGGAAGCACGACGAGGCCTTGGCGGCCCAGGCCAGACTGAAGGACGAAGTGGACGGCATCGCCAACGACATCCAGAAGTTCACCATCGAAGGGAGCAAGAAGCCATGAACACCAACGACGCCCCGAAGCTCGAGCCGGTCACTGGCACCAAGACCGGGTGGGCTGCCATCCCTGCCCCCACCAAGTACGTCGTCGGAGCGGTGGTGGCTTTCGTCATCATCGTCGCCGTGGTCGCGCTGAAGTTCAGGTAACCGCCATGGCCCTTCAGCTCAACCTCACCGCAGAGAAGACCGGCGTCGGCGTCGCCTCCCCGGAGGCGTATGCGCGCATCGTGCACCTCGCCTTCGACACCAAGACGGGCAAGGTCACGCTGTCCGTCGACATCCACTACGACCAGGCGGCCCGGGCGGCCAACAAGTCTCCCGTCAGCGGAGGGATCTACTCCGGCTTCGTGGGCATCGACATGCCCAGCATCGACGTGGCCCTGGCCGAAGGGGTGCGTGCCGTGCTCTACGCCTGGCTGAAGACCCAGGCCGACTTCACCGGCGCCACGGACGTCTAGCCGTGCTGCTCAAGGTGGCCAAGGGTGTCTTGCTCTGGGCCTCTGTAGCAGTCCTGCTCGTGTGGTGGGTGCACACCAACAAGCACCGCGACCCTGAAGGCTAAGAAAGAAGAAGGGGCCCCAGGCAATCACCCGGGGCCCCTCTTCACGCGAACGAGCAGCTCTCGCGGCTCGCTTAGTTCATCGCCACCATCAACGTCCTGGCCTGCTTGCGGTATCTCTCGATCCGCGTGCTGTAGACCAAGCGCAGTTCCTCATCTGCGGTGTTGTAGAAGCTGTATCCCAGCTTCTCTTGGTGACGGTCGAGTACGTCTCTCAGGATCTTCCCCGCGATGCGCAGGTTGTATCCGTCGTCGGTGCGAAGCCTCTTGGCGTCGAGCTCGAGCTCGTCCACCCAGAAGGAGTTCACCTGTGCGAGGCCGTAGTCACAGGTGCGGCGGCCACTGGCGTTGTAGCAGCTCTTGGCGCCAGTCTTGAAGTGGCTCTCCTGGCGCACGATGGCAGCGAAGAGAGGCACGTCGATCTTGAACTCCTCGGCCACCGTCTCGACCAGTCGAGCGATGCGCTCGGCCTCTGGGGCGCTGAGGGTAGGGTTGGACTGCATCACGAACGAGAGCAGCTTCGGTGCTGGAGGCGGTGGAGCGGGTAGAGCCGGCGGCAGCTGGTTGTCACTCGTCTTCAGTGGCGAGACACACGCCGTGAAGACGACGGCAGACAGAAGAAGTCGTCTCACTCGATCCTCCTTTCAGAGGTGAGCTTCTACACTACGAGGCATGGGTGTGGGTGCACAGAAGCGTATTGCGTACCATGTGCGCGGTACTTGAAGTGGAGGCGCCGGGAATCGAACCCGGGTCCGACGAAGCTTGCAACACGACACTACGAGTGTAGCGAGTGTCCCCTCGCTGGTCCTGCGGTACACCCCGCGGGTCTTAGCGCCCAGGTGAGGTGCCTACTCCTGGGTGAGCGGTTCTTGTATGACGCTGCATCCCCTACCAGAACGTCTCGAGGTGCAACGGCTGAGCTCTCGTGGTCTCAGCTCACAACAGCTGCGGCCTCTACGCCGCTGCCAGCTGCTGCGCGAACATGGGCTCGTTGGCACATGTGGTGGTCGGCTCTTGGTAACGGGGCCTGCTGACCAACCCCCGACTCGCATCGTGTTCTGGGCACTCGCCGTCGAAGCCAGTTCGCCCCCGTACGCCCTGGGCTGATACCTCCAGCCCAGGGATGTAGCATAGTACCCTACTGGGTCTGCTGCGTCTGCTGCTCCGCCGGCGCCGGAGGGGGGGTCAGCTCAGCCGGGGGCACGTGGCCCGCCGCCTGGAGCTTGTCCGCCAGCGTCTGCGTGAGGGGCCTCTGGGCGTGCGCCAGGGGCCTCTGGCCGGGCTGACCGGCCGGACGGGGGTTCTTGCCCTGGAAGGCCCGCGGACGGGCCTGCTGGGGCCTCTGCTGCGGCCGCTGCTGGTGCGGCTGCGGGGCGACGGGGGTCGCCGGCACAGCCTGAGCGGCCTGGGTGGCCGCCACCTCACTGAAGTGCTGGCTCCTCAGGTTGCCCCCCACCTTCTTCACCTTGTACCGGAAGAGGTCGTCGATCACGTCGAGGTTCTTGTTGACCACCTTCACCGCGACGTCCACGAGCACCGCCAGCGTGCCGAAGAACCGCGCCTGAGCGTTGTTCTTGGTGACCTCCGAGTTGTTCTTGGCGATGATGCTCGAGCCGAGGGTGAAAGCCAGCGCCTTCGCCTTCTCGAGCTCCTCCTGCGACAGCACCTGCACCAGCGTCTCCACCGTGCTCGACTCCACCAAGCTCGGCGTGGCGACCTCCACTGGCTTCTTCTCGACCACCCGTGCTGACCCCGCCGCCCTCTGCGTCTTCTTCTTGGTCGCCATTTGCTGTTGTCCCCGTTCGCGTGCGTGACGGCTGACAATCAGCCGCACAACACCTTATCCCTCGCTATGAGAGCTTTTGGTTGAGGGCTAAAGAGAGAGTCCTGAGACTTCCAGGACTCTCCCCGACGGTTGCATCGCTGCGCGGGAGGAGCCGCGCTACGCCTGCGCCATCTTCTGTGTGGCCTTGCCTGCCTCGAGGCTGAACTCGAGGCGCGCGGCCGCTCTCTTCACGTTCTCGACCAGCTCCCACGGCTGCACGCCCAGCTCGATGATCTCGTCGAGCGTGACGATGCGGTACGCGTCCAGCCCCAGCGCCGCTAGGATCCCTTCGGGGATGTGCACGTTGGGCCGCACGGTGAAGCCGAGAGCCATCTCACCGTTGTTGACGGGTCCCCACACGATGCGGCCGTAGGTGATGGACTCCGCACCGTCGATCACGCGCAGGCCGGCGCTGGAGAGCGGGTAGCGGAAGAGCTCCACCACGCCGCTGTTCGTCAGCTTCGCCAGCAGGTCCAGCAGAGGCTGGAGACCGCGACGCGCCACGCGAGGCAGGGCTTCTCGGTACGTGCCCAAGAAGTGATCGCACTCCTTCTCGATGCTCTCCGCATCCTTCTTCACGTCGTCGATCTTGGTCACAGGATCCACCTTCCTGTCTTCGGGTTGATCATCAGAGGCGTGTCCTTTCGGCTCCTCGTGAGGGCCTGCCCCTTCATGTTTCGCTTCGCGGCGTTGGAACGGAAGAGAGCGCGAATGACCCACACCAACGCCATCCCCAACAGCACGTACCCCGTCATCCGTACCTCCTGGCTAAGGTTGTCTCTGCTCTCTCCTTATGCCTCCACGCACCCACCTTTGGAAGCCACTCGCACAGTTGGTACGATGAAAGATGACTCCCAAACGTGCACGGTGCACGGTGTTTGCGCGACCCCATGGGTACCCCGTCAAGCAACGAATGTACAGGGCTGTCCTGCAAGTCCGGGCAATCAGGAAGAGTATGGAGATGAGCCGCCTCCCGGCGGCTACTCGAAGAGTCCGTTCGCGTTCTCATCCAGGAAGCGAGGTGTGACTTACACCTCTCCCAGATGGGAACTGAGCGGACTCTAGAGCTTGTCACCGTCAGTGCTACGAGCAGCGAAACTTCACTGCCATACTCTTATGCCCAAAGTGCGGCCGTACTTGCACCCACACCGACGCCACGATTCATGCTCCCCACTGAAGCTGCGGTGGAGTAGCGTCGAGGTACGTGAGCACTTACTACGCCCTCCCAGGAACGACCAAGCGCGTTTCGAACTACGCTCTGCTCTTCCTGTGCTTGTTGATGACTGCGCTCTTCGGGGCCGTTGACCGAATGCTTGATGTCGCCTTCCACTACAACTTCACACCCACGCCGCTCTACCTGATCCCCATCTCGATTGCGGCGTGGTTCGGTGGTCTTCCTCTCGGCCTACTCGTTTCGGTGCCAGCTCTGTTGCTCGAGTCTTGGCTCAGTCTCAAGTCGATCAAGATCCACCATCCCAACTCAGCCATCATCACCGAGGCTCTCTCGCTTCTCATCGCTGCGGAGATGCTTGGAGCGGTGTTGATCGTTTCGAGGCTGCGGAGCTACGTTCGCAAGTACCATCACTTCGCTTCGGTGGACGAGCTCACCGAATGCCTCAATGCCAGGGCCTTCAGGCACGAGTGCGAGATCGCCATCGAGCGCCTGAAGCGCTCGAAGGACGCCCACCTCTCGGTCATGTACATCGACGTGGACGACTTCAAGATCGTGAACGACGAGAAGGGCCACAAGCATGGGGATGCGGCACTCAAGACGCTTGGGGAAGCGCTGCGTACCTCGGTGCGCTTGGTGGATGTGGTTGGTAGAGTGGGAGGAGATGAGTTCGCCGTTCTCCTCCCTGATGCCGAAGAGGCCGACCTCCCACTCATCATCGGTCGCATCAAGGCTGCACTCGTGCAGCTGGAGTTCCCCACCACCATCAGCATCGGCTACGTGACCTACCCGCCCGGTGTTCCGAAAGACCTCGACGCAGTCTTCCACTTGGCCGACCAGCGCATGTACGCGGCCAAGAAGGCACGCAAGCAGAGGTAAGAAGAAGGGCCCAGACTTCGGGCCCTCCTCCAGCTGCTGTGCATGCTGCTACTGCGCGACGAACTTCAGCGGAGCCTGATACCGGACCAGAGGGCCCAGTGGCGTCGCCGGGTAGAACTTCATGTTCGCGACGGTGGCCATGTCCGTGGTGCTCGTGTAGGGCGTGCAGATGGCCACGCCAAGAGAACCGTCCGGCATGTCCGAACGCAGCATCATGCTCTTCACCCCAGAGCCGGAAGCGCTACCCAGCACGGGGTCTGCGTAGGGGTGCTCAACGATGTACACGATCTCGTTGTTCTGCACGGGAGCCTCGGCACTGTTGTTGATGGTCGTCGACGCGTACGTGGACACCACGAACGAGTTCCCGGTGCAGTCGAGGTTGTCGAAGTAGATCCGAGCAGCGGGCATCAGCCCCGTCTTGATGATGCGCAGGGTGAGGTACCGCTTGGCCCCCAGCTGCTCCGAGATGATGGCCTCGCCCATCCCCGCCGGCCCGTAGAAGCCGATGATGTTGCCGATGACGACATCATCGTTCGACACGAGGTTCATGCCGATGCCCCCAGTCACAGCCGCGACAGCCGCGACAGCCTTCGCCTGAACCGGCATCTCCACTGGAGCTACGAGGGCAACAGGAGCCTGCACCAGCGCACCGACGTTGGGGTTGCGGGTGAGGTCCTGCACCACCGGCGGAGGCACCACCGGCGGGGTCACGACGACAGGGTCTTCGCCTCCGTTGGGAGCGGCGCAGGCGAACAGCGTGAGGCAGAGAACCGCGACAAGAGTGCTGTTGTAGGTCTTCATGATGGTCCCCTCCTTGGGGCGTGGATGGACGGAAGTCCATCGCTACATGAGGCTTATGCCTAGAGTGTCTTGGGTATTGCGACCTGAGAGGTAAGAAGCGGGGCCTGTGAGAGCGCCCCTGGTGCTACTTGGTGTCCTCGAGGGCCGTGAACAGCGTGGCCATCTCGAAGCACTTGGTCGCGTAGTGTCGCATCAGCTTCTCGCTAATCACGCTGCTACAGCGCTCGTCTGCCGGCGGGATGAGCTCGGCCTTGTCGACCTCCTGCTTGAAGAGATCCCACGCACGGTCAGCCACCTTCTGCTTGAAGAAGATGTCCCTCGTGGTGACCAGTGTGGAGCGCTCTTCCTTGTCTTGCTCGACGAGCTTCTCCAGCGCCTGGGCGATGCGCTTGAAGGTGGATGCGAACTCCTGACCACCTCGAGTGTTGAGCCAGTTGTCACCCGCCATCACGCACCCCCACAGCCTTCTCGACGGTGTCGACGAAGACCATGCCGAACAGCAGGGCCTCTGCCATGGCGTCCTCAAGCGAGACGTTCGATACCTCGGTCTCGCAGAGGGTGAAGTGGTGCGACTGGACACAGACGAAGTAGCTCTTCGACTGCTCGACGTTGGGGTAGACGGCGAGCATGAGCTCGTCGGTGCCGTAGAGCGAGAGCGTGGCCTTGTCACCACCCACCACCCACTCAGACGCGGTTGGCTTCGGGAGCCTGCGCTTCTCTCGTTCCTCCCAGAGCTTCTCGGCGTGGTCGTAGGCCCACTTCGCTCCTGCGTCATCAGTGGCGATGAGCCTGAGTGCTGCCTTGTCGATGAACTCTTGCTTGGTCATTAGAAGTCCAACACCATCTTCGGTGTCTTGAAGGAGCCTTCGAAGCGTGCGTGGCCATCGCTGAAGTGGTACTCGCAGATGTCCACGTTGGCGCGTTTGCAGTACTTGGTGAACTCCTTCACCTTCTCTCGGAACTGGTCCTGCGAGAGCGCTTCGTCCTTGCTGTCCGCCCCGTTTGCCATCTCTTCCTCTTCTTCCTCAGGCTCTGGTGCTTGGTTTGAGACGATGCCCACCTGAACCATTCGCGGGTAGATGAGCGACCACTTCCTGAGCTCGCCCAAGGCATAAGGCAGGCCCCTCTGCTTGCACGTCGTGACGATGCTGTCCGTTGCTGCGTGGCCCGATTGGTCGGTGCCAACGATGACGCCTTCGGTCTCCGCTGGTGGGCTGTACGGTCTTGAGGGCCGGTACTCTTGCGCGCCTACTACCTCATGCCCGATGCGCTCAAGCTTCGTTTGGAACTCACGAAGGATGTCGGGCACGGCTCCACAGATGAAGAGCTTCATTGAGCCTCCATGGTTCTTATGCCTCTAGGGGCTGACGTTTCGGAGAGGTAAGAGGAGAGGCAGGGACAGGCCCCTCTCCCCAGCGTGTGATCACGGTACACGCCAGACCGCCCCACCTACTCCTTCCAGTACCGAGTGCGCTCGGGGAGAGCGCGCAGCGCCAGCATGTTGATGCGGTGCTGCTCCCACGCATTGCGGAAGCTGGTGGCGCGAGCCAACACCTCGCTCATCAGCTCAGGCTGGCGGACCAGCCACGGCGTCGGAACGAGCTGCCTGTGCCCACCCACCATGGCCGAGACGACCACGCGGTACTTCTGGTCTCGTGGCCCGTGAGAGGGCTTGAAGACCACCGCGCGCATCTTGTCTCGAGCGATGAGCCTGCGCCGCTGAGCAGCCAGCACGTTCACGGGCTGCACCATCAAGTAGTGCAGAGGCGAGGTGCGATCCTCCATGGCTTCCTCGACGATGATGTCGTAGGTGAGCACCCCGTGCTGGATGGCGAGTGCCCGCAGCCAGATGGCCAACGCACGCTGCCGGCCCTCGGGCACCAGGTTCGGGTCTGGCCAGAAGGCCAGATACGGATAGCGACGACGCGGCATCTACGCCTCTGCCTGCGACGGGAAGGAGATGTTCTTCCTGGTGATGAGGATGGCCTCGTTGCTGCCGAGCTCCTGCTGCACGGCCAGGACGAGCGGCGACACGAGCCTCGACATCGGGTGCGCCACCATCCCCTCGTGGGTCACCGGCTGCCCTCGCTTGACCTTGTTGGCCTTGCGGGTGATCTCTGCCTTCTTCACGGCGGCGATGAGCTTGGCGGACATCTTGCTCGCGGCCTTGGCCTTCTTCATGGCTTTGTTCTTCGGCTTGGGGCCGCGGTTGGCCACCTCGGTCATCTCGAGGCTCTTGTCCTCGAAGGCCTTGAAGATGGCCGAGAGACCCTTGACGTTGAAGTGGGAGCCACCGAACTGCTTCTTGTAGGCCTTGGCCTTCTCGACGACCGAGCCCTCCGTGGCCGCGACCTGCTTGAGCTGCGACGCCACGCGCTTCGTCACGCTGATCTTCACGCTGTACGTCCTTGCCCTTGAGGGCAGTGCATCGAGGATGAAGACCTCGAAGGTGCTGGAACGAATCCCGCACACATCCTTATGCCGACTCAAGGGCAAGAATGGTGAGACGTAAGGGGAGGAATGCTCCCCCTGCTTCAGTGCTTCTGGGCCTGCTTGGCCTTCTTCCAGCCATCCAGCCAGCCCTGCTCTTGGGGGTTGGCCCCAGCCTCCATCACCGGGCACGCAGGTGATGGAGGAGCGATGCAGGCCTGCTTGCCCTGGCAGTACCCAGCTCTCCAGCCCTCTGTGAAGCTCTTGCAGTAGGGCGTGTTGAATGGGTTCTGCGAGAGCAGCAGGGCCACGATGAGCAAGGGCATCTAGATGCCCGCTTCAGGCACCATCACCCGAAGCGTCTCGATGGTCTCCTTCGACCACGAGAAGCGATTCATCTGCTCCTCGTACTCGGACACCGCGGTGGGGACGCTGTAGCCCTTCATCGCCATGGCGTGGATGAAAGCCATCCGCACCGTGTGCTCGGTGATGCCAGCGGCCACCAGCTGGCGCACGCACTCACGCTTCTGCTCGAGGGTGCTGGCCTTGGCCTCGCTCGAGCTGAGCTTGAAGAGCCCGTGGAGACCACCGCAGAGGCGGAAGAGAGCCTTCACGTTGTCGGGCAGGGCCTGGAGCTGGTCGTACAGCTGCTTGTGGCTGAACTCGAACATGTCCATGGCTACGCCTTCCTTGCGTGCTCGTACATTCCCCAGATGGTCAGGGGATGCTTCAGCGGGACGAAGCCCTTCTCGAGCAGCTCCATGCTGTAGCGGGGTGGGACATCCTTGGCGCAGGAGATGGTGATGTGGGCAACGCCCCTGTCCATTCGCAAGAGCTGCTCCTTGAGGTGGACAGCCTGGCCCTTGTCGTCTTCGGCCACACCATCCACGGTCATGCACACCATCTTCCCCAGCCGCGTCTCGAACTCCTTCACGATCTGCTCGTGAGGCTTGAAGACCACGGTGAGGTGCTCAGCGAAGACCTTCGGGTGCTTGGGCGGGATCGCCGCCAAGAGGGCCTTCTTGCTGGTCTCGGTCAGGTACAGCGCGATGAAGACAGGGAGGGCCATCTAGGCCGCCTCATCCTTCGCTTCGCGCTCCTTCTTCTGCTTGAGCACCTCGGCCTGCTGCGCGGGCGAGAGCTTGTCGAACTTCTTCTTGATGCGCTTCTGCCTCTTGTCCTCGGCGGCGATCTTGACCGAGGCGTAGAGCTCCGACGTGGTGAACGAGTTGCGCTTCTTCATGGTGATGCCTCCCTATGTGGGGTGGATGCTGCGTTGGGACTACTCGTACTCTCGGATGCGGAACTCGACCTTGTAGCTGAAGCTCTTGGGCGCCCTGAAGAGGACCGACAGGACCCTCCACTTCTCGCAGAGCCACTCCTCCTTATCGAGCTCCAACGAGATGCCGCAGTAGTGCTGCTTCCGCCTGCGGGCCTTCATCTTCAGGTCACCCAAGACCTTGTGCGGGCGGTGGATGCTGAGGACCTTCTCAGCCTCCTCCTCGGTGAGCTTCACGGACTCACCCACACTGAACTTGGCGTGAGCGGCCTTCTCGACGACGACTTGGTTCATGCTGCCTCCCTACAGGGGTTGGTGAAGAGTGGAACTGCCTGACAAAGCCTTATGCCCAAGAGCGCCGTGCTCTTGCCGGTTCGTATGCCCTCTCCAGGTGCAAATGGCCTCCATCTCCCTGGGGCGCTTCTTCTCCTTCTCTTGGGCGCACAGTAGGGCAAGCTGCGATGGCCATCACCCTCGACCACCATGCATGGGAGAGGGGGATGGATAGGCAGTACACATCGAGCAGTCGAGTACAGCTCAAGACAGCCTGCACGCATCTACATCGTTCAGACTGTAGGTAGCGTAGCGGCGCCCCGCGAGAGCCTCATGACGAGGAGAGTGAGGCTTCAGGCAGCAGGCCAACTCGTATGCTGGGTACCCAAGACCAAGAACAGGTACCCCTCTGAGGTCCATGCGCCATTGGCAGACCAACCAGGGCTCTTCGGCTTGCTCTACATGCTCAGCTGGGCACGAGAGAGGTCATCATGAGGGCCATCGCTTGCCCAAGACAGCTTGAAGAGCGCTCATGCATCACCAAGTAGCGAGCCCTCCAGCTTGGGCGCCAGCAAGAGCACTCGAAGAGGCCCTCGTCTCGCCTATCGTTAGGGCTATCGAGTCGAAGTGCAGCCCGGGTAGAGGGGGGACAGTGGTTACCTAGTTCTGGGCCCCCTTTACAACTTGAGGGGGTGGGGGACCGGCACGGCCTGAAAGTTCTTGGGGTGGCATACGATTCGGGTACCCCCTGGGGGATGGAATGCGTGCAGGGTGGTCGGTAAGTGTTCGGTCGAACCTGTCCGGTGTCCCCCGAACACGGGGAAAGGTGTGTGATATGGCCTACACGGTCTTGGCTCGACGTATGCTCCACGAGTCGTCATGCGACTCGACATGCACGTCTTCATGACCGACGATTCGACATGGTGTGCCCGGGTTGGGTCTGGGCCTACCATCTTCGCCAAGACCCCGGAGCAGGCCCAGGCGGCTGCCCTGATGGCGTACCGGGCCAGGGCGCTCTACCTCTCGCTCCTGGGGCGGGAGCCCTCGGACCGGGAGCTGCGCCGGCTGCGCAGGCCGGTAGATGCCCTGGACCTGCGGGTGGTCTGGACGCAGTAGCTGGTCCCCGGGTAGTCTCCGGGGCATGACCAGCCAAGACGAAGAAGCACTCCCAGGCGGCCTTGTGGCCGTGCCGGACGACCTCACGGTGGAGATGCCGGGGGAAGGCCTGCCGGTCATCACCTGGTGGGAGACAGGGCCCGCCGAGAGGCTGCTCGCAGACCAGCTGCGCCAGCTGGAGGACGCGCGGCTCCTCGAGCTGGTGACCAAGACCGCCCTGCCTCAGGGCTGGTATGCCGGCACCATCACAGGCGGGGTGCAGGTGGCCCCTCTCGTCAGCTTCACTTGCGCCCAAGACGTGAGCCCGGTCTTCGACTTGGGGTCCCCTCGTCAGCACTTCGTGGCGGGGAAGACCGTCTTGAAGGGTAAGAAGAAGTAGAGCCTCTTCGGCGCTCCCCACCTACACCTACAGATTCTGAGCGCGTGGGAGGGCTAAGAAGCGGGGCCCGTACAGGCGCCCCACCTCCCTGTCCCCTCCGCGGGGACTACGCCTCCGGCAGCTCGTCGTAGACGACCAGGCTCCCGTTGGTGAAGACGATGCGGAAGCCCTCGGCCTCGTACTTCTCCCAGGCCTTGTAGAAGGAGGGCGCGCGGTCGGTCAGGACCTCGAGCTTCTTCACGTCGCCCAGCTGGGTGGCGCGGTCCCAGGCCTTCTCCATCGCCTTGCCCCGCCGCGCCAGGCTGAGGAACTTCGCCTTCCGGACTTCTCGGGTGGCGCTCACCCCTTACGCCTCGGCCTGCTGGGCGCGCTTCTCCTTGCGGGTCTTCATGCCCAGGGACTTCTTGATGCCGGCCTCAAGGCCCTCGACCGCCTTCTCGTACTTCGACGCGGCCTCGGTGAGGTGGCCGAAGGTCTCCATCAGCTTCTCCTCGCCGGCGGCCTTCATGAACTCCGCGCGGGCGGCGGCCACGGCCTTGGAGAGGACCGGGGTCTGGTTGGTGATCGTGGTGGCCAGCGCCACGGTGACGTCGGTGGTGATGACGGTGATGGACTTCAGGATGATGATGAGCTGGTTCATACAGCCTCCATGGCCATTGGCCTGGGTGAGCTCAAGAGCGGAACTGCTCTCGAACAAAGCCTTCTCCCACAGGGATGCCAGGAATTGCTTCTCTCCCAGGGCTAAGCGAAGAGGGGCCTGTACGAGCGCCCCTCCTGCCCTGCCTACGACGGCCCCCAGCGCTCTTCGCGCTCCTCGGGCGTCAGCCTACGGTTCTGCGGCTGCTTCGAGTCTTCCCAGATCTTGTAGAGCCCGACGCCCAGCTCGCAGACCCAGAAGAAGAGAAGCACCCCGCCCAGCAACACCAGGTACTGCACCATGTGCAACCTCCTTAGAGAGAAGTGGAGACGTTTCCGTCTTCATAGTCTTCTCCCACAGGTGGGGCAGCTTTTGCCCCTCCCAGTGCCCAGACGCCATCCCGCACCGAGGCGCCCAGGTCGTGCAGGTCTCGATAGAGCATCCTCGAAGCCGGGGAGTCCTTGACGTTCCCCTCCGCCGGATAGGTGCAGGGGTAGGCCGTGTAGATGTCCGCGAAGGTGCACGGCAGCATCCTCTTCACCCGCTTCATGCGCGCCTCCCGAGCGTGCGAGTAGCCACAGTCGGCGCAGAGCTCTTCGATCGCCTTCTCCATCTCGAGGGCGACGTAGAGCTCCTTGTGGAGCCGCTCCACCTTCCGGGCGCTCTTGGCCGTCATCTGCTTCTTCTTCAGCTGGAGGGCAGGGGTCTTGTTCCCGAGGGCCTGAGCGATCTCGCCCTTCGTCATGCCGCCCTTGCTGCGCAGCTCCGTGACCTTCTTCCACACCTCCTGGCCAGGGACGAGGGCGTGTGGCAGCGCCGCGGCCAGCGTCACCGAGAGGATCCTCTTCTCGGTCTCCGGCAGGACGGCCTGCTGCTTTCCCTGCCTGATGTCGCGGATGATGCAGTTGGCGACGCCGCTGGCCTGGTGAACCGCCTCTTCGCCCACCCCGTTCTGGGAGAGGAAGAGGATGTGCTCACGGGTCTTGTGGGCCAGCACCGTCACGAACGTCTTCAGTCTCTCGCGGCAGTTGGAGCAGATGCCGCCTGTCGAGTCCTTCCGGAGGTGCGAGTGCGTCTTGCAGGGCAGCCCGTCGATGCCAGGGCACGCCCGCTTGTAGTGCCGGACCTGCTTGGTTCCGTCGGGGAGGGTCCAGACCTGCGGCGCCGGCACCACCTCGGAGAGGAACTGCACAGCCTGGTCGGCCTGCTTCTGCGACCGCAGCTGTGCGTACTTCCGGTTGGCTGCCCGGCATGCATCGCATCTGCACTTCTCGGCGACGTACATGGCCCGGGTGCCGTGCTGGCGAACAGCCTTCATCTCTGCGGTTTCCTCAAGGAATGGTAGTGGATCTTGCGGTCCCGGGCGCGATGCGCTACGGGAAGTGGGTGACCGAGTGCGGATACCGAGCTGCCGCCACCTGCCGGATGTCCGGCTTGCATCATCTGGACTTCGCCACCGGGGCCTGCACGTCCTGTGGCGTCCAGCTCTTGGCCCCGAGCGCCGGCTCCTCCCGCGCGCTCGAAGGCGCCGAGACGAAGGCAGAGGGAGGGGGGATTGGGCCGCCCCTGGTCCCCCCTCCCCGCCGGGTTCGCTAGTCCTCGAAGCGGCCGTTCGGATTGCTGCGGTGGGTGAAGAACGCCGGCTTCGGATCCGCCGGCGCAGTGGGCCTGGTGAAGGGCCCCTTCTCGTCCAAGTGTCTGGGGACGTTCTGGACCCCGGTCTCCTTGGAAGAGAGCCTGCCCGTCGTCGTCCCCGCGAACTTGAGCGCCTTCTTGACCTTCTGGCTCTGCCTGTTGAGCTCCTGCTGGAGCCTCTTGAGCCTGATGCGCTGCTTCTTGTTCATCATCAGAAGCCCTCGAAGGCAGCGAGGGTGCCGGCAGCCCGCTTCTCCCGGAGGCGCTTCTCCTGCCGCCGCTTCTTCTGCTCCTCGGTCTCGACCCGCTGAGAGCGGGCCACGGGGGAGCACTTGCGGCAGGTCTTCCCTTCCTTCATCACGCGCATGTTGCAGGTGGGATTGATGCAGCGGGGCCACTCCCGTCTTCCCATAGCCATCAGGGCAGCCCGAGCTCGTCGAAGAGCTCCCCCACCGTCTTGTCCCAGCCGTCGGCGAAGCCCACGATGTAGCCGATGTGGTACATCGCCCGGCCGAGCGTAGGCCCGGTGAGCTTGCTCGAGAGGGTGATGCTCTCCTCCTCGAACCCCTCGATGAGTTCGAGGACAGTGGTGCTGAACAAGATGGAGGCCGGCTCCAGCTCGTCCATGTGCTCCTGGATCGTCTGCTTCGTTGTTAGATCGCTCACAGCAGTCCTTCCTTCTTGGCCCACCAGCTCTTCACGATGAGGGTGCCGGTGCTGTTCTTGTCCCCGTCGAAGACCTCGGAGTCGTCGTGGATGACCGACTTGGGGACCCACTTCTCTTCGCCTTCGATGACCACGAGCAGCGCCTTGTCTCGCTCCATGATGACCTTCGCGTCGTGGAAGTCAGCCTGGTCATCAGAGGCCACGCTTGTTCCTCCACTCCTGGAGCAGCTGCATGTGCCCTTCGTTCTCCATCATCTTGTGGGCGTAGTGCTCCTCGGTGATCTTCTTGAAGGCGATCTTCCTCTTCTCGAGGTTGTCGACGGCGGCCGCGGGGCTGAGCTCCAGCTTGGACAGGGTGTTGCCCATGTTCCGGTAGGCGCCGGCAAGACGGCTGCGGTCGCTCTTCAGCTCGAAGAACGTCTTGCCGGCCTTGGTGACCGTGTACTGCTCGACCACGACCTGGTCCTTGATCTTGTCGTGGCCGATGTCCAGCACCCTGGCGAGGTAGACCACCATGCCGAGGGTCAGGTCCGATTCCTTCATGTGTCAGATCCCTCCGTCGCTGCTGGTGGGAGAACTGTCCGACGAAGACGAGCCGGAGTCGCTGGAGGATGAGTCGCTGCTGGGGCTGCTCTCTGAGGCCGGGCTCGGGTCCCAGGAACCGCTGGCTCCACCGCCAGAGAAGGTACCTCCGTCGCCCTTCCAAGCCTCGGGCTCCGGAGCTGGCGGGCTGATGTTGGGGGTCTCCAAGAGGAGAAGAGGCAGGAGACCCACGTGCGGATCCTCGTCCTCCTCGACTCTCCTCCTCGGCGGGTCGTACTTCGCGGGAGGGTAGCTGCCCACGAGCCCGGGGCTCGTGGGTCGGTTGGGCGTCGGGGGTAGCGGCTTCGGGAGCCCCACGTCGTAGACGAGAACTCCGGAGTAGGCGACGACCTCCTCCCCGTAGTGCTTGTCGGGGCAACCGAAGGACGGACTGAGGAAGAGGCCGGTGAACCCCCTCTTCATCGGCTTGTTGCAGTAGGGGCAGCGCATCCGCCAGATGCGCCACTTCTTCTTGAACCAGTTCACGACTGACTCGGCGGAGGGGGAGGAGCTCCCTCTCCCGTGGCGGTCACCGTGCGCGTCACGGGGACGGTGGCCGGGTAGCCATTGGCGCTGGCAGTGACTGCCGCCTGGCCGTTCTCCTGGATGATGTACTTGTACTGGTTGTTGGCGAAGACCGCCCTCACCAGCTCCTTCATGTCGCCGACCCGCTCCTTGGCGTTCTCGATCTTCAGGTCGACGATCTGCTTGTCGATCGCGGCCGTCCTGGCCTGCTCCTTGGCCGTCTCGAGCTTCCTGATGAGGTCGTCCAGAGACTTCAGCTCGTGGAGCTGCGCCTCGCTCATCTCGAGCTTCTTCTTGAGCCCGATGACCTCCTGCTCGAGGAGATAGGCACGTCGCTCGACATCCTCGGCCTGCTGGATGCGGATCTTGAGCCTCTTGCTGACCTCGGCGGTGAGGTTCGCGTCGATTGCCTTGCTGATGTCTTCTTCGAGTGCCATCTCTACTTCCTCCTTAGTGCGCGCCGTTGGTGGCGCTTGGTGAGTTCGTTGGTGAAGCTGCGAAGGTGCTTCTTGGGAGGCTCCTGGAACACGACTTGCCGGGCCAGGAGCTCTTCCTTCAGGAGCGGGGTCACGGCGTAGTAGGTGTTGTCGGGCAGGGTGATCAAGACGAAGCCACCGGTCGTGTCTTGGCTGGTGTAACTCACGTGAAGCCGGATGAGCCTACCCAGTTCCTCGCGGTCGATGGCGGTGATGATCATCTGGGCTTCCTCTTGGCGCCGATGAGTTCTGCCAGGTCTCCCAGGTTGCTCATCATCGTCCAGGCATTGCACTCGAGGGAGTAGCCCAGCTGGTACTGGCGCTTGACCTCCTCGTCCACGAACTTCTGGATGGTGGTGGCCGTCATGGTCCCATTCTGGAGGTCGTTGCTGACCGACAGAAGGTTGTCCATCTTCCGCTTCGCCCGGTGAGTCGCGGTGTGGGCGATGTCGGCGCTGCGAAGGGCTTCGGCCACCGCCTGCCGAAGCCTATCCCCGTGGCTCTTGTGCATGACTACTTCACCACGTCAGCGGCGAGGTTCTTGATGGCCTCGTCCCCGAGGCTGTCGGCGATGTCGTCGAGGGTGAGCGTGCAGAACTCGTCCTCCCAGTCGCCGATGAAGTAGAGCCGGCGCCGGTCCTCGATGAGGCCGAAGAGGATGGGGTCCTTCTTCCTCTCGATCTCCTCCTTGGTGTCCGCCTTCCCCGTGCCCTCTGGGTCGTAGTGCATGACGGCGTAGTTGTCGAAGATGAGGTGCTCGTCGGCCAGCTTCTTCTTCTCGATGATGGGCGCCGGGATGACGCGGGTGAAGTTCACCATCCAGGTCAGGTCCACCTTCTTGAGGCTCCGCTTGGCGAACTTCACCACGTCGGCCTCCTCGACGTACTTCGGCAGCCCGATGGCCTCCAGCTGGCACTCCAGCCTGGCGGCGTTGAGGCCCGCGGTGAGCTTCTCGACGAGGGCAGTCTGGCCGTTGGCGATGGCGGCCTGGATGGCCTTCTCGTAGCCGGCCGCCCGGGTCCGGACCACGTTCAGCTCCTCCACGGAGTTCTTGATGGACTTGAAGAACTCCTGGATGGTGATGGGCGGCCCGTACGTCGGAGGCTTGGGGCGCCGGGAGAGGATGCGATCCCAGAAGGACTTCTTCTCCTCCGACTGGTCGTTCCTCTGGGCTACGGTCAGGCCCATGACCGGGTTCGACATCATCACCATGCCGCCGCCAGCCCAGCTCGAGGTGATGGCGGTGGAGTTGCTGGTGATGAAGACGCCGGGGCTCTGGTTGTCCGACTTCTGCGCCTGGTAGTCGGAGTGCTTCAGCTCGTCGGCCGCCGCCTTCTTGGGCTGGTACTTCGGCAGCCGGTAGTCCTTCTTGAAGTTCTCGAAGACCTCGAGCTTCCCTTCCTTCGTGATCATGTCGTTCTCCATTCTGTGGGATCGACGCCAGCCTTCCAGGCCTGACGCACCTTCTTCGGGTAGTGCTGGGTGGAGCTGCGTCTCACGATACCTGGAGGCATACGGCTGGTGCCGCAGAGGAGCAACACGGTCCCAGGGTGAGGGTTGGGGGCTGCGTAGTGGCTGGTCCAGGACGTGGTGTAGGGCGTCACCACGCCGTTGTCGATGCAGGCCACTCCCGCGGCGCAGACCCACTCCTCGAAGGTGAGGCCCTCTCGGTTCACCGTGTCGCGGCTCACTTGTACCTCGCCTTCTCGACGGTCCCGAACTTCCTGACCCAGAGCTTAACGCCCTCGAAGAGGATGTCGTGGACACAGGGCAGCTTCCCTTCGCGGTCGTTGCAGCCCTCCCAGCAGTCGCAGTTGGCTTTGGCGATCCCCTGGGCTGTGAAGATGCGGGCCGCGAGGATGGTCTGCTTGGTGGCGCTCACGGCGGGTCCTTCCACCTCCGCACGAAGAAGCGGAGGTCGTCGAGGGGGCACTGGGTGCAGGTGGCGAGGGAGTTGCGGTCCCTGGTGGCTTCGTAGAAGGCGGCCTGGACCTTGAGGAGCGCCTTCCGCTCGTTCAGCACCAGCTCTTCGACCGCTTCGTTCGAGGACACGACATCCCAGAGGGCCTTCCAGTCGTAGGAGTCGTACTTCTTGATGGCCTCCTCCACCTTGGACATGTCAGGCCAAAGGGACTCGCTCACGTCATCACCCGTCCGACCAAGGCTTCGTGCCAGGGCTTGGGGAGGAAGCCCCCAGTGATGAGCCACTCGTTCAGCGCCGCGACCAGCTCAGCCAGGCGAGCAGCATCCACCTGGCTGCACTTCTCGCCGTTGTCCTGGCACTTGCTGATGGTCTCGGCCAGCTCCAGCTGCTCCTTCAGGTTGGCATCGGGATCCATACCTACCTCGGAGCCTTCTTCGGCTTCTTGAGCTTCTTGCCGTCGATGTGCCCGTCGAAGGCCTTGAGCAGCATGTCGGCGGCGTAGTCGCTCATGGAATCGGCGAGGACCTGAAGCTCCGGCCTCCGGGTCGGCTTGGTCATCTTGCCGTTGGAGGTGCGGGGGATCGGCCCTCTGAAGTAGGGGATGGTGCCCACGAGCTCGTGGGCCACCACTGCCCGACTGGCGAAGTAGAGCGCGTCCTGGATGCGCTCCGTGCGCGCCTCCTCCTGCCGCAGCGTCAGCTTCTTCTTGGCCATCTAGTCCTCCTTCCCGAGGCACTCGACCTTGAGGAGGTCCTCGACGGTGGTCTCGGAGGCCGGGTAGTTCTTCTGGAAGATCTTCACCGCGAGGCCAGCCGCCTCGACGAGGGTCTCCGCGATGACGGTGCAGGTGTCCTCCGTCGTACCGTCGATCTTCCCGTACACCTTCCACATCGACCGCTTGTTCTTGGACATCAGGTCTTCTCCGGTAGCAGCTTGAGGTTCTTGGCGACGTTGAAGAGCTTCTTCTCGAAGTCCTTCGACTTGGTGAGTGCATCGAGCTGGTCCTGGAACGCCAGCAGCTTCTGGTGCATGACCTTGAGCGCGAGCCAGGTCTCCTCGGTGTACGGCAGGATGCGGTAGGCGTTGGAGGCCTGCTCCTTGCCATAGCCGCCGGGCTTGATGTCGGAGCCGTTCTCCCTGTCCTTCTTGTTCGACTTCCGGCAATCCTCCAGACGATCCTTGGTGGGATAGACGAGCTCGTCGCTCATGAACGGACTGTGAGGCTCCCGGTCCGAGTCGGTGAGCCCGTCCTCGAGGAATGGCCGCTCCAGCCAGTGGCCGTCCTTCTTCTGCGCCATCTCGCTGCGCCAGAACTCGAAGCTGAGCTTGACGCGGTAGACGTAGTCGCGGCGGCCATTGCCGTAGTGCGTGCGGTCCTTCACCTCGTCGACGAAGATGAAGGGCTTCCAGGTGTAGGGCTTGAAGGCCTTGAGCGCCGCCCACGCCTTGTTCTTGCAACCATCCGCCGTCTTGTCGCGGACTTCTTCGGTGCCGACGATGGCCACGAAGTCGTTGTAGTTGCGGTCAAAGTAGAGGACGGCCCTCTCCGCAGTATCTCGGTCCGTGAGAACGTCGATCTGCTGGAGCTTCAGGATTCGGGCCATCAGAAGTGCACCACCTTCCAGCACTCAGGGGCGTGGAGGAACGTTCCGAACTCCAGGTACATGTCCTTGTTGCGGAGGTCGTCGTCGATGAACATCATGCTGTCCGTCGGGTAGAAGTCGACGACGTCGGAGATCTGCTCCATCTTGTAGAGCTTCGAGCTGCTGTAGTCGCCCTCGGGACGCATGAGGAGAGGAACGGCCGTGTCGGACCTCAGCTCCTCCGTCGTCTTGATGTTGAAGTGGTTGAGGAGCCAGATCTCCGTCACCTGCCGCAGCGCATCGGGCCTCCCGGTGAGGAGGATGGGCTCGTAGATGCTCCGGTTGTCGAGGATGGCAGCCAGCGCCGCCCTGGCCTCGTTGATGGGCGGGTCGGCCGCCACCAAGTCCGGGCGGTGGAACGAGGCCCAGTCCTTCTTCTTGCCGGGCGTGGTCAGGAACTTCTGCCTCTCCGAGGCGTCGGAGATGGTCCCGTCGATGTCGATGAAGATGATCACGTTGCACCCTTGGCTGGTAGCAAAAGGCTACCCAGCTTGCCGGCTTCGGCGATGTGAGAGAGCTTGGGCAGGACCATGTCGCCGATGGTCTGACCGGAGCTCGTGACGATGTGGGCGAGGAACTCCTCCTCGAACTCCGAGATGCCCGACTCGACGGCCTCGAGCTTCGCCTTCACGACGAGGGCGAGGGCCCGCCAGCGACGGCGCATCTCCTGGTCCACCATGTCCTCCATCTGGCGCTCGGTGCGCTCGGAGTCGTGGTGGCTGTTCTTCCGCCGGTACGTCTTGAACTGCTCGTTGGTGGGCATCTTGAGCAGGAAGCGGATGCGACGGCTCTTCATGTCGAACTGCACCATGGCCTGCATGTGGCCCTGGTCCCAGCCGGACACGAACTGACTGGCGCCGTATCGCGTGAGGATGCGCTCGACCTCAGCCTTGGACTTCTCGACGGTGACGCTGGTCTTCTCTGCGTAGCTCACGGGTGTTCACTCCTCCTGGTCTGCTTTGGTGCCTGCGTAGTTGGTCATGCCGTACTCCGAAAGGTCATCCATGCTGGGGCGGGGCTTGACCCTGCGCCCTGTGTCCGACAGCTCGACCGCCTCCCAGATGTAGTCGAGGTCGACAGGGCGCACGACGTCAGGCAGCGGCTCGCGTTTCCACATGGAGTCCAGCAGGCCTTTCGCTTGGTACTCTTTGAGAGGGCCGGGGACCCGAAGCACCTTCGTCGGGTCCCGCCACTTGTAGTCCTTCTCGTAGAACTTGCCCTTGATGCGCCCGCCGTACCGGATGCGGGACTTCGGCACTCTCGTCCCAGGGATCTGGGGGGTACCCATAGTGCTCCAAAAGGGAGAGGCGGGACCAGGCGCCATGCCCAGTCCCGCCTCAGTTGGTTTGACTGCTCGCTGTGTCTACGCGTTCGCTGCGGAGGACAGAAGCGTACTACACGCGAGGCGGCTCGCCAAGCGTCCTCGGGGTAGCCGACTTGGCCCCGTTGGTCAGCTTCTTCACCATGTCCCCGAGCGGGGTGCCGGTGAAGACCTTCTGGATGGCGTCCGCGACGGACTCGCCACCGATGGCCCGCTGGATGTTCCAGGCCTCCGCGACCTTGACCATGGTCTCGTTGTTGCTGAGGGCCAGCAGCGCCTCGGAGAAGCCACCAGTGGCCTCCTTGAAGCGCGCCACCACGGCCTCGGTCTCCGCCTTGAGGAGGGCGACCTTGAGCTCCTGGTCGGCCTTCACCTTCGCCAGGTTGGCGTTGACGATGATCTGCTCCCTGGCAGCGCGATCCTCGACGCGGCCCATCTCGACCGCGGCGATCTGCTCGTCGAGCGTCAGCTGCTCCTGCGCCTCCTTCAGCTTGTTGCCGATGCCGACGAGGGCGAGGACGAGCTTGCTCTCGGCCAGCTCGCGCTGGATGGCGTCCTCCTTCTTGGTGGTGTCGGCGACGAGCTCCAGCGACTTGCGCTTCACCTCGTGGCGGAGGGTGTCCACCTCGAGGCCGCGGCGGAGGTTGGACACCTCCACGTTGGTCTTGACCACCTCGTGCTGCGACTTCTCCAGAAGCTCGCGGAGACTCGGGTCGACGATGATGGTGCCGAGAACCTCCACGTCAGCCACCACCATGTTGTTCTCGGTGAAGTACATCCCAGCCCGCTCCTTCTCGATGGACTTGCCGAGCAGGGTGTCGCGGATGAAGTCGGTCGAGTTGGCGTAGAAGTCCTCGACCTTGACCTTCTTGGTCGCGCCCTTCAGCACCGACCGGACGTGATCGCAGAGGAACTTCACGTAGTTCTCGACGGAGAACCACCGGGTGTTGTCCCCGTCGAAGTTCACCAGGTACGACAGGCGGAGCTCCACCTCGACGTGGTCGCTCGTCTCGACGCGGACGATGTCGGCCACCTTGTTGTTCTCGACGCGCAGGTAGACGGAGCGCTCGAGGTTGTCCGTCGTCTTCGGCTTGCCCGTCGAGAACTGGAGGACCTCGAGGGACTCGTCGTAGTCGAGCAGGATGGTCTTGGGACCGACGACCACCTTGCGCGAGCCCGTCTTGCTGACCACCAGGACGGCGTAGCCCGTCCAGACCTCGATGGCCGGCGCCCCCAGGTACTTCGTGTCGAGGGTGACGGTGCGAGGCGGCGTGTAGCTGGTGTTGCGGGAGAACTCGTCACCCGCCAGCCCCTGATCCTTCGAGGCCGCCGACGACTCCATGAAGGACTGCGTGGAGGCGTAGTTCATCGCCGAGGCGACGAGCCCACGGGTCTGCACCTCGGCGTCACCGCCCAGGCTCTTGCGCATCTGATTGGCGCTGAGCGTGGCACCCTTCATGCCGCGCTCGACGTCGCCCTCGCGGACCGCGCCGACCGTGGCGGGAGCCGAGGACAGCACCTGGCGGAGCTTCTGGTTGTAGGCCAGGGCCTCGGCGTTGCCGGGGTACCAGTTCATGCACTGCTTGTCCGAGAGGACGCGGCGGACGATGACCTGGGTGCGGGGGTCGGGCAGGAGCATCGCCGGGCCCTCCACCTTGGTGATCTTGCCGTCCAGGCGGTTCATCACGTAGCGCGCCTCGCCGGCGGGGACCGCCGTGGCGAACGCCGTGACCTTGCCGTCGTACTTGATCGCGCTGTGCTCCTCGCGCGGGTAGTAGATGGCGGTGTCCTTGCCGGTGAGGAAGAGCTCCTCGCCCGCCTTGTGGTGGGTGGGCTCGGCGCCCTGAGGGGCGTTGTCGGGGACCTCGTCGTCGTAGTCGGCGATGACCTTGATGTGGATGCCCTTGATGGGCGTGAGCTCGATGGCGCGGAACTTCCGCACCTGGATGCTCTGGCCCTTCACGTTCTCCGTGACCTCGACGAACTTCTCGGTCGGCTCGGGGAAGACCACGGAGGGGCCCTTCTCGTAGCGCTTGTTGCCGTCCTCGTCGACCAGGATGGCGTAGTCGAGGCGCTCGAGCGTCAGGGCATCACGGACGTACTGGTCCGCGGCGTCGGAGTCGTCGTTGGGGATGACCTCGATGCCCGTGGGCGGGATGTAGAAGCTGACGTCGGCGCCCTTGATGATGAGCAGCTTGCCGATGTTCAGCTCCGGCGGGGCCTTGGTGGCGGCCGCCTCGGCGCCGGCGCCCTGCATGACGCCCTCGCTCCAGTTCTTCTTGGCGAGCTCCTCGTTGTAGACGCGGACGAGGAGGTACTGGTTGGACCGGAGCTGGTGGCCGTCGATGATCTCGGCCGTCTGGCCCGGCCACAGGGCGAACTTCACCGGCCCCGGGATGATGATGGAACGGCCGCTCTCGAGCGAGGCACCCTTCTGCACGGTGCCGGTCTCGGGCTTCTTGCCGTCCTTCTCCGGGTTCTTGAGGACGACGTACTGCCCCTCGCGGGCGTCGATGGACTTCCGCTTCGACTCCTCGAGGATGCAGGGGATGTAGTCGCCGCTGTTCGGGTCGTAGCGGACCGGGGTCTCCTGCGCCGTGGGAGTGACCACGGTGTTCCCGCAGTAGACCTTGATGACGCCGGTCGTGTTGTCCTGGAAGAAGGCGTAGAAGCCCTCGGCCAGGTTGAGATCGCGCTTCTGCGTCTGAGGCTCGGCCATGGTTAGTTCTCTCTCTTGTGGGTGGTCTTGCGCTTCTTACTGCTCAGCAGTCTCTGCTGCTTGGTCCTGTGCCCAGTGCCCTTCTTGACCTGGACAGACTTCTCTCCGCCGACCTTCTTGCGCCCGCACTTTCGACAGCGGGTGCGAAGCTCGGGGTTGCCTTGGGAGCACTTGCCACACTCCCAGCCTGGCACCATCACTTCCCTCTCCTCTCCACCTTGCTGGTGGACTCGAGGACGCGCAGCTTCCCGGTGCAGCCGTTGAACCAGTGGAACCAGGCGTACTCGATGCTGTCCGTCTTCCCGCCGCCCACGAAGGACGGACGGTTCGGCAGGACGTAGATGTCGGGCCTCGTGTTGCGCATGAAGTCCGCCCTCTTCTCGCTGGCCACGAAGTTGAGGCGCAGGAGCATGAGGGTGTGGTCCGCCATCGGGAGGCACCTCTCGATGAACTCGGAGGCCAAGACGAAGGGCGGGTTGGTGATGGCCACTGAGTAGCCACGGAGCTGCTCCGGCGGGATGCTGAAGAAGTCGCCGGTGATGATCTTCCCGAGGGCCGGCTTGATGAGGTTCAGCATCGGGATGGGCCCGGTGCGGATCTCGCACGCCGTCCAGTAGACCGGGATCTTGAGACTCGCGTTGACGGCCTTGATGATGGCCCCGTTGCCAGCGCAGGGCTCGAGCCACTGCCCGCCGGGCAGGTGGACGGCCTTGAGGAGCCGAGCCACGCACCAGGCTGGGGTGGGGTAGTTGTCGTGACGGCTTCTGCTCTTCCCTCTCTTCGTCGAACTCACAGCCTCACCGTCCTTCTTCCGACCTTGACCTTGTCGATGCCCTTCTCGAGGTCGATCTGCATGGGGAGCTTGCCGCCGATGGTGCCGAAGATGGCCCGCTCGATGACACGGCTCTTGCTGGCCTCCTTGCGGAGGTAGCCCTCCTCCCAGGCGCCCATCCAGGCCTTCTTGGACTTCCTGTTGAGCCACCTCCCGTAGCGCCGCTTGAGCTTCGTGATGCCGGCGAGGTTCTCCTCCGAGATGCGGGGCCAGATGTCGAGCCAGATGCAGTCGTAGATGCAGCTCGGGCTCCACTGGAAGGCATCCTCGTTGTGGACTAGGAGCTTCTTGCTCTCTTCGGCGGTCAGCGCCTTGCGAACGTGAGGAAGGACGAGGTCGATGACCTCGTGACTCTTCTCCACCACCACGACCATCTTCACGCTCTTCTTGCGCAGGACGGGGAGGAGGCTGGCGCCGAGGCCCAGGCCAGCGATGAGGACGCGGCCATGGGCGTGCTCCATCAGCGGACGGCTCGAGTGGAGCTCGTAGGGAGCGTCCGTCATCATGATCTCCCAGACGTCGTCCACCTTGACGATCAGGCGGACGTAGGTGCCGGGAGGGCAGACACGGTCCGGCCTGCCCTTCACCGCGGCCGCCAGGTTGTCGAACATGAGCTTCTGGTCGGTCACGCGAGCAGTGATGTGCTCGATGATGACGTTCTTGCTCTTCCCCTCCGGGATGACCTTGTGGAGGGTGCCCGCCATCTCGTGCTGGTGCGCGAGGAGTCTCTTGGCTGTGGCGATGTGCTTGGTGATGTCGTCGTTCAACTTCTTCAGCATCCGCATCTGCTGCGGGCTGATCCCGAGGTCTTCGGACTTCATGTGGGGTAAGGGCCTATGCGCGCTTGCGCTTGGTGGGTTTCACCGTGAGCCTCTTCGTCTTCTTTGGCTTCACGGCGTCCTTCGGAGGGGGAGGCGGAGGGGGGACGAACTGCGGAGTCCACTTCCCTTCCTTGTACAAGCGCTCTTCAGCTCTGAGCCGCTCGGCCTTGTCCCGCTGCTTCTTGGCGTACTTGAGAGCGCGCTCCCGCTCCTTCGGAGTCTTCGCTTCCGCAGCCTTCTTCTCTTGCCTCTCGGCCCAGTACTCTGCCCCATCCACCTTCTCAGAGAAGTAGTCGACGGAGAGCTTCCCCCGGATCTGCTTCCCGGCCTTCGTGAGGAGGGTGACGTGGATCTTGGCAATCGCCTTCTTCACCAGGGCTTCCGCCTCCGGCAAGGTAGTGGCATCGAGAATGCGGTCGATGGCCTCAAGGTGTCTGACCTCGAGGACCTTACGGTCCGTCCCGTACTCCGCTAGCAGCTTGTCGATCTCCGCCTGGGTGCTGCCGTGCACCATCTGGACGGGAGTCATCCTGCCTTCGGCGCCCTCTGCGAATCGTACTTGGCCTGAAGCCGACTCACATCACCGTCGAGCGCCTTCAGTGTGGACTGAACCCACCCACTGAGGCTTCCCTTCGTCTCGCTGTAGGACTCGAGCGCATCGACGAGGAGCCTGTCAGCGGCCTCCCGGACGTCGATCTCCCGGACACCGCGCTCCCGGAAGTTGTACTGGCCAACCTGGAGGTCGACGAGCGGCTTCAGGGCCAGCTTCAACATCTCAAGGGTGATGAGAAGATCCGGCTTCTTCTTCCACTCCATGAGCAGGTCACACACTGCCTGTTCGGACGCATCCATCTACTCACCTATTGCCCTTCTTCTGCGTAGAGATGTGGGGGCCCTTCCTGAACTTGATGTTGCTCTTCTCGGCTTGCAGGTCAATCCCGAAGGATGCCGCAACCTCTTCGAGGTGCTGGTAGAACGTGGGATCGTCGAGACAGGTCGCCTCCTTCCAGGCCCAGCGGATGTAGTCTGGATCATTCGTGGCGACCTGCTCGACGGTTTCCCCTTCATGCTTGCGCCCGCCGAACGTCCAGTTCTCACTCGCGTTGCTCGGGCGCCGCAGTAGAGCCATCACTACTCCTTTCTAGGCGTGTGGGTGCCTTGCAGCGTGGCGCCCGGCATTCAGTCCCTGCGTGTACAGGTCGGCCTCGTCCTTCTTCAGGACGCGCCACTGATGCTCCGGGTACTCATCGCGCATGTTGCGGACGATGTCGTAGGCCTCGTCCTGCCCCTTGACTGGAGGGAGGTGCTTCCAGGTTCTCCAGACTCCTCCTGCCTCCCTCGACTGAACGACGTAGTAGAGGTTGGCCCTCATGATCTTGAGGGCGGCCTCTAGCTTGGCCGACTTCTTCATCGCAGCTCCCTTGTTGTGGTAGCTGTCCCTGGTGCTATGCTTCCTCGCGAGCCTGACGCCGTACCTAGCAGTACCCGGAAGCGCTCCGAAGAACCCTGACAATGCCTTCGGGCCTACGGGGCACGGAAGCACCGGCGAACGAGGATGATGTGGTGCGGTAGTGGCTCAGAACCTGGCGCTACTGGCGGTCGGAAGATCGGCGAGTGATTGCGCTGCACCGACCGCCAGCACCCAGGTTTCGGGCGAAGGGCTCAACTGATCCCTCTACACCCTTATGCCTCAAGGTGAAGCTGATTCGCTGCCGCGAGGTGGGCCGGGTTCTGGAGCCACTGGGCCAGGTGAAGGTCGTAGCGGTACACGTGGTCGACCATCTGGGTGGACATGAAGTTGCCCATCCTGATGATGAAGGCCTTGTTGCAGCCCTTGGCCCTGTACTCCTCGATCAGCTCGTGGAACGTCGACACCATCCGCTGGTGCTGGATCAGGTGCGTGAGGACGAGGGGGTAGCCCGATCTGCGCATGGCCCCTTCCTCGTCCTGGAAGTGCTCAGTGACGTGGAACTCCAGCAGGTCGAGGTACTCGAGGACGTGCTTGTCAGCCACGTTCTTGCGCACCGCATCCACGAGACTCTCGAGCCCAGTAAGCAGCAGCTCGTGCGCGTGGTCGATCTTGGGGATGCCAGTTCGTGCGCGATCTTCGAGGAGGAGCGTGGCCATGGTCGAAGTCTAACCGTTTCCTACGGGGCTTGGGGAGGGCGTCTTGGGTTGGCTACCCCCCTTCTGCCGAAGTACACTAACAAGTTGACGTACCTCCATGAGGTGTGGTTCCGTGCCTCATGAGCGAGGTTCCCTACGTCAACACGTTCGTCGCCCTCCAGATCGCCGAGTGGGAACGCCGCTTCCAACGTCTTCCTGCGAGCTCAGGGCTCCTCTTCGTCAGCATCACGCCCAAGCCTGGCATCGGTGGGTTCGTCCATGAGTTCGACCTCCTCCTCGGCTTCAACAAAGAGCTCGCAGATGTCGGAAGCGCCCTCGCGAAGTTCGTCCTCGCCGAGGAGATCAAAGAGTTCACCGTCAACGTCCACGTTGCGCGAGGCGTCGTCGGTACCGCTGCTCGTTCAGCTCCTGGTGGAGATCCGGGTTAGCCGGATGACCGCAGTCAAGGCCGCCACCCGCATGGGCGTCAGCAGGCAGCAGATCTGGAACATCGAGAACGCCATCCAGGGGCCTCCTTCGATCACCACGCTGGAGCGCTACGCCAAGGCGGTGGGCGCCAAGGTGCACGTGAAGCGCCTTCCTTCTCTTCCCCGTTGACTCTTCTCATCGACGGGGGTACATCGTCTGTACACATGGCGGACTTCTTCAACGACGGTGGCCGCAACCCGCTCATCATCCCCGGGCAGGAGCGGCCTGCCGGCCCGAGCTGCCCCCACTGCCAGGCGGCAGGAGAGTGGACGGCTCGCCGGGTCCAGGGCGTCGTCCACTTCACCTGCAAGAAGTGCCGCGGGAAGTGGGAAGGCGGTCTCCCCCAGGAGCCGCAGGATCCCACCGTCCCGATGCCCACCACCAGCTACGTTCCCCCTGTCCGCATCGGCAAGGACTCGAAGGGCCAGGACGTCGAGATCCGCAGGCGCATCGACACCCGCACGGACTTCCGCAAGGGTGCGTTGATCCCTCCAGAAGGAGAAGAGTGATGGCAGAGAACGAAGGTCCTGTGGTCTTCGGTGGACGAGAGCTCGACCCCGAACAGGAGAAGAACTACCGCGCGCAGATCGCCGAGGCGCGCAAGGGTGGGGTCTCTGCACTGAAGGGTGGCGACCCGGTCGGCATCGCCCCCAAGGTCGCCATCCCCGTGGGCCAGCGCGCCGTCGCCCGGGCGCCGGGAGAGGGAGTGACGCCGCGGCCTCCGGGCTCGCCGCTCCTCTCACCCGAGACGGCACAGCAGCTTCAGGACCTCGCCGCGGCGCAGGTGGCTCAGGCCGCCACGACCAAGGTCGAGGAGAAGAAGGCTGAGGAGAAGAAGGTCGAGGAGGACCTCTTCAACGCCTTCGACTTCGACGGCCGCAACGAGGCCGAGAAGGTCCTCAACAACAAGAAGCGCCGCAAGGAGATCGAGGACCGCTGCGAGCCCATGAAGCTCGAGGACCTCATCATGCGGGACGAGGTCCAGCAGGTAGTCCACATCGTCCCCGGCAAGTTCGAGGTCGTCTACCGCTCGATGACCCCGGACGACAACCTCTACATCAAGCGCTACATCGCCAAGAACGACACCGGCCAGAGCGACCAGTACGTGATGGAGAAGTTCGGCATGTGCCAGCTCACGTGCACGGTCGTCTCCATCAACGGCCGGGCGCTCCCCGAGTACCGCAAGGCCGACGGGGACGTCGACGACGAGCTCTTCGAGAAGAAGCTGAAGATGCTCCTCAAGAAGAGCGCCTACGTCGTGGCCGACCTCGGCATCAACTACAGCTGGTTCGACATCAGGGTGAGGAAGCTCCTCAACCCGGACGCACTGGGAAATGGCTAAACACCGCTGAGGGGTGGGCTAGGGCGAACGTCCTCTACGAGAAGACGAATCGCCCTCCCAAGGCGGGGAGCTTGAAGGAAGCGCTCTTCTTGTCTGTCTGGCTCAGGCGGCAGGAAGCTCAGGTGTTCCAGGTGCGGATCCTCGCACAAGGACTCGCTGACCTTGCGTCGAAGGAGAGTCACGTCTCGGAGATCTTCAAGGAGTACACCGAGAGCGTCTTCCCGTTCACGAAGGGCCAGCAGGACACGAAGGATGCCGAGATGAAGGCCGTGATGAAGAGGGAGGTGGACAAGGGCATGCTCACCTTCCAGGCGCATCCGGTCTCGTTCCTCAGGAACAAGGCGCAAGAGATGCTCGAGCTTCCGGACGACTTCAAGAAGAAGCTGGCCGCCAAGGCGGCCGCCAAGGGGAAGAAGTGATGAGAGTCGAGCTGACTGGCTTCTCGCAGGGAGTGTCCTTCGAAGAGAAGGGCATGATGCTCAACTACCTCGACTTCAAGAAGGACGACGGCTCCTCCTTTCGGATTCCTGTCCCCGAGGAGTCGATGCAGGTCCTGCTCAAGGAGATCTACGAGAACGGCCAGACGAAGCAGGCCGCGCCGGTCCCTGAGCCCGAGCCGCTGCCGGAGGGCGCGCAGGAGTTCGGTGGCGACTTCGACCCCGGGCAGGAGGAGCCGGCCGTGGAGCCGGAAGAGGAGCCCGAGGATCCGTACGTGGAGCAGGGAACCCCGGAGTCGGAGGACGACGTCCCGTCGATCTGACCATGTTCCTCATCACCATCTGCAACTCCTGCTACACCCGCTTCGACGTGACCATCGCGCCGGAGACGAGCCACCTCCTCGCCCAGCTGGCGGATGAGGAGGGGCTGGCCTCTTGCCCGCGCCGTTGCGGCGGGAAGATCAGCGTGACGGGGGACGTGACCGTCACCAGCATCGCGCAGGAGCAGAAGGAGCAGGTCCACCTCACCACGATGGAGCTCTACCGGGCCATCCATGGCGCAGGTCTCCCCGACGAGATCCCGAAGTCGGGCGAGCTGGTCGAGGCCATGCTCAAGACGCACAAGGTGAAGGACGCCATGGTGGAGGAAGTCGGAGACCGCATCTTCCTCCACGAGCTCATCCTGGAGAACGGCAGCACCATCCACCTCACCGCCGGCGGCAGCGGTGCCCAGGTGCTGAAGGTCACGAGGGCAACATGAGCGCGATCGCCGAACTGTCAGAGGCCGTCCTTCGCCTCGAGCACAAGATGGACCTCCTCTTCCGCGCTCTCGGGCTCGGAGAGGGCATCTTCCCTCAGATGAACTTCGTCGGGCTGAACTGCCCGGTGTGCAAGAAGCTGGTCGAGTACCAGGTCGATGTCGTGAACCAAGTCGTGAAGCGCAAGTGCGGCTGCACTACGGGGAAGCAGCCTCCCCTCATCCCACTCACCCCCGTGATGCAAGGAGCTACCGATGGCAGATCCGATGGAGAGCCTGATCGACCAGGAGCAGTCGAGAGCAGCACCGAGGAGCGTCCTCGCCGCCAAGGGCGTTGACCTCGCCCTCATCACCTACGTCGACGAGCAGGGGACGCAGATCACCCAGCTCGCCGTGGTGGGCGACAACCGGGTCCACGTCCTCGATGGCAAGCCGATGGGCTTCAGCAAGGTCACCACGCCGCAGGGCCTGGCCAACGACTGGCTGCGCGACGGCGTCTTCGCCAAGCTCGGGCGGAAGGTGAAGTAGATGACGGCGAAGATCGCCAGCGAGACGAAGCTCCTCCCGCGCCGCGGCTGGGTCCTCGTGCTCTCCGACGCCAGGAAGACCAAGCTCGAGTCGGGCATCTTCCTGCCGGGCTCGGAGACCAAGGCCGAGAAGGTGACGGAGCAGGCAGGTCTCGTCATCCGCCTCGGTCCGCACGACCACCTCGACAAGATCGGGGTCGTCGAGGGCGACCGCATCGTCTACCGCGGATTCATGAAGCACCACGTGCCCATCGAGACCGGTGAGTGCTGGCCCGACGGCTCGACGAAGGAGTTCTTCCTGATGGACGTGAAGGACATCCTCGCGGTGGTGCCCGAGGGCATCGAGGTGGGCATCTACACCAGCCGTCCTTCGCAGCACGCGGTCGAGTCGGTGGACGCCGAGGGCAACGTGAAGATGAGGTCATGATGAAGCTCTGGGACCCCGGCTTCGAGATCTTCGGCTGCCAGATCCTCACGGACCTGCCGACCGAGCAGATGAGGAGCATCGACGACGTCTCGGACAAGCACCGAGAGGCCATCGTCATGGGCCAGCACGCGCTGATGCGCCGCCGCCATGTCTCGAAGTTCGTCATCATCACGAAGCTCCAGGTCGTCGTCCTGCCCTCTCTCGAGTACGACCTGTTCGACACCATCGAGGTGGCAGACGTTCGTGGCGCCACCTTCATGGGCCGCGACAACCACACCGGCATGGGGAACCTCTGATGGCCAACCCTCAGGGCAAGTTCAAGGTCAACTCGGTGACCGTGGTCATCGGCTACGAGACCCAGAACGGCATCGAGGAGGTCGTCCACGTGGTGGACGGCGTGAAGTGCGACATCCTCAGCGTGCAGCACGGGCTGGAGAGGAAGTCGCGAGCGGTGAAGGACCCGAAGGACGGAGCCATCCTCAACTACGAGCCGACGGGCGAAACGGTCCTCTTGCTCAAGGTCAAGTACATCCAGGGGTGAGCATGAGCCGCTACAAGTCGAAGTGGGTGCCCGGAGAGGCCAACGAGGAGTTCTGGTGCGAGGTCCTGAAGGGGAAGACCATCAGGGACCTCCGCTTCGAGAACGGCAAGCTCACCGACCTCTTCCTCGATGACGGGCAGACGGTGTCCATCATCACCAACGAGAACGCAGTCGCAACCCTCGCCATCAAGGACTGACCATGGACGACACGCTGAAGGGGCCGGTGCTCAAGGTGCGTGGCCCGCAGAACAACCTGATCACGATCCACAAGGGGGGCATCGCTCTCGTCTCCATCTCGGTGGACGGCGTGGTGACCTACGGCGAGGGCTACACCCCGGACGACGCGGCTCGCATCTTCTGGGACGGCATCGCTGCCAAGCGGCCCACGTGTCCGCACTGCGGGAAGGGGATCTCGTGACGGACACCTTCTTCGGCTCGGTCAAGAAGGTCTTCAAGGCGTTCAGCAGCACGGACGGCGAGGACCAGCTCCTGATCCCAGGGCAGGACTTCCCCTACGTCATCACGGAGATCATCCTCCGCACCGACGGTCTGCCCGCCGACGGGGTCATCTCGCTGTTCAAGGACAGCGGCAAGCTGCTCGACATCAACATCCCTGCCTCTCTGGAGCCCATCTACGTCGACGGGGACAGGTGGATGGTGGGACACCAAGAGAGCGTCTCGCTCCAGCTAGCGGTCGGTTATGTCATCTCCGGTCGGCTCATGATCGAGATCGTCACCGACAGGTAGTCCAACGCAGTCGCAATAGGAAGGAAGTGCCTCATGCTGTCCCTTCTCGTCAACCTGCTCATCCTCTGCCTCATCATCGGCGTCCTCTACTGGATCGCCACGAAGGTGGCTCCCATGCTGCCGCCGCCGCTTCAGCCCGTCCCCCCCATCATCGTCGCCATCGTCGGCCTCATCCTGCTGCTCAACATGCTCGGTGTCGTCGGGCAGCCTGTCTTCCACAACCGCTGGGGAAACTGACATGCCCAACATCGGCCCCGAAGAGATCGAGAACTGGTTCACCTACCACACGCCCGACAACGTCGACGCCTCGGCCTACACGGCGCTGCGCGCCCACGCCAAGGATCTGGCGCTGGCCATCGTGAACCTCACGCCGCCCAGCGCCGACCAGTCGGCGGCCATCCGCAAGCTGCGTGAGTGCATCATGACGGCCAACGCCTCCATCGCCTGCAAGGGGAAGTAGGACAGCATGCCCTGGCCCACGAAGACCATCTTCGATGGCGAGCCCGCCGGTCGCGAGGAAACGAAGGACTTCTGCGACATGGTGGAGGAGCTGAAGAAGTACCCGGGCCAGGGCCTGCCGGAGCAGTACGTATTCGTCCTCTGCGCGGATCGCGTGTTCATCCTCAACACGATGAACCACCGCTACTTGATGACCACGAAGTTCACGTTGTTCGAGTTCTGGCCCCAGAAGGTCAGAGAGATGGAGAGCTAGATGGCCTGGGTCGTCATTGGTTACGACGAAGTCCTGATGCAGGACATGGGTGACGGCCAGGAAGTCGCCGTCGATGGCGCCCTGGAGGCCGTCAACTTCCTGCTCTCGCAGGGGCATCACCTCACGGTGTGGACCGAGCGGTTCACGCCCATGCCTGACTCCGAGAAGCAGCGCCTCAAGGAGCAGCTCGAGCAGGAGCTCCAGGCGCAGGGCTTCCCGCTGATGGAGGTCTGGACGGGCTCCACCAAGCCGGCCGCTGACGTCTTCATCGACAAGAAGGCGGTCACCTACGACGGGGACTGGAACCTCGTCATCGCCCAGGTCGGGGTCATGCTCGAGGAGCGTGGCCTCGCCCCGGGCCCTCAGCCGGACGACGGCAGCATGGACGGCATCGAGTCGCCGCCGGCAGGAGAGGAGCCTCCCATTGGCTGAGGACCAGACGAGAGGGTTGGAGAACAACGCAGCGCTCGTGAGGTCCGTCTACCTCTCGGCGATCCGGCCCATGCCCACGCCACTCCTGCTGAAGGAGTACGACGCCTTCATCGCTGGGCTCATGGCACAGGCTCCGGAGGGCTTCCTCGAGGCGTTCGCCAAGCTGGTCAGGGAGCAGAAGGACAAGACCGCGGAGGCATAGGTGTCACGGACTTCGGACAAGCGGCGCCGCGTGCGCGTCAACATGAGGATCCCCTCCGAACTGCTGGAGTGGGCGAAGGACTACGCCGTGGCCAAGAACAAGAACGTGACCCAGATCGTGGTCGATCACTTCACCGGGCTGAAGGAGAAGGCGAATGGCAACGGCAAGACCCCCCAGCATCGGTGACGAGAAGCCCGAGCTCGTGCTGGTGCGCGACTCGAAGCCGCTGCCCAAGTCGCGCACCGACATCCTCGCGGAGGTGAGCCACATCTTCGCGCTGGGTGGCGTGCAGAGGGTCATCATCGAGGTCGGGAAGCCCCTCTTCTTCGACCGCCTGGTCCCGAAGTCCGAGGTGGCCGAAGACGAGACGACGGAGGAGATCCCTGCCGACGCCGTCGACCTCTACGGCGCCATGAGGAACAACGAGCTCCTCAACTTCGAGCTCAAGTACGGCTCGATGAGCGGGCAGGAGGCGCTCTTCAAGGCCTGGCGACTGCTCTCCTCCCGCAAGCTGGCGGCGAAGGGGTTCCTCGTCTCCGACTTCCCCGCCCTGCGGGAATGGCTCGACCTCGGGGAGGAGGACTCTGTGGACGACATCTTCGGCGTCCCCGTCTTCAAGCACGCAGAGATCCCCGCCGACGTCATCATCCTCGTGGCCGTCGATGCTGCCGACCCCGAGGACGTGAAGCTCTCCCTTCGCATCACCCTGGACTGACCATGAGCGAGATCGTCAAGAAGGTTCTCGGAAGCGGCCTCATCGACAAGCACACCGCGGCCCTGATGGAGCAGTTCGGTCTGCTCGAGCCCGGCGCCTCCGACTTGGTGAACGAGGGTGCCCTCAAGGACGCCACCAAGGCCCAGATGGCGAAGCTGGCCGAGGACCTCGCCGTCACGGTGGAGCGAGAGCACAAGATCAAGGAGACCTACCTCGACCTCGAGCGCATCCGCTGGCCGGCGCGGGTGAGCATCGGCATCGACCTGGAACTCGGGTCGAAGACCGCCATCATCGACTGCGTGATGGACCGCCACGGTCGCTACTTCTTCCGCTGGCAGGATGTGGACTCGAGCTGGTTCGTGCCGGGCCGCCGTCTCTTCCGGGAGGGCTTCGGCACGCACGAGATGATCATCGAGGCCACGCCGCTCTACATCGACGACAAGCCCGTGGCCATCCAGGTCACCGCGCAGGCGGTGTGATGGAATGGGACCTGCCAACGTTGAAGCGGGAGGTCGAGGAGAAGACCCTCGACCTGGTGGCCTTCTACAGGGCCCGGGAGACGATCCGCCGGCGGGTGCTGGAGGTGAGGGACTCGCCCAGCCAGCTGACGCCGCTGCCGACGTGGAGCGGGACGGACGCGGTGCTGGGGAGCCTGGACCTCTCGATCCACGCGATGGAGCGGACCCTGACCGAGCTCAAGGGGATGCTGAGCGAGGCGCAGGCCGCGGCGCCGCGGCTCCAGGTGCTCGACGGAGGCCTCGAGTGAGCAACGCCACCCACGAGGAGCTGAACCTCCGGTCGGCCCTTCTGGGGACTGGGCTCGTCCAGCCGGTGGACTCCGCCCTGACGCGGAGCGGCAAGCGGTCTTCCCTCGAGGTCCTGTGCCGCCAGATCCCCGGCCAGGAAGCTCCCTGGCTCAAGATCGTGGACGGGCTGCTGGAAGCCTTCGAGTCCGCCAAGGTGTCCCTCCATCTGTGCCGTCGATACCTGAGGAAGAACGGGAGGATGGCCTTCGGCTGGCACCTCGAACTGTCCGGCTCGATGTCCGAGATCAAGTCCGGGGTCCGGGACGCCATCGAGGTGCTCGCCCTGGCCCGCCCGACCCTCGACACGCCGATGGCCCGCCCGCGCGCTGCGCGGCCCGCCGCGGCCGTGCGGGAGCCGGACCTGGGCGAAGAGGCACCCGGCGAAGATCTGGGGCCTGTGAGGGCTCCTGGGCCGCCTGCGAAGGTCCAGGCACCGCCCCCTGGCTTCGTCCCTCGGCTCCGGGTGACCAGGAACGACGTCGACGAGGAGACCGGGCGCCCCTTCGTCGTGGAGGAGATGGCCCTGCCTCACGTCTACCGGGAGATGAACAAGCCCACCGAGGGTGGCCGGGGAGCCACCAAGACGGCCGGCGGCGAGCGGCCGAAGGGGAGAAGGTAGATGCCTGAGTCATTCAAGACCCTGGGGGACAAGCTCCAGCTGCCGGCCGGCGCGGCGCCGCCGGGCAACCGGTTCGAGGTCACCGAGGAGACCCGGCAGGCCAGCAAGGCCCAGCTGGAGCGGGCCGCCAAGACCGCCGAGGACCCCGAGGTCGTCGACCTCATCGCCGGCAAGGCCAGGGCGAGGTGGAAGATCGAGATCAACTTCCTCTCCGACCGGACCATCCACAAGCCCTGCGCCTACATGTGCCAGGTGTGGGAGAGCGGCAAGGCGCTCAACGGGGACGGTGACGCGCTCTCCTGGTGGTGCCTCAACTCCGACCCCGACTCGAACGAGGGCTGCCGGAGCATCATCCCGCAGGACGCGGTGCGCGGCGGCATCGCGATGTGCCCGAGCTGCAAGAGAATGATCAACGCCGAGAAGCTGGCCGACATGACCGGCGGCAACGTCCGCATGGACGTCCTCGCCACCTACATCGCCAACCTCTTCAGGAAGCTCGGCTCCAACGCCGACATCTACCTGAAGTACCACAAGACCGATCCCCGCTACGTCGCGCTCGAGCGGGCCAAGGGAGAGCTCGTGGCGAGGCGGCTGAAGGGGATGCACATCTACCCGCTGCACCGGCTCCTCACCGACATCTCTGCCGGCGCCGACCTCACGAAGCGAATGAAGGCTTTCCTCCTGTCGTAGCTGCCGCCTACACTCTCGCCATGAACACGCGCGCCTTCCACTCGATGATGCTGAAGCTGGCCTTCAAGCTGAACCCTCAGGGGAAGGCGGAGGTCAAGGCCGAGACCCACTTCGCGGCGGAGAAGCCGAGCTGGGACTCCTTCGTGAAGAACCTGAAGAGCACCAACTTCAGGAAGGCCATCCTCGGCGCCGAGCAGGCTGATCCGAAGCTGAAGAAGTACGTGAAGAACTTCGGCGGCTACGTCTCCTCGAAGGACGAGCTGGCGCGCATCAAGTCGAAGGACTCCGGCAAGACGTACATCGTGAAGGACCTCCACAGCGGTCGCTGGGGCTGCAACTGCGGGGACTGGCAGTACATCCACTCGGTCAAGGGTGGGGACTGCAAGCACATCAAGTCCGTCAAGAAGTCGAAGCTGGTGAAGACCGCCATGCTCAACGTCATGGCGAGGGGCTTCACCGGCATGGCTCGGGTGCAGAAGCAGCGCGAGAAGGGCATCCAGGCGAAGCAGACGATGAAGGCGTTCAACGCCCCACGATGAGGGCTAAGGAAACAATCACGGCCACCGCCTTCTGGCGCAAGGTGCCCCGTCACCGCGGTGGTCCGGCCGACTCGCCGCCTCTCGCGCGACTGCACGAGTCCTGCCCTACCTTCTGCCACTGAACTGAGGATCTTTGCATGGCGACATTCACCGAGCTGCACGCAAGACTGGTCGACGCGAGGAACCGCAAGGCGGTTCTCCAGATGCTCGTCGAGCACATCGACAACAACTTCCTCCCCACCGGGCCGGCGAAGGCCGAGCGGATGCTCCTCAACGACGAGAGGATCCCCGTCCCGCAGGCAATGTTCGAGGCGGTCATCGCCGACACTCTCGACGCGGAGATCAAGCAGCTCGATCAGGAGATCGCCCGAGTCACCAACACCGAGCTCGCGCAGAAGGGCGCCGCCCCGAAGGCCGAGCCGGAGAAGAAGACCAAGAAGTCCCACAAGGAGGCAACGTGAGCGAAGAGACGGCAGCAGTGGTGGAGGTTGGCAGCCCCGGGACCATCGAGGTCCCTCCGGACGCCGCCGAGAGGAAGCCCACCAAGCTCGAGGAGAAGCGCCGGAAGATCTACATCGACCGGATGCAGCGCCACATGGCCAAGGGGATGACGGCCGAGGCGGCGCACATGAAGATCCAGGAGGAGGACTACGATCGCCTCCCCATCGAGGCCAAGCTGAAGCGCCTCGAGGTGGCCTGCATGCAGGCCATCCAGCGTCTCGCCCAGGAACTGGGCAGCCTCCAGAACAACGACCAGGTCATCGCCGACGCGATGGACTCCAACTTCCGCGCCATCACCAAGGCGCTCGTGAAGCTCGGCGTCTCCGGCGAGGAGCAGGTTGCCTTCCTCAAGGAGGCCGAGGTCGAGATCAAGGCCGACCGCGAGAACCGCCAGAAGGTGATGGAGCAGCACGCGGCGGCCATCAAGGAGGAGGCGGAGAAGGCTCTCGTCGAGAAGACCATCGACCAGCCCGGCGAGGCCACCGTGCCCGACGGCGCCACGGAGTTCGCATGAGCAGCTTCGACAACGCCCTGACCGTCATCCTGAAGCACGAGGTGGACCCCGTCGCCGGGCCGTACTGCAACGTGCCGGAGGACAAGGGTGGCCCCACCTGCTACGGCGTCACCATCGCCGAGTACCGCCGCTTCAAGCCCGGCGCGACGGTGGAGGACCTGAAGAACATCCCGATGGCGGACGTCTACACCATCTTCAAGGCCAACTACTGGCAGCCGCTCGGTCTCGACGGCGTGATCGACCAGACGGTGGCGACGAAGCTCGCCGACATCGCCATCAACGGTGGTCCCGGTGCTGCCTCCGCCCTCGCCCAGCGCGCCTGCATCGCCTGCGGACAGCCGCTGAACGTGGACGGCTGGATCGGGCCCAAGACGCGGGACGCCATCAACAGCATCCCGCCGAAGGACTTCATGGTGGCCCTGAAGGAGCAGCAGCGGGACTTCTACCTGGACATCGTCCAGCACGACAAGACCCAGCTGACCTTCCTCTACAACTGGATGCGCCGGGCCGAGTGGCCGCTGGCGGGCCAGGCCTGAGAGGTAAGGAAGGAGGGGGCCCTTGCGGGCCCCCTCCCGTTGCTACTCGATGTCGATGACGCGGCCGAACTGGCCCGCACGCACCGACCGAATGCCAGCCTGCTTCGCAGTCTCATCCACCGCCAGCTCGGACATCGCGGCGAGAAGGCTACGAACTTCATCCGTGGAGTGATTCACCTGCTCCGCGGTGAGCTGCCAGTCGGTCTCTCCATTCCCGCCCTGCTTCAGGAACCGAGCGCGGATGGACTTGATGGTGTCCTCGAAGGTCGAGGTCCCCGAGAAGTTGACCGCCGAGAAGGTCTCGAAGGCCTCGAAGAGAGGCCGGAGGTTCTTGGGGTTCAGCTTGCCGTTGGTCTCGAGCAACCTCTTGGCCTGCGAGGCTGCCTCTCCGAGCTGCTGATGCATCATGACGGAGACCTCACTCACCCAGTGGTTGAGGTCCCGCCGCACCCTGTTCTGCTCCTGGAGCAGTGTCTCGGCATCCAGGGTGGTCATCGACTCCACGCCCTCGAGCGGCGTCATCTTGAACATGCGCCACTCGAAGTTGTACCGGCTACGCAGGTGCGAGACGTCCGGGTACAGGGTGCGGTTGATGGCCTCCTGCTGCTTCACCCACCCGTCGAGCTCCTTCACCTTCGCGGCGTATGCGTACGGGGCGACCTTGTTGGCCTCCTTGTCCGCGATGTTGCGCGCCTGCTGGGTGAGCTTCTCGAGCTGCTCCTCCTTGAAGCGAGGGTAGCCCGCGATGAGGTCGTCGACTGCGACGTCCCACTGCGCCTTGAACTCCTGGAGTCTCCTCAGCACCCCGCGCAGCGCGTGGTAGGAGACGTACTTCGCATTCCCGATGGGGAAGGGAACGGAGCGGTTGTCGAGGAACCTCCTCGCATGCCCCTCGATGAACTGGAGACGCTCCTGGGCCTGACGTGGCAGGAGCTTCTTGTGCCCGATGTAGAAGGCACTCTTGTCGACCTCGTCGATGAGGAGGTCGCTCTCGTTCATCTTCTTGTTCGCGGTCCAGCGACCGATGTAGAGGTGAAACAGCGTACCGGTGTCAAAGAGAACGCGAGTGATGCCGCTCTCCTGCCGGACGGACACAGGAGGGTTAGGCACCCCTACCCCCCGGTGTGCGAGTGATCGTGCGACTCGATCTTCTGGCTGCCCTCGGGCTTCATGTCGCGCTTCTCCACCTTGCCGAGAGCGTCCTCGAGGGACTTGGTCTCCGCGAGGCAGGCGTTGCCCACGAAGCCACGGGTCGGCTCGGCCTTGACCGTGCCGTCCTTGGCGATGGTGACCTTGATCTCCTTCAGCGTTGCCATGTTTCCTCCTTACAGCGTGATGACCCGGCCGTGCCGGATGCGGGTGTCGTTGCGCTGCGCTGCCTGAACATCTTCGTCGGAAGCCAGGCGCCGGCGCGGGCCGGTCTGCGCGGGGACTCCGGCGTCCATCTTCTCGAGCTCCTCACCGGCGCGGAAGCGCCTCATGATCCCGGCCACCTCGCTCTGGATGAGGTCGAGGTGCTTGCAGTGCCGGGGCTTGGGCAGCCCGGTCTCCTTGTCCTTGCGCTGGAAGACCCAACCCATGCAGTTGCAGCGCAGGGTCCCGTCTTCCTCGAGGCGCGTCTCGTAGTTCACGATGAAGCCGCCCCTGGGCTGGCTCGAAGCGAACGCCCAGGTGTAGACCGGCTCCCCGTACTCTCTCTTGGCAGGATCGGTGTTGCTGGTGTCCCTGCCGGTCCTGACACCACGGCGTGGCATGATGATCTTCCTCCTCTGGCGTGAGGGGAGAGAGGCCGGCACCTCCTCTTCGAAGGGCCGGACCCTCTCCTCGTAGAGCCTGTGCGAGAGGTCGGCGATCTGGTCGATCACTCGCCTTCTCGGCATGGCTCCCTACCCGTAGCGCTGGAAGGTGAGCTCGACCTCGCCGGTCTTGAGCGCCACGCGGTTGGCCACCTGGTACCCCTTCTCGACGCAGTTCTTCACGGTGACCTTCTCCGCGTAGTACTGCGCGACGAGGTTCTGGTGCTCCATGGGGAAGCCGTCCATGTCGACGTGGACGTCGTACGTCCCCTCCTTGTTGCGCTCGTAGCCGAGGTCGTTGGACGCCACGTAGCGGCCGAGCTTCTCGCCCTGCGCCGCCTTGCGGACCACGATGTTGGCCTTGAGGTTCGACTTCTGCCCAGCGTAGTTGAGGAGGTCCACCTTCTTGTCCCCATGGGACTCGACCTTGCCCTCACCGAAGTGCTGGACCAGCGCTGCCACCAGCTCAGCCTCGAACTTCTGCTGAGCCTGGATGTTCAACTTCACGTAGTGGGACACTGCGTTCTCCTTTCGTGAGACAGGATGCTACTGCGGGGGTACGACATCAGGCGTCGATGCGGCGACCAGCGGTGCCGACCTGCGTCTGGGCGACGACCTCCTTGCGATTGGCCGGGCGGGTGCGAGCAGCGCACCAGTTGCGGAGGAGCTGGAGCCTCTCCAGCATCGTCTTGGCGATGGGCTGCGTGGAGTCGAAGGCGTCCTGGAGGTCCACGGCGTTGAGGTCCCTGCCGTGGTGGTAGGCGACCCGCATGGCCTGCTCGATGGCTCCGTCGATCTCGGCGCCAGTGAAGTCCTGGCTGGTCTCGCCGGCGAAGTGGTCGAGGTCGATCTTGGGCTTCGCGGTACCGTTGACCTGGTAGAGCGCCTCCCGGTTGCGCCGCTTGATGTGGATGGCGAGGATCTCCTTCCGCTCCTTCTTGGTCGGGAGGTCGATGGAGAACATCTCGTCGAAGCGGCCCTTGCGGAGGAGCTCCGGGGGCAGCATCGTCACGTCGTTGGCGGTGGCCACCACGAAGACCGGGCTGGTCTTCTCCTGCATCCAGGTGAGCAGCGTGCCGAGCACGCGCGCCGAGACGCCGGAGTCACCGGAGCCGCCTGAGGCACCCGCGGCCCCCTTCTCGATCTCGTCGAGCCAGAGGACGCAGGGGGACATCGCTTCCGCGAGGCGGATGGCCATGCGGATGTTGGCCTCGGAGGAGCCGACGAGGGACTGGTAGAGCTTGCCCATGTCGAGCTTCAGCAGCGGCTTGCCCAGCGCGGCCGCGGCCACCTTCGAGAAGAGCGACTTGCCGGTGCCGGGAGGGCCGACCAGCAGGACGCCCTTGGGGTACGCCAGGCCGAAGTCGAGCGCCTCCTTCGTGAAGGCGCGCTGGAGTGGCCGCACCCAGTCCTTCAGCTCCTCCATGCCGCCGATGACCTCGAGGCCGGCGGGCACGTCGCGGATGTACTCGAGCAGCTGGCTCTTGCGCAGCGCGAAGCACTTCTCCCGGATGACGATGGCCGGGTCCCACAGGTCCTCGAGCTTCCGCTTCCCCTGCTTCCGGGGCTCGATGATGGACAGCGTGAAGGCGTTCTCAGCCTCCTGCGTGGTGAGCCCCTTGGCGGCGTCGATGAGGAGCTTCTTGCGGTCCGCATCGGGACGCTTGTCGGCGGTGATGCCGGAGGCCTCGAAGATGCCGTCCAGCACCGCGGTGAGGCTCTCCTCGTCCGGGAGCGGAGCCTCGAGCAGCGTGATCTCCTTCTCGACCTCCGGCGGCAGGACGATGACGGGGGAGAGGATGATGATCATCTTCCTCGTCAGCTTCATCTCGGGGATGACGTCCAGGAGCAGCGCCTGCACGTTGAGATCCGGGAGGAAGTGGTGGAACTGACGGAGGACCAGGATGGAGTCCTGCGGGAGGTCCTTGATCTTCTCCAGGGCGGTGGTCGGCATCCCGGTTCCCGTGAGGGGAGCCGTGGTGCGCCTGGAGTCCTCGATGATGCCCTTGTTGATGGTCCAGAAGTACATCTTGCGCTTCAGGACGTCCGCCGCCTGGCGGATCTCCCGCAGCGTCCTCTGGTCCTCGAGGCTCTGGAGGTAGATGGCGGCGTAGCCCGCCTTCCCTCTCACCTCGAGGAGGTCGATCAGCTTCTCGGTCACGTGGTCTTCTCCTCTTCCTTCTTGCTGTAGATCTTGGGGTTCCCCCAGAACCAGGGGTGGGGCATGGCGATGAACGGGACGACGTGCACCATCCGCACCTTGCAGTGGGGGCAGTGGAACGGCTCCTCGGCGCCCCGGTAGTTATCGGGGTCGTAGTCCTCGCCGACGGCCTCGTAGTAGTTGACGAGCTCGGCGCAGGACCAGCACGGCGACTGGATGATGTGCAGCGCCGCGATGTACGCACGCTGCTTCTCGATGCCGGTCAGGAGCCGCGGCTTGTCGAGGTAGTCCTGCGCCATCCGTGTTGCGTTGGCGATGATCTCCGGCTTGGCTGCCATCTATCCTCCGAACAGCTTCGAGGCCTTCTCGTCCTCGGTCATGGGTGGTGGCGGCCACTTCGATGGGCCCCAGAGGCCCTTCAGGTCGCCGGCGCAGATGAGGGTCAGCTCGTGAGGCGTCGGTCGACGCCACGCGCCGTGCTTCTCGTAGATGGGCTCCGCCCCTTCGTCGACGCCTTCGGAGGTGCGTCCGTCCGTCCAGAACGGCGTCCCTTCCCAGACCCAGAAGCCAGGCTCCTCTGGAGCGAGGCCAGTGGGTCCTGCTTCGTCACGACCGAGCCCGGCATCGAGGTCTCCCTCGACTCCGTACCCGACGCCGTGGATGAGGAACGAGCCTCCCCCGATGGGAACGAGGACGAGAGCGTGTTCCTTCTTCGCCTCTTCGGCCTTCTGGCACTCCTCACACTCTTCGATCGGATGGCCGTGCTTCTTGCAGCGACTTCTGTTGGTCACGTGGACCTCAAGATGCCGGAGACGATGGCGTTGATCTCCTTCAGCGCCCTCTCTGCGGCCTCGATCTCGCCGTTCTGGCTCTCCGTCCAGTTGATGATGTTCTGGAGGTCAGCCTTGGCGACGAGGAACTTGTCCTTCCTGACCCTGATGGGCATGGCATCGCAGAGGGACTCGGGCCAGCCGAGCGCCTTCTTCACCATGTTGCCGCCCTGCGCTGCCTGGAGGCAGTCGACCTTCGTCTTCCCGTAGGTGACGACGTGGGTCATGTGCTCCGACTTCTTCGTGTCGCGCTCGTAGGCGACCATGATGACCTGGTCGAGCTTGAACTCCCTGGCGATGTCCTTCACCACTCGAATCGGGATGCGCTTGTTCATGGTGCGTGCTCCGGATCGACGTTGGGCCCCTTCGGCTTGATGGAGCCGGCCAGGCGGAAGAGCTCCAGCAGGTTGGTGCCGCACCACGGGCAGAACGTCACCACCAGCCCGCGGTCCGACTCCTTCATCTTGTACGTGACGCCCAGGCGGATGTTCTTGCCCGTCCGCATGTGGGTGAGGACGAGAGCGGTGAGCCCCTTGCCGTGGTTGGCCTCGGGGTTCAGCCTCTCGTCGAGTCGAGTGCAGAAGCTGCGACGAGTGCACTTGGGCCGATGCTTAGCCAAGCGGAACCTCCTTGCAGGGGTTGGGGCCCGTGTGCTGTGGGCAGTCGCACTGCCAGCCCTCTGGCCACGGCTGCCCGTTGGCGAGCTTGCCCTCCCGACAGGAGCAGCCGGACCAGTTGCCGTCTCCGAGGTCGATGCCCTGGCAGTTGACGGGGCATGCAGCCGGCGGCTCACCGTAGCGACAGGTCATGCAGCCGACCTGCTGGTGAGTGGGGCAGGGGCTCTTCTCCCAGCCGAGCAGCTCCCAGAAGAAGCGGACCTCGGCCTCGAGAGCTGCCTCGCGAGAGGTGAAGACGGCGATCTGGCCCTCGTAGGCAACGACCTGACGGAAGGCGCCGTCCTTGATGACGAGACGGATGGCGAGGCCGGACTCGAGAGCAGAGCGAACCGTCCAGCCCACCTCACTGCTGACCTCCTCGAACTCGACGTGGGAGGCGCGCTTCACGGTGGTCACCTTGGCCCCAAGGGTCTCGGCGATGCCGTCGTGGTAGATGCCGTCTACTGAGCCGTCAGCGGTGACGCGGACCTTGAAGGTCTCCTTCATGGCTCGGCCTTCTCGTACGTGGCGGCGAAGATGTCCCCCTTGCAGGGGTAGATCTCGCCCTTCACGCCCGTGATGAGCATGTCTCCACGCTGCATCTTCATGGTGCCCTCCAGCGTGGTGACCAGGTAGCAGTCGTCGTTCTCGTGCGTGATGGGGTGGCCGTTGTAGACGAAGGACCACGGATACCCACCGATGAGGCCACGGCTTACCGAGATCCCGTAGGCGACGAGCTCGTCGAAGGTGATGGCTTCGATCACAACCGGCTTCTTGCGGAACTTCATGACTTCCTCGCTCCGAAGACCTTCACGATGTTGTCGAAGATCTCCTTGTCGGTGACGGCGATGAACGGTTCTCCACTGGTGACGCTGAGCCAGCCGATCTTCTTCCTGTCGTAGTCGGCGACGGGGTCGAAGATCTGGGTGCCCTGCGGGTTCTCCTTACACTGCTGCTTGCCCCGCGCCACGAGGACGATGACCTTGGCCACCTGGTCCTCGTCGCCCTTCCGGCAGATGAAGTAGACCGGGGTGTCGCCAGGCTTCGGCAGCGTGCTCTTGTCGCCACGCTTCTTCACGGTGGGGTCGTAGTTGGAGTTCCCCCGCGACCACTTGTTGAGCTCGATGTCCTTGGCGTCGACCGTGATGGACCCGATGACGAGCTTCTTGGCCTTGCGGAGGTTGATGATCTCCTCGAGGGCCTTGGCCGGGGCGCCGAACTCGTACTCGGCGGAGCCCATGTACTCGAAGCCGAAGAGCTCGTGGAGAACGTCCCAGGCCAGCTTCGAGATCCCCGACCCGCCACCGCCGAAGCTCATGGTCTGGGCGAGCTTGCTGAACTTGTCCGACTTCGGCGGGCGAGTGATGACCTGCAACAGCCAGCCGCGGTACCCTTCGTCAGTCATGGTTGGGATGTAACAGAAGAGCCCGACAGAACCTTGCGGTCCCATCGGGCTCCCTCTGCCTGTTGGTGGTTGGACTACAGCGCCCTGACGCTCTTCCCCTTCACGGCCGGGGTGAGGTGTCGCTGGTCGAGAACCGTGGTGGAGCTTCGGTAGTCGGGGCAGTGCTTGTCGTAGTTCCGGTTCAGGCACCTCATGTGCTTGTCCCGGAACTTGTTGCGGACGGCGAGGTAGCGGCGACGGCTGCCGCTCTCGTCGTAGATGAGGAGCATCGACTCGCCACAGCTGTGGCAGACGAACTCGATGCGCCCCTCTCCGTCCCTCGCGTACTCGTCGTCATCCGTCAGGAAGTGCAGGTGGACCTGAGGGGATCCAGCAAGGAACTCGACCTTGAACAGCTGGCTCGCGTGACCGCAGCCAAAGACCTGCGCTCCCATGTGTGCCTCCTTGCGTGGCTTCATTGTGACGCCAGGGGGCTCAACGTTGGAAGGCATTCGTTCACCTAGTCCTCGATGTCGATGATGCGGCCAGGAAGGAACCGCTTCTCGGGTGTGATGATCTCCTTCTGTGTGGGCTCTTGTGGGACAGCCGCCATTCCCGTATCGGCGCTGAGGACCTCCCCGTACAGGTTGCGAAGGTCCTCATCCGAGATGCCGTTGCGGTCGACGTACTGGCGAGAGGTCTCGTCCGCTCCGACGGCGAAGTCGATGCCGATGTAGTCGGCGGCCCGAGGCAGCCGGATGGTGGCCTCGACGTTCATGACCCCATGCCGCCGGAGCCGCTCCATCGTTGCTTGTGCTTCTGCTTCGATGCGCGCTCGCGCCTGCGGGGTGTCCCGCTCTCCGACGAACCCCTGCAAACGCTCAGCGAGAGCACGCTGAGCGAAGGCGATGGAGCCGGCGGCATCTCCTACGGAAGGAAGGGTTGGAGGCTCCTCCGGTGCCGCGGTGTACTGCTCGTAGAAGATGTCGTTGTTGACGTTCATCGCTGCACGGAGGTTCTGCTGGCGAGCAGCCTCGGCTTCGCGGCCCCCGGCGAGCAGTCGTGTCTGCTGAGCTTCTTGCAAGAACTCTCTCGGTACCTGCATCGCGCCCAGCATGGTCCTCCGGGCAGCATCCTGCTGCTCTCTCATCCGGGCTTCGTCTGCGGGCGAGGCCGTCATGGGTCGGAAGATCTCCATCAGGAGCTGAGACCCTCCCCGCTGCGGAGTGGGGCGCTCGAGGGCGCGAGCCTGGTCCCAGATCTCGAGAGGCACGGGGAGGATCTCGGTACGCACTCTCTTGCGGCGAGCGTACTCGATGCAGTTGGCAGTCCCTCCTACCGACCCGTTCCAGACGGCAAGGAGGAGGGAGGCATTGTCCACCATCCAGGCGTTGCGACGGTAGAGGAGGTTGGCGCGGTACTCGTGGGTGTCGGTAACGACGTGAACGCTGTCGGCCTCGTTGAGGAGGCGCTGGTAGTGACGCCTCGAGGCGTCAGGCCACCGGCTGTCCCACCCGTGGAAGGGCACGACAGCAGTCCACTTGATCCTCTCCTCGATGCAGATCTCCGCCGCCCACTGGTCCACTCCGAGCGCCATGCCGGAGAGGATCATCAGCTCATCCCCCGTGCTGACCCTGTCGGCCTGCTCACGGAAGGCAGTACGAAGCACCGCCTTCACGTTCAGGTAGATGGGATTCGGAAGGTAGTAGCCGCCAAGCTTCGGCGGCCGGTGACCTGTGATGGCGACGATCATCTCACAGTCTCTCGTTCACGCACTCGTTGGGCAGCTTGTCCGTGCGAATGTAGTTGTCCGGGTCGATGGCAGGGAAGTCTAGCGCGTTGGTGTCGTCCCCGTCCGTGACGTACCTGCGCCCCTTGTACTCGACTCGCCAGACCTGCGGCCACAGCTTCGGGTCCGTGAGGGTGGCGAGCATCTCCTTGGTGAGGCCGGAGTTCACGTTGGCGATGAAGACCAGCACACCCTTCGTGTCGTACTGGTAGAGGCCGACGCTCTTGATGCCGCCGGCGCGGGAGCCCTTCTGCGACCGCTCTCCGTAGCCCTTGTCCGGGTCCCAGATGGCGATGAAGTCGTCCTCGAAGGTCGGCTTCAGCTTGGCGCAGGCGGTGCCGGGACGGTCCGGCTTCCCCTTGAAGTTGTACGACTTGTCGCCGTAGCCCGGAGCGTCCGGGTCGATGACGACGAAGCCCTCCCAGTTGTTCTTCTTGGCGAACTCGACGGCGTCATCGGGGGTAGGGAAGCTAAGACGAACGAGCGCCTCGACGTGCTTGCTGCTGGCACGCTCCTCGAGGTTGTCGATGTTGATGACCCGCTCGCGCATGGGCTGCGTGCTGACGAGGTCCACGCCGCCGAAGAACGGGATGTCCCAGCAGTAGAAGAAGGGCCACAGCCCACTCTTCTCCATGTCGGCCACGGCCTTCGGGGTGAGGCTCTTGATGTAGCTCTGGGCGAGGTCGAACCGCTCCTTGGCGATCTCGCCCTTGAAGCGGACCTCGTCCTCGACCACGAGCTCCCCCAGCAGGATGGTGCGCGGAGGGATGTGGGGCTCGATGGCCGCGATGAGGTGCGGGAACCTGTCGTCCCAGGTGAACTCGGTGTCGGTCTCGTCATCGTGCTGACGGAGCATCCGGCGCGAGTAGATCTGGAGGTCCCCATCGTTGTTCTTGCAGAGGATGGTCGCCATGCCGTTGCGCTTGCGCGTGTACCAGCACAGCCCCGCCCTTGCCTTCTTCTCGATGCCGGCTCCCATCGAGTTGTCTGGCTTGTAGAAGCTGAGCGACAGTGGGAGGTTGTCGAAGTCGACCTTCGACTCCACGATGGGGTCGAGGTACGCCCCACCCGTGTCGGTGGAGATCGTCTCCCGGTAGCCCTCCCAGTTCTTCTTCCTGCACATCTCCCTGGCCCGATCCAAAGCGTAAGCGGAGGGACTGAGGGCGTTCGCCTTGCCGACGTTCACACCCGCGAAGTGTTCGGTGACGGTCTGCATCTTGCCGCCAGCCAGTCCCCACGTGGTGCGTACGGAGTTCCCGATCACCTCCAGCTCCCAGATGCGGGTGCCGGTGCGGGAGTGAAGCTGGTGGAAGGTTCTCTTCTCGCCCTTCCAAGCTGCGCTGCGCTGCTCGAAGTTCATGAGCCCCTCAAGAGGTAGGATAGCTTGTACACTTGTCCGTTGACGAAGTCCTTATGCCGTGAGAACGTCCAATCTTGACCTGCCGCTCTGACGGTGGCATCTACTGCTCGAGGACTTCTTGGCGAACCCACTTCTCACGCTGGCCCCGGAGTTCGAGGGGAAGAGCAAGGAGGAGCTCCTGCCCCTGATGGACGCGGAGCTGGACCGCTTCTCCGACTACATGGCCCATCTGAACTCTCCGGGCGCAGGTGCTCTCATCAACCCGGAGAGGGTCCTCATCAAGACGTTCATGGTCTTCTTGGCGAAAGGTAAGAGCTGATGGCTCGCTGCGAAGTTGTTCAAGTGCAGTGCGACCGGTGCAAGCGCATCGAGCTTCGTGCGCCGTCCGCCGACAAGGGAACGACGCCGGTGCTGACCCTGACCTTCGGCACCGAGAAGGTCAGCTACATGGACCTCTGCGAGGACTGCAACGCAGCCTGCAAGAGGATCGTGGTGGACCTGAAGGAGTGGGACCGCGAGATCAAGGCGAAGCTCGGGCCCACGGTGCAGCCGAACCAGGCGCCGCCTCTCCAGGTGGCTCCGAACTACACGCCGCCCCAGCCTCACTCGGTGGCAGCGGGGAAGAGGTAGGGCAGAGCGGACCGTCCCCGGCCGCGACCAGCCCCCAGAGGCCGAGCCCATCTTGCAGTGGGCTCGGCCTCACTTCTTCTGGAGAAGGGTTCGGATGGCCTCGAGGAGCTGACGCCGCATGAAGGGCTTGGCGATGTACTCGTCCACGCCGGCCCCTCGAAGTCTCTTCTCGGACTCTGCGGTTCCTGCGAGGCCGATGATGGGGATGGTGGAGATGTCCCCCGGCCCATCGCGGACGGCCTTCACGAGCTCGTCCCCGTGCATCTTGGTCATGTAGAAGTCGGTGATGATGATGTCCGGCCGGATCTCCCGCACGGCGCTGATGGCGTCGAGACCATCATCAGCCACGTCCACGTCGTAACCCTCGTCCAAGAGGATCGACTTCAGCATCATCCGGACGAGGGTGTTGTCGTCGACAACGAGGACGCGGGGCATGCGCCCATCATCTACGACTGCGGGGCGGGTGGGTAGCAATCACCCGACAGGACAGCCGCCCTTGCACTCCACCTCGACCATCGTGACCTCCTTGCGGCCGCCCCAGGAGTCGAACTGCTCCTTCGTGATGCGCTCGAGGGGGGCGTTGCGGCGGCTCTTGTCGGGGAAGATGGTCGTCCCCTTCAGCTGACCGTGGTACTTCATCAGCGTGTGCTCCATCTCCTCCTCCGTGGGCATCATGTGGGGAGGGAGGTTCACGGTGTGGGAGATGGCGTTGTCCGCCCACACCGCCTGGAGCATGGCCTGGACGCGGAGCGAGTCCTCGAACGGGATGTCGTCCTGCGCCTCGATGATGGTGGGGTCCATGCCCTCGGCCACGACCTTGGAGACCAGCGGGTCCTCGCAGTAGTAGTCGACGATGGTGGTGTTGCGGGCATCGGGGTCCTGGTACGTCGTGTACCCCTCGAGCTTCTTGATGGCGAGCTCGGGATCCATGTCGCTGTAGCGCACCCTGCGGATGAACCAGGGCGCGTAGACCGCCTGGTCGCCGGCGCTGGTGCCCGTCAGGGCGGTGAGCGTGCCGGTGGGGGCGATGGTGGTCGTCTTCACCGGAACAGGGATGCCGAGGATCTGCGCGTAGCGGTACGACTCGTGAGCCACCCGCTCCTTGCCGATCGTCAGGGCCTTCTTGACCTCGTTGGAGCTGTGCGACTCGCTGTACTTGATGCCGCGCAGGGCGAGGAAGCCGTGGTAGCCGAAGAAGCCGACGCCGATGCGCCGGTTCCGGTCCACCACCTCACGCTGCCGCGGGTTCGGGATGTCGCCGAAGGTGGCGCGCATGAGCCAGCGGGTCATCAAGCGGAAGCCCTCCTCCATCTGCTTGGGCGGCTTGAGGGCGAACGCCTGGAGGTTGATGTGGCCGAGGTTGCAGTTCTCCCACATCTGGAGACCGATCTCGCCGCAGGGGTTCGGGCAGAACATCAGCTCGGGGTCCCGCTCGCCCTTCATCGCCAGTGAGCGGTTCCAGAAGCCGGGCTCGCCGTTCGAGCGGCAGCCGAGGACGACAGCGCGAGCAACATCGCGGGCGTGCTGGTGCATCCATCCCGGCATCTTGTCGTCGATGCCCTCGCCCTTGTAGGCAGCCTCGAAGTCGTCATCCGTCTCCACCGAGATGTTGGTGGTCCAGTGAGAGCCGTCCTCGCGCTTGCAGTTGATGAACTCGAAGATGTCCTTGTCCTTCCAGTTCTTCACGGACATGCGGGAGGAGCGCCGCTTCCCGCCGGCGACCACGCAGGCAGACGACGTGTGGTCGAGGATCATCGCGTCGACGCTGGTGAGCCTGCGGTCGAAGCAGGAGTTCAGGTGCTTGGTGAAGTCCGAGAGCATCGAGACGAGCGGACCGGGGCCACAGGCGATGCCACCTGAGGTCTTGAGCGGCGCGCCACGAGGACGGATCTGGGAGACGTCGAGGACCAGCTTCGCCTCACGCGAGTACGTCCCCGTCGTGGCCCAGGCGTGCTTCATGATGAGGTCCTGCGCCTCGACCCAGCCCTCTCGCGTGTCGGGGACGACGAAGGCCTTCCCGTGGTTGGCGCGGTCGTCCTGCACCACCGGAGTGACGAGGTGGTAGAACTCCTCGAGGTTCGGATGGTCCGGCTGGCAGATGATGTGGAGGTCGACACCGGTCTCCAGCTTCGGCATCAGGTCGAGGTAGCGGTTCGAGTAGTTCGAGCCGACTCCTCCACCCTGCATCAGGGAGTCGAAGGTGAAGCCGAAGTGGTCCCACGGAACCTTGGGGTCCCACCCTGCGGCGTGACAGTTGAAGAGGAACTCGCGGCCCTTGACGCCGCTCGCGTTCAGGTGCCGGCCAGCTGGCAGGCCCCCAAACTGAAGAAGCAGCTCGATGAGCTGCTCCGTCTCTCCCTTCTCGATGAAGCCCAGCTCGACGAGCGCGTTCAGGTACCTCTCGTCGTGCTGGATGCCTGCTGCGATGGCCGGCTGCGACCTCGCGGCCAGCATCACGTTGCCGATGACGGTGCGGATGACCGTCTCGTGCCAGTTCTCCTTGCGGCCGTCGTGCTTCACCTGGCTGTAGGTGCGACGGAAGACCGGCTCACCGATGGGACCCCAAGGGGTACGGAGGTCCTTGTACTTGGTGAGCAGCTGGTCCTTGACGTTCATGGTTCGCTCCAGAAGCAATAGGTCGCCCTCAGACGGGGGTCCGAAGGTACACGTTGAGTGTTATGGAGAGTAGAAGCGGTGGGCGAGAAGTGCGTGCGCCACGTAGTCCCCGATTCAGTGCCACGAGTCCACCGTCGGTCGGCTTGCAGTCCGATGACGACGGTGAGGTTCGTTATACGCCCCACCCCTACCCCTGCAAAGAAAGACCTGCGGGATCGTGGGAGAGCTAAGGAATCCGGGACCTTCTGGCTCTTCGGCCCGGGCTCTACCCGACACGAGATAGACGCGTGTGTGCGGGTAGAGCCCTTCTGCCGAACCTCTTGGAGCTTTTGCCCTACTGCTGGGACCACCCCAGCGCCTTGCGGTGGAGCGGCGAGTCATGCCGGTTCTTCGACATCTCCCGAATCGCCCTCACCACAGACTCCAGGCCCTGCTCCACATGCTGCACACCGAACAAGACGGAGTCGATGCGGGAGGCGGGAATGCCGCTCTTCTGCTCGAGCTCCTTGACGAGGTTGCCGACCTGCCCAACCTTGCCCTTGGCCTGCACGCGAATCAGGAAGTACCAGAGGATGACCTCGTCGCGTCGGGTCACGTACCAGTAGCCCGCCAGGTCCTTGTACTTCTCCGGCAGCATCTCTACCGGCACAGGGACCTCGACGATGTCGCCGAGCCCCGCCGCGAGCAGCTTCGCCTCGTCGGGGTTCTTCGTGGTCTTGTACCGCTTCCGCATGTGGCGTTCGACGCGCTCCTCGAACACCGAGTTCACATCGAGGGACTCTCGAGCGACTGCCTGCTCGAGCCGCTTGGCGGTGCCCACCGACTTCGCGGTGAAGACTGCCATGGCGCACGACTTCGTTACGGCATAGCCCCCCATCGCTACGGCCCCAAGGGCCAGAATCGGGAACATGTTCACCTCCAGGTGATTGGGTTGGAAAGAGTTCCGATACGAGCTTCTACGCTCACAGCCTTATGCCGCTGAAGTTGTTGGAGTTGCCTGGGGCAGGGTGCTACCTTGGCTGGAAGCCCATCGGCCCTGAGGGAGGGGCATGCTCTCCAGTAACGACGTAGCCGCGATGTTCTCTGCTCAGGGCCAGAACTTCGCCCAGCAGAACTACTACGCGCAGACGGTGGGGATCTCGAACCCCGCCATGTCCATTGGGGCCTACCGGGGCACGGGGATCCAGAGCGGCTTCCAGCCGGCGGGCCCCTCCTTCCCCGGCGTGCGTCCCCCTCCTCCTGCGTTCAGCTACGCCAACGGTGGTGCGTTCGGTCCAGGCTACGGCTCGGGCAACAACTTCGCTGGGCACATGATGTCGGGTATGGGCGCCGCGGCCACCATCGGTGGGATCGGCATGGGCATGATGATCCCCGGCCTCGACCCCATCTCCGGGTTCATGGGCGGGATGCGGTCAGCTGGTGGCTTCGGGATGAGAGGCGTGATGGGCGGGTTGGGTGGTGCCGCCCTCCCTCTCGCAGGAGCGATGTTGGCCGCTCACACCGTCGGGTCCTTCGTCGGAGGCGGTCAGCAGCAGGCCCAGATCGCCAACCAGCTCGGCGGCTTCCAGTTCAACAACCCCGTGGCGCGCACTGGCCAGGGCTTCACCCGCCAAGACTCCAACGACATCGGCAGCTCCATCCGCAGCATGGCCCACATCCCGGACATGCTCACCTCCGTGGAGGAGCTCACTCGCCTGCTTCCCACCATGCGCCGCGCCGGCGTGATGAGCGGGGTGAAGGATGCGGCCGAGTTCAACCGGCGCTTCAAGGAGACGGTCACCACTCTCCGCGACATGTCGAAGATGATGGGCACCACGATGGAGGAGGCTTCCCAGTTCTTCGAGCACAACCGGCAGATCGGCATGTCGTCAAGGACGTCTCAGCTCCGCAACACCCTCAACGCCCAGTTCACGTCCGGCATGACCGGGATGACGATGGGCCAGACGATGGGGATGCAGCAAGGCGGGGCGCAGATCGCTCGTCAGTTCGGGGCTCGAGGCGTTTCGGGGGCCCAGGGCGTCACCAACATGGCCCAGGGGATCCAGGGCGCTCTCGAGGCAGGCTTCCTCGACCAGGACACGCTCACCGACGTCACGGGACTTCAGGGTTCGGAGGCCGTCGGCGCGGCATCGCAGAAGATGTACGGCTTCATGGCCAACCTCTCGCAGACCGCGCCGGGCCGCCTCATCATGGCTGGCGCGATGACGAGGGGCAAAGACGGCAAGGTGAAGCTCGATGAGGAGATGATCAGGAAGCTGAACCGCGGCGAGATCACCATCGACCAGCTCAAGGCGCGGGCCGGGAACCTCTCGGACAACGACAAGATCAGCTTCGCGGCCAACGCCAAGAACCTCGGTGGCCAGTTCGCAGGACAGGTCGACCTCCCGAAGTTCATGCAGGGCCTCGTTGGCGGGAAGGGGCAGGAAGCAGCAAGCCTTCTCCTCCAGCAGTACTCCGGCGGCCAGATGTCGGAGTCCGACGTCTCGCTGATGACGGCCATGGGGCGGGGCAACCAGGGCGTCGACATGGAGAGCTTCAAGGGCGTCCGCAGCCGCGAGATGCAGATCCGGGAGAGCACCGACCCCGAGATCATGTGGAAGAGGATCAAGACCAAGATGCACAGCGCCACGTTCGGGCACGTCGAGCAGGCGGGTGCGGACGTCTACTCTTCCATCGGCAAGATGTACGACAACTTCATCGACGACCTGGTCGGCCGCCACGTCGTCGCGCTCTCGAAGGAAGGGGCGAAGGCTCTCCAGCAGGGCATGTCCGGCGTCGGCGGCAAGGAGATGCGGGACATGTTCGCCGCAGCTCACGGCCTCAAGCCAGGCTCCGACATCGGGAGCAGCTTCGGGGAGAGCGGCATTGCCAACACGGTGCGGGGTTGGGGCGCTGCCTCCGGCTCTTCCGGCCTCACCTCGTTCGGGCAGAACAAGCAGGCCGCCGGCCTGGCCGGCGCCAGCGGCTCTCTTCTCGACAAGATCAACGACCTCGCGGACTCCGGTCGCCTCGTGACGGCAGCAGGCAGGGCCTCCGCGGGAGACCTCCTCTCGCTGAAGGTCAAGATCAACAAGGACACGGGTGGAGAGTTCAACGCGGCTGACCACGACGTGAGGTCGCAGATGACTCGGGAGGGGATGGCCAAGGTCATCGCCGCCTCGATGCGTGAGAAGGGTTACGGGACGACCGCTGGTGGAGACGATGGCTTGCCCGACCTCGAGGGCATGCTCATGCGCGGTGACACCAAGGGCATCGAGAGTCTCACCGGGAAGTCGATGGCAGAGCTCGGTACCGACCTCGGAGACACCTCGGGCGGTCGCTTCATTCGTACCGCGAACTCCCACCGGACGGAGAAGGGAGGCCTCTACAGCGACTACCTGTCCGGCGGTCTCTACTCCACCGAGCAGAACTCCATGAAGGTCAGTGCCCGAGAGGCTGCCGGCGGAAGCTCCGTCTCGAAGTACATCAAGACCCGCGACATCGACTCGCTTCGGAAGGATGCAGAATCGGAGCTGGGCAACCTCTCCGGGGACAGCAGAGCCATCATTCGGGGGAGCTCCAACGTCCGGTCCATCGCTCTCGCCATGCTCCAGAGCGATACGAAGAAGAAGCAGATCGAGGAGATCCTCCACAGCGGCGACAACGCAGAGGACCGTGCGAAGAAGTTGTCCGACATCGGAGTCCACGTCAGCGCGCAGGAGGCGGACCAGCTCTACCAGCTCACCTTGGATGGCGGGTTCACGAAGGCCCAAAAGGGCATCGAGATGTTCCACGCTGCTGGTGCCCTTGGCGACAAGTGGATTGGCGAGAACAAGATGGGCGAGATCTCGAAGGGGCTTCGCGAGAGCCTCGGGGCCCTGCCTGCGGGGGAGAAGGGATCCTCAGAGGCCGGCATGGCCGCGACGCTCTCGGCAGCTGCCAGCGCGATGAGCTCGGACATGAACGCGAAGACGACCAAGGGCTGGGGTGCAGCGCTTCGGCAGACCATCGCGAGCTACCAAGGGGCAGATGATGAGGGGAAGAAGCGGTTGCTCAAGGCCCTCGGCCCTGCGGCCGCTTCGGCCATCCAGAGTGCCGCCGGTGTCGAGAAGGACCTCTCAGGGCTCGAGGGGTCACAGGTCTCGATGGAACAGCTCACCCAGCGAGGTCTGAGCCCCGGTGAGATCCTCAACGCAGCACCGGGAGCCGCGGAGAACGGAGTCAACCTCACGCCCTCCATGATCTCGAGGCTCGCCAGCTCCCGTGCTGCTTCTGGCCTTGCTGGCAGCTACGGCGCGAAGGAGGGTGCGGCCGAGACCGGACGTGAGATGGTCAAGACGTTGAAGGAGATCTCGACACTCACCGCGCAGAACATGGCCTACGCGCAAGTCACGGCTTCCGCTATCGTCGGCAAGTTCGGGAACGATGAGACGAAGAAGAAGCTGGAACAGATCAAGCCGAATGCCCCGGAGTCCAAGTGAGGGAGATCATCGAGCAAGACATGGTCGTTGATGGGAAGGTCGTGCGGGTGACCCTCATCAACGATCCCAACATCGACGACGTTCTCATCGGCGAGTCGCAGGACTACGCCTACGGCCTCTCGAGTGGTACGACTGACCCCGAGCGCCGGGTGGTGAGAAGCGTCCGCGAGATCTTCCTGATGTTCGGGGTGCAGCGATGAGGAGCTCCAATGGCCGCTAGCGCCGCCGCAACGAAGGCCACGGCGAAGGCCAAGCCGTCGACCCCCGTGAAGACCAACGGGCCCGCCCTGATGAAGGTCGCGGTGCCGCCTGAGCGCTTCGCCGACTCGAACCAGAAGACGTCGGTCGCCGCGCGGGGCAAGAACAACGTCCGGCGCCCCACGAGCGGCATCACGCTGCGAGACGAGACCTTCGCCTCGATCCGTCTCGTCTCGGGGGACGGGGTCAACCAGAGGATCATCGACGCGGGCAGCCGGCTCCCGAACCCCGACAAGAGCGGGGAACCTCTGACCGTCAAGGTCGGAGACAAGACCTACGTGGCCAACGAGGTCTACTCGAACTTCCTCCTTCAGAACATCGCGGAGGAGCGCTCGGAGAAGGTGCAGGTGCTGGAGACCTTCGGCGAGCCCTACATCTTCCTCTTCGGAGAGCGGCCGCGCGTCCTGAACTGCCAGGGCATCCTGCTCAACACCTGGGACTTCAACTGGGAAGCGGAGTGGTGGGCCAACTACGACAACTTCCTCCGCGGCACGAAGTGCGTCGAGAACGATGCCCGCGTCTACATGGCCTTCGACAACACGCTGGTCGGTGGCTACATCCTCTCTTCGAGCGCCACGAAGGTCGCGCAGGAGAGGCACTTCGTCCAGTTCCAGTTCCAGCTCTTCGTCACCTACTACGAGAGCTTCTCGAACCTCGGTGATCCTAGCGTCTCTCCTTTCGGGGATCTCGCCTACTCTGGTAACGACGCGGCGGCTATCACCGCCGTGGGAGGGCCGAAGTACCCCATCGACGGCATCTTCGAGGGAGGACAGCGTATCTCCGTAGATGCTGCTGGTAACGTCACGGGCACCGACAACTACAAGCAGGCGGTCAAGGACGCGCAGCCAAGCACCTTGGCGCAGAGTTGGAGGAACATTCAGCAGGCCACTCGCTCCGTGCTCAGCACCGTGTCGCAGGTCTGGGAGGGAGAGGTGATCAAGGTCCCGGACGGCTTCTCCGGGATGTTTGCCTTCGATGAGCAGGTGCAGGTGAAGGAGCGCAAGGACCTCACGAGCCAGACCATCAGGTACACCACCTTCTCCGAGAACGATTCTGAGTACGTGGGTACCAGCTCCCACTACGGCTCTGCCGACCTGAGGTTCAATGGCCTCGGTGGCGGCTTCGTACAGGACTTCACCGAGGCCAACAGGGCCTCGGCGCAAGCAGCCAAGTTCTTCAAGGACAACGGCATCACTCCTGGGCCCAGTGTGGCGGAGAACCTCGGCAAGCTCGTGAAGCAGGCGCGTGCGGGGCTGGTGGCTGTGAACGCGGCCACCGCCATCGCAGGCTTCGCTCGTCATGGCATCCAGCCCGCCACCCCTGACCTGTCTGGCTCCGTCTTCAACTGGAGCAACAACTACGGTGGGGCGATGAAGCGCTCTACCAGCAACTCCTACCCGGAGTAGCCACTGTCTGCCATCGGCAAGCCACTTCGCCTCCGGCTCTTCCTCGAGGGCGTCGAGATCCCCATCGTCGCGGCTCAGGTCTCGATCGGGATGAACTCGCCGGCGGCGGCATCCCTTCAGGTCGTTCCTACGGACGCCGGGCTCTACCTCCGCCCGCGGACCATGGTGCACCTCTTCTACCTCGACGAGAGGGTGACGGAGACGAAGACCGGTCGGTCCGTCAGCCGCTCGCTGCGGGACTACAAGCTGCTCTTCTGTGGGGAGATCATCGCCCAGTCGATGCAGCAGACGCCACAGAGCCGGGGTCTGGTGCTCCAGTGCGTCGACTTCTCCTCCTACTGGGACTCGGCGCACCTGACTGCCATCGAGTACGGACCTGGGGGCAACTGGGCCACTCACTCGGCGGCGGTGTCCGGGTCCAACTCCGGCCTCGTGGACGACATCGTCAACCAGATGCCGGAGAAGCTGGTGCAGTGGCTCCGGCAGACGCCGCGCACTCCCGGACTGGCGACGGTCGACGGTCTGGCCGGGGGCATCATCCGCATGCTCGAGGCCATCGGCGGAGTGCCGGGGCATGAGCGCGGGGTGAACGACTTCTTCACCGTTGCTGAGCTGCGCTGCAAGCTCCTCCAGCAGATCACCGCCGAGGAGAACGACAACACGGCCTACAGGCTGCTCAAGGGGAAGGTCTTCGACGAGTGGGTGCGGAACGGGCTCTCGAACATGGGGCAGCAGGTCACCTTCCGCGACGTGATGAAGCTGCTCTTCCAGTACGTCTACTATGAGATGGTCCCCAACCCTGCCGCGAAGTACTCGCCGGCGATCGGCCAGGGAGGGTCGAAGACGAACACAGGTACCTCTTCTCTCCTGAAGACTGCGGAAGGCGGAAGCGCCAAGGTCACCATCTCCGGCGTCATCCAGGACCTGGGGGACTTCGTTGGTAAGACCGAAGCCTCAGGGGACTGGAAGAACTACCTCTCGGCGTTCTCCTCGTTGATCATGGGGGCAAAGAAGACGCTCGCGAAGCTGACGAGCGGGGAGATCGGGAAGGAAGCTCGACAGGTGACGAGCTTCTTGGATGCGGCGTCTCAGAAGCTCGATGCCACCATGAAGGGGATCAAGCCGGGCATGGTGGTGGCTGGGTTGCCTGAGACGGAGCAGAGCCTGGATGCGGAGATCAATGCGGTGCTGGAGCCGTTGAAGTCCGCCTTGGGCCTCATCACGAAGAGCCAGGACCATGCGTACTCGGTCACCAGCTCGACGGCGAGGACCGAGAGGCTCAGCACGCAGATCCTCCGCCCCGACTGTTGGTTCGCTCCGCCCCCGGTCTGCAACGTCATCTTCCCGGAGCAGTACGCGCAGCTCCAGTACGACAGGAACTTCCTCGGAGAGGTGACGAGGACGCTGGTGTGGATGAGCAACACATTGGTGGGGAACGACAAGCTGCTCGCAGACAAGGTACTCGCGCCGAATCCCACCTCCTTCAAGGACACTGGCTTGATGGGGGTGAAGGGCAGCCTGGGGTACCGGGAGCTGATGCCGCATGAGTACCACACAGGGATCGTGCCTCGCGAAGAGTGGCTCCCGAACACGGCGGCGACGTCGGCGGAAGGGCAGAGGACCGCGACGGAAGCGGCGATCAACAGTGATGTACTGTCCTGGGGTCAACGGACGGCGCTGTACCTCTTCTACAAGTACCGATTCGCTCAGCGCAGCGCCACCCTCGGCGGGCGGTTCAACCCCGGTCTCGTCTGCGGGTTCCCTGCTCTCGTGATTCGAGGACCGTACACGCCCACGGCCATGAACCTCACGGAGGCGCTCGACAACGCGGACGCCCTCGGCGCTCCTGTGCACCTGCTCGGCATGATCGGAACGCTGAGCCATTCCGTGGGGCAGGATGGGGGGACGTCTTCCTTCACGATGCACCACGTCAGGCACCACAACGGTTCCGACGACGAGTACCTGAACCTCATTCGAGGTCTCCGCACCGCTTCCCACACCTACGAGGAGGACCTGTCTCTCGCCAAGATCAACGCCATGCCGGAGGGGACCGACAAGAAGAAGAGGCTGGAGTTCCTCGTGGGGTGCACCACGCAGGGGACCACGCCACCCCCACCCCCTGTCGCCAAGGCGGACGCCCAAGACGGCAACCTGGTGGAGATCGAGGAGGCGAACGACCAGATCCCGCCGGATGGCACCACCAAGTCTGGGAGGGTCTACATCCCGACCAACTGCCGCATCAAGAGAGGCATGCCCGGCCTCTACGGCAAGGGGAAGGTCACATCCATCGTCGTGGTGAAGACCTCTCGGAGCAAGGTTGAGGGCGGCCTCGCCTTCGACCAGGTGAGGGTCTCTTGGACACAAGACCAAGACCTGCCAGTGGCGCAGCCCATCGAGCTCATCCTTCGTCCCAGGTCCTGGTTCTCTCCGAAGTACTCCAACGAGCTTGTGGGTCAGGAGATCTACCAGCCCTTCTTCGGGTGCAACTCCATCATCGACGAGTTCAAGGCAACCGTCGGAGACACCTCTTCCTCACCGGATGCGCCGGCCGCCATCGAGGAGGAGGGGAAGTACAAGCTCGACTCTTCGACGACCACTGTCGAGAGCGCGGAACTCAACTACGCTGACAAGATGAAGCACAGCGTGGAGCGTTCGGCCAACGCTCTGGCCTACCTCTACGGCAAGGTGAAGGAGCTGCGCGGAGACGTCGAGGACTTCATCCAGCAGTACACCTACCGCCCCATCGCCACGAAGGAAGAGATCCTCGGGTCGGACGACCTGGAGTTCGACGTCTTCACCAACGGCTCGGTGGAGGCCAAGACGGTGCCGGCGCCCGGCGGCGTCGGTCCTCCCTACGTCCCGACGGTGGGCTTCCACAGCACGGCGGTCCACCAGCAGATCGTCGAGAGCAAGGTCCCACTGGCGGGGCTGGTGAAGGACTACGCCACCAAGCTCACCCGCATCAACTCGACAGGACAGCCCACGGAGATCCAGGCGAAGTACGATGTGCGCCGGGACAAGCGGGGCAGGGTGATGGACTACTACAACTCCCTGAGCAAGAGGGGCCTCAGAGGTTAGCGTTCCCAACCCACAGGGCCTGGTGTAACGTGCCCAGAAGAGGAGACTTCACCATGTCCAGCGACACCAAGTATCTCGCGTTCCGTGACGAGCTCACCAAGATCTCTGGCGAGTCCCGCATCGGTCGCAAGCCCATCGGCATCGAGAAGCTGCTGGAGAACGAGTCCGAGGTCACGGGCCTTCCCGAAGACTTCACGGCGGCGCCGGAAGTGGTCGAGGTGGCGCAGCAGGCCGCCAAGGCCCTCGTGAAGATGTCGGCCTCCGTCAGCATCAAGGGCGGCCACGCCGCGCTCCTCGCCGCCGGCGCGGGCGGGGCGCTGTTCGCGCGCAAGGCCAACGAGGACCGCAAGATGGGTCGCGCCATGCGGAAGCAGCAGCAGGCGCAGCAGGCGTACTGAGGCCAGCGTGCTCCGCGACCGAGTGCACACGGCCTTCCTGGACGAACTCCAGAAGATCAGCGAGGTGAGTCTCGCTGGTCTGTCGCATGAGAGCGTCCAGCGGATGGCGACTCCGGCGCAGCCCATGGAGACCGCGGGTCTCTCGAAGGCCCTCGCGGTCCTGGCGCGCTACGAAGGGATGCCGAAGATCGCGTTCGTCAACCGCGTCTCGAACCCCGATCTCCCGCAGATGCGGCGCACGACCGGGGTTCGGAAGAAGTCGGCGGACAAGGGCGCGGTCGAGCAGGGCAAGAACCTGGCCGGCTACACCGCCGGGGGCATGGGCATCGGGCGCATCGGAGGGTACGTGGCGCAGGGGCCCCACGCCGCGATCTCCGAGGCAGCGAAGAGGTCCGCCCACGGCAAGATGTGGTGGGGCACGGTGGCTGGAGGTGCCCTTGGCGCAGCGGAGTACGCACGCAAGCGCATCAAGGCCAAGCAGCAAGAGAAGGTGGCCGCCCTCGTTCCCACCGTCCAGTCCCCTGCGAAGCAGCTGCACTACGGCCAGCAGACGGGGAAGACCCAGGCTCACGGGCTGAAGTCCGGCCCCTCCATCCACCGTCTCGCCACCAAGGTCTAGGAGACCACCATGAAGCTCCGCCTCAAGAAGACCGCTGGCCGCTACGACACCGACGCCCCCTACCAGTCGTCGTTCATGCCCAGCGTCCCCGAGAACATGGCCTCTCAGCGGGACCGCGAGGAGCTCGACCGGTTCCACACAACCCTGGACTCCCGCGTGGACACTCAGGCGACCCTGAAGAAGCTCTTCGACTACGCCACCACCTCTCGCGAGAAGGAGCGCGCCAAGGCGAAGAAGCTCTTCACGCAGGCAGGCGTGGCCTCCACCAACTCCCCCGGCCTCCAGCCGAACGTGCTGGAGACGCCGGCGCTCGAGCAGGACGCGGGGCTGGCCCCTGCGGTGAAGACCGCCTCGGCGGAGTTCAGCATCGCCCCGCGCGTCGACGCCTGGTTCGAGAAGAACGCCAGCTCCCTGCTGACCGAGGCGCAGCGTCGCTACCCCGAGCTGCTGAAGGCCGCGGCCATCCCGTCCCCTTCCCTGAAGCGGGGGAAGAGCACCCCGGTCGTCGCGAGCAGCCTCTCCGGCGGCAGCGCGTAACGCCATGATCGAGGTCTCGGACACAAGTCCGGACCTGGACTGGGTCCTGGGGAAGCTCGCGGCCGCCAAGAAGGCGCCTCCAGCTTCCCCTGCGGCTTCTCCAGAGCAGAAGAAGCTGGATCTCCGGGCGAAGCAGCCGAAGGAGCTCGAGCTCTGGAAGGCGTGGAAGGATGGCGGCCAGAAGCCCCACCTCCTCGAGCCCCTGCTGAAGTCCTTCGCCCCGCTCATCAACTCGCGCATCAACCTCTACAAGAGGGCGGAGATCCCCACCGCGGCGCTCGAGCAGGAACACCACAAGTGGTTCCTGAAGGGGCTTCAGACCTTCGACCCCTCCAAGGGCGCGGCGCTCAACACGCACCTCACCACCAACCTGAAGAAGGCCGGGCGGTGGATCGAGGCCAACAAGAACTTCGCGTACATCCCCGAGAACGTCTCGCGCAACATCGGCGCCTACAAGAACTTCAAGGGCGAGCTGGCGGACCGGCTGGGCTACGAGCCGGACGACAAGACCATCCTCGACTTCGCCATCAAGGAGAAGCACCCGAAGCTGGGTGTGCTCTCCTTGAAGGACATCAAGCGCATCAACACGGACCAGCGCAAGGGCCTCATCGAGAAGGGGCACGAAGACGACCTCCTCTCCAACAGCGGGATCGACCCGCGCGAGGTCGAGGTGGCTCACCTCATCATCCCGCAGCTCACCCCGCAGGAGCGGCTGGTTCATGAGCACACGCTGGGGCTGAACGGGAAGGCGCAGCTCAAGCCGGGCGACATCGCCAAGAAGCTGAAGATGGACAACTCCAAGGTGGCGAAGCTGCGCTCCGCGATCTGGAACAAGATGAAGCCGTACCTGGGCGAGTCATGACGACCTTCCGCGTCGACCCCACGATGCCCTCTCGTGTCGTGACCATCGCGACGACGAGGGACTCCCGGATGACCAGGTTGCAGCAGGCGACCAATGCCTACGCCGAGGTCGAGTTGAGCCGTATCGACGAAGAGGTGGCCGCCCTCGAGGCGATCACGAAGGCGCGCCGCGCCGGCCAGGGTGCCGCGGAGGACGCGGTGGGGCCAGCTACAGCCATTGCAGAAGCAGACATCGACTCGTATCTGAGGGGAGTGTAACCGTGGAGGAGCTCTTCCAGCTCATCATCAAGTCCTACGGGCTCCTCGGGCTCGTCATGCTCTCGCCCTTCGTGGCGCTGAAGTTCATGTGGAGCCACGCCAAGGACCTCCAGAAGGATCTGAAGGCGGCCAACGAGCGCATCAACGAGACGCACTCCCGCCGGGTCGAGGACTCGAAGGAGATTGCCGACAAGCTCATGGAGATGATCAAGGAGCACGCCGAGCTCTCGAAGGAGACCAACATCGCTCTCGAGCGGGTCGGCGACATGCTCTCTGTGCTCCAGAACACGGGCGTCAGCCACATGAGGCACAACGGGGGACGTTGAGGAGAGGTCATGCACTACGGACGAAAGCAGTCATCTGCTTTGCACCTCCAGCCACCGGCGCTGGAGTCCGATCCCAAGCTGAAGCTCGCCATGGAGTCCATGGACCAGCTCATCCGAGAGGCCAAGGCCAACCGGACCAAGGTGAAGGAGCTCGAGGTCCAGCTCGAGCGCTTCACCAGGCAGAGGTAGGCGATGTTCCTTCGGTGGTGGAACGAGCGCAAGGCGCGCAAGGAGACGAAGCGGCGACTCAACGACGTGGTCATCACCACGGCCGCCATCAAGAGCCTCGACATCCCACTCAAGGAGCCAACCGAGGAGCAGTACTCGGCCACTGCATCCTTCGCCATCGTGAAGAAGTCGATCGACAACGCCACGGAGGCCAAGCAGGAAGCCAGAGGAGCAGCGCGACGCATCCTGGCCATGTTCGAGAAGCCCAAGAAGTAGCCTGGCAACTTTGCTCTACGCAGCGGGCTGCTCGCCCCGTAGGATGTAAACGGCCCGTCTCCAGAGGTACGCACCGGTGGCTCTCCGCATCCCGAAGTTCATCCAGGACCTGCTCAACGTCCCCACCGGGGCGCCGAACCACTACCTGCGATGGGACCCGCTGGCCAAGGAGATCATCAACGACCCTGGCCTCGGGGGCGGCGGCATCGGACCAGAGGGTCCCGCAGGTGCGACCGGTCCGCAGGGCGTTCCTGGCGTCACCGGTCCTCAAGGCCCGCAGGGACCAACGGGAGCCGTCGGTGCTACCGGCGCCGGCGTCACCGGCCCTCTCGGCCCGCAGGGTGCGACGGGCGCTCAAGGCGTCATCGGTCCGACGGGGGCACGGGGTCAGACTGGTGCCCAAGGTGATGTCGGTCCCATCGGGCCGACTGGCGCTCAGGGTCCTCAAGGGGACCAGGGTGCGACCGGCCCTGTCGGCGCTGACGGCCCGCAGGGAGTGACTGGTGCGACCGGTCCCGTTGGTCCTCAAGGCCAGACGGGGGCCGCCATCACGGGAGCTCAGGGTCTGCCCGGCGCGACAGGTCCGACCGGAGCAACGGGGGCGCGCGGCGCCACCGGCGTGACTGGGTCGGTCGGTCCGCAGGGGCCGACCGGAGCCGCCATCACTGGGGCGCAGGGGCCACAGGGAGTCACCGGTCCGACTGGCCCGACCGGTGCCGTGGGCCCGCAAGGGCCGACTGGCGCCGCCATCACCGGGGCGGCCGGGCCGCAAGGGGTGACGGGCGCCACCGGTCCCACGGGGCCGCAGGGCCCCACCGGCGCGGCCATCACCGGAGCGACTGGCGTCACCGGCGCCCGCGGCGCCACGGGCGTGACCGGAGCCACTGGCCCAGCTGGTGCCACGGGTGCGACCGGCCCGGCCGGGCCGCAGGGTGTCACTGGCGCCACCGGGCCTACCGGCGCCGTCGGTCCGCAGGGGTCGACTGGCGCGGCCATCACGGGAGCACAAGGACCGCAGGGAGCCACCGGCGTGCCGGGCGTCACCGGCGCCACCGGGCCGATGGGCCCGGGCAGCCCCTCCGCCGGACCGACGGGAGCGCAGGGCGCCACCGGCCCAGCTGGGCCGCAGGGCGTGACGGGTGCCACTGGCCCGACGGGGCCGAAGGGCGACACGGGAGCGGCCATCACCGGGGCAGCTGGCGTGACCGGCGTCACGGGCCCTGCCGGCCCGCAAGGCGTCACGGGGGCCACGGGCCCCACTGGCGCTCGCGGCGCGACCGGCGTCGACGGCGTCACGGGAGTGACTGGCCCAACGGGGGCTCGAGGTGCGACCGGCGTCGATGGGGTGACGGGCGCTACCGGGCCGACGGGTGCTCGCGGCGTCACGGGGGCGACCGGCCCAACAGGTGCTCCAGGCGTCCAGGGCGTCACGGGGGCGACCGGGCCGACCGGGGCGCAGGGAATCCAGGGGGTGACTGGGGCCACCGGTCCTACGGGCTCTCAGGGCCCTCAGGGGGTCACTGGCTCGACGGGTCCGACCGGGGCACCTGGCCCGCAGGGCGCGACCGGGCCAACTGGCCCGACAGGTGCGGTCGGTCCCCAGGGACCCACGGGTGCCGCCATCACCGGAGCTGTGGGTCCGACGGGACCGGCCGGGCCAACCGGGCCGAAGGGTGACACCGGCGCCGCCATCACCGGCGCGCAGGGCGCCACCGGCGTTCAGGGGGTCCAGGGAGCCACGGGGCCCACCGGGCCCGCCGGCACGCAAGGGGTCACCGGCGCGACCGGGCCCACCGGGCCCGCCGGAGCTCAGGGTGCTACCGGTGCGACTGGGCCAGTTGGTCCGCAAGGTCCGACGGGTGCCGCGATCACGGGCGCCACCGGGCCGCAGGGGCCGCAAGGCAACCCCGGCGTCACGGGGCTCACCGGTGCGACAGGGCCGCAGGGATCGCAGGGCCCCACGGGAGCTCTCGGCCCCACCGGTCCTGCCGGTTCACAGGGAGTGACTGGCGCTACTGGTCCGACCGGAGCGCAGGGTCTTCAGGGCGCCACCGGGGCGACAGGTCCGACTGGGCCAGCGGGAGCGCAGGGGGTCACTGGCGCAACCGGCCCGACGGGCCCAGCTGGCGCGCAAGGGGTCACTGGTGCTACGGGGCCGACGGGACCGCAGGGCGTGCAGGGACCGACGGGCTCGGCCATCACCGGCGCAACGGGGCCGGCTGGCCCGCAGGGACCGACAGGCACGCAGGGCATCACCGGGGCCACGGGACCGACCGGCCCTCAGGGCACGCAAGGCGTGACCGGGGCGACCGGCCCGACCGGGCCGGCAGGCGCGCAGGGAGTCACCGGAGCTACTGGCCCGACTGGTCCCGCTGGTACGCAGGGCGTGACTGGGTTCACGGGCCCCGTCGGTCCTCAGGGTCCGACGGGAGCGGCTATCACTGGCGCTACCGGCCCTGTTGGTCCTCAGGGCCCGACCGGAGCGCAGGGCATCACCGGCGTCACCGGTGTCACCGGACCCACAGGTGCTCAGGGGCCTGCGGGCCCGACAGGGGCACAGGGGGTCACCGGGCTCACTGGGCCTGTCGGCCCGCAGGGGCCGACAGGTGCTGCCATCACGGGAGCCACCGGGCCCACCGGAGCGATCGGGCCTCAGGGTGTGACGGGGGCAACCGGGCCAACGGGCCCCGCGGGCGCAACCGGCGCAACCGGCGTGACCGGCGCGCGAGGCGCGACAGGCATCACCGGAGCTACCGGACCCACGGGGCCTGCCGGTCCTCAAGGAGTGACCGGAGCCACCGGCCCTACCGGCCCGGGCGGCCCCACCGGCTCAGTCGGACCGCAGGGCGTCACCGGGGCAACGGGGCCCACCGGTCCGGCTGGTGCCGACGGTGCGACTGGCCCTGCTGGTGCCGGTCTCGATGGCGCCACTGGACCTATCGGTCCGGCCGGCGCTACTGGGGCGACCGGGCCAGCTGGTCCTCAGGGTGTCACGGGAGCAACGGGACCAACCGGGCCCGCCGGAGCAACCGGTGCGACCGGCGTGACGGGAGCTCGAGGCGCGACCGGGGTCACGGGAGCCACTGGCCCGCAGGGCTCTCCTGGCCCAACGGGCGCCGCGATCACGGGAGCCATCGGACCGCAAGGCGTGACTGGCTGGACTGGCCCTGTCGGGCCGCAGGGTCCCACCGGAGCAGCCATCACTGGTGCAACCGGTCCTGCTGGTCCGACAGGTGCGACTGGCGCGATTGGGCCGACCGGTCCTGCCGGCAGCGGCGCAGTGAAGACGCTGAACCAGGCCTACTGGGACGGCGGTACCGGCCCCGGCGGCGTGGGCGGAGAGATCGACCTCAACGCCACCATCGGACCGGTACGCCTCATCGGCTCCGGTGCGGCATCCGGCGGCGTCTACTTCCAGGTGGCAGACGCCGCCGGCGGCCTGCCTCTCTTCGAGGTGCGCGAGGGCGGTGGCCGCGGCGTCATCATGATCCCGCGCATCGAGCTCGGCGGCACGCCCCTCACCCCGGCCAACTTCTCGCTCTCTCGTTGGGGCTCGGGTGCGTCTTCCCCCGGCAACTACGGCGTGACGGGAGTCTCCTGCTCCGACGCCGGCGGGTCGTTCACCGTCGTCGCGGGGCAGACGGGGTACTCGCCAGCGCCCCAGATCACCATCAACTTCAAGGATGGTCCTCGAGCGGGCAACCCCTTCGTCCTCGCTCGCGTGATGAACCCGTGCATCCCTACGAACGCGAGCCTCTGGGGCTACAGCGTCATCAACCCGGTGCTCATCACCCAGAGCCCGACCTTCATCACGATGATGATCCCGGGCTCCCCCACGAACCGCTGCTCCATCACCATCCAGTTCGTCTCCTTCGCATAACAAGGTGTGGCATCCATCGTCTGTACTTAGTAGCATGCCGACCTCATGGAGCTCCGCTCGTCATCCTTCCGCGGGAAGGACTTCAAGTTCCAATGCGATCCCGAGGATCACTCCTCGCATTGGACCTTTGAAGACGAGAGGGGCGTTCGAGACGAGCTCTGGGACGTCCACGAGGGCGACATCATCCTCGACGTAGGAGCTGCTTTCGGTTCCTATGCGCTCTCCGCCCTGGCCGTCGGCGCTTCCTTCGTGCACTCCTGGAGCATGGAGACGCACCATCAGATCATGATGGAAGAGTCGCTCAAGGCGAACAGGTGGGAGAAGCGGTGCACCGTCAACCGCTTCGGTCTCTTCCACCGCCCAGGCTGGTACCGCTGGCAGGACCGCAGGTTCTCGGAGACTCCCGAAGAAGGCTTCGTGGTGGTCGACTCCATCGACCACATGATGGAGGACCCAGAGCTCTTCCCCTACGGTCCTCGCTACTTCATCAAGATCGACACCGAGGGGGCCGAGCCGGAGATCCTCAAGGGGGCCGAGAAGTTCCTCGAAGTCCACCGCCCCAACATCTTGGTGGAGAACCACGACTTCCTTCGTCCACACGCCACCTCTTTGGTGCGCGAGTACCTCGCAGAGCAGGGGTTCGAGCTGAGCGTCGACCGCCCCTCCGCCATGTGTTCCCACTCTCTGTACCTCCCAGACTAACTGCCCGCACTTGATCGGAAGGGCTACATGACCGTCTCGCTTTGCATGATCGTGCGCGACGTCGAAGAGCACCTCGACGCCTGCCTGGCCTCGGTGGAGAAGTACGTCGACGAGATCGTCATCGTCGATACCGGGTCGGTGGATGGGACGAAGGCTGTGGCGCTGCGGCACGGTGCCAAGATCTTCGACTTCAGCCCGGAGACCAACCCCGAAGCCTTCCTGCTCGACGATGAGAAGACGATGGCTCCTCCTCCCTACACGGGGAAGTGGATCCTCGCCGACTTCGCCGGCGCGAGGAACCTCTCGTTCGACAAGGCGACCAGCGACTTCGTCTTCTGGATCGACTCCGATGATGTCGTGGTGGGTGCCGAGAACATCCCCTCCATCCTGAAGGAGCTCGAGGGGATGCAGATGGGATGTGCCTGGTTCCGCTACGACTACGCCTTCTCTCCCGACGGGCAGCCTACCTGCCAGCTCTGGCGAGAGCGGATCATGCGGAAGGGCGCGGGAAGGTGGACGAACCCCATCCACGAGGTCTGCATCCCCACGCAGGGGTCCGTCAGCAAGAACTACGACTTCGTCGTCATCAAGCACCAGAGGGACGACAACAAGACGCCCGCGGTGGCACACCGCAACTACAAGGTGCTGAAGAGGCAGTACGAGAAGGAGAAGGGCGCCAAGAACTTCGACGCCAGGACGCTCTTCTACCTGGGCAACGAGTCGAAGTTCATGAACGCCGACGAGGCCATCGGCTACTTCGAGCAGTACCTGCGCCTCTCGGGATGGGACGAGGAGCGCGCTGTGGCGCGGATCCTCATGGGCCAGCTGTTCGAGGTGAAGGGCGACATCGAGGGGGCCTTCCGCGCCTACTCTTCCGCGACCTACGACTACCCCTTCAACCCCGATCCGTACTTCGCCCTCGCCCGTCTCGCCTACAAGAAGGACGACTGGAGGAAGTGCATCGACTTCACCGAGCACGGGCTGTCCAAGGGGAACCCGCACTCGGCCATCATGTACAACCCCCTCGACCGGAACTACTACCCGCACACCTACTACAACGTCGCCCTCAACAACGTGGGCCGGGTGGCTGATGCGGCGAAGTCCTGCGAGGAAGGCCTCAAGTCCGTTCCGGAAGACACCAACCTCAAGTTCAACAAGCATCTCTACGACGACTACCTGAAGAGGAACCCGCAGCCGGAGAAGCAGGCGACCGCGCAGTCGATCACCTTCGACGGCGCCTCCATCGACTCTCCGCCCAACCTGCCTTCCGGTGTCGTCGCGACGCTGGGTCTCCAGATCTGGAAGGAGCTGCTTCGCTACGACGAGGTGGTGAAGGCGCGGACCTTCCTCGAGTCCCTTCCCTATGTCACCGAGGGGAGCGAGGGACTCGAGAAGGCGAAGAAGCTCACCGACGAGATCCTCGAGTTCGCCACCTCGCCAACCAAGATGCAGGCGCAGTACAACGACTGGCATCACGTCGACGAGGCCATCCCCTTCACGGCACAGGTGCCGAAGCACTGGTCTCAGTACCCGCGCTTCAGCTCGGTCATGGCGTTCTTCGAGGGGAAGTCGAAGCTGCGGGTCCTCGACATCGGCTGCCAGGACGGCTGGATCTCGAACCGTGTCGCGCGTCTCGGCCATTCGGTGGTGGGTCTCGACTTCAGCCAGGCCTACCTCGAGATCGCCAAGAGGAACGCCCGGTGCGAAGGGCTCGATGCCACCTACATCCTCGGCTTCATCGAGGAGCTCTCCAAGGCGGTCCCTGAGAAGTACGACGTCGTCATCTGCACGGAGGTCATCGAGCACTCCGCGGACCCGGACAAGCTCATCAGGGACATCAAGCGTGTGCTGAAGCCGGGCGGGACGCTTCTGCTCTCGACGCCGAAGGGGCACTGGTTCCAGGGGCAGGCGCATGAGTTCGCTTCGGCATGGAACGCGCCTCGTCAGCACATCCAGGCCTTCACCGTGAAGTCGCTCTCCAAGGTCCTGGGGAACCATCTCCACGTCACCTCCTGCTACGAGATGCCGGTCCCCACGCCGGACGTCCCTGGGCAGGGCACTCTCTTCGCCGAGGCGGTCTTCGAGATCACCCTCGAGAAGGGCGGGCAGGACATCGTCTTCTACACGGGGCCAGCGTGGGAGTGGTGGAACGCCAACAGCCCCTACCGAGAGGGGACGGGAGGCTCCGAGCTGGCCTGTGTGGAGATGGCGAAGTCCTTCGCGAGGATGGGGCACAGGGTCAGGGTCTACAGCGACTGCCCGGGGATGGAGGGCATCTACGACGAGGTCGAGTACCTGCACTTCTCCCACGCGCAGCCTGGGACCATCACCTGCGACGTCTTCATCAGCTCGAGGCAGCCCACTGTTCTCCCGGCGCTCCAGCTCACCGCCAAGGCGCGGATCCTCTGGGTGCACGACATCCACGTGGGCGCCCCAGGATCGCAGCTGCATGAGGCCCTGCTCCACTACGACAGGATCTTCTGCCTCTCCAAGTGGCATCGCGACTACTTCCTCAGCGTCTACCCCTTCCTCGACCCGGAGAAGGTGGTCGTCTCGAGGAACGGCATCCTCATCGAGCGCTTCCCCTGTGCCGAGCACGCCAAGGAGAACAAGCTCATCTACACCTCCTCTGGCAACCGCGGCCTCGAGCTGCTGCTCGACCTCTTCCCCCGCATCAGGGAGAAGGTCCCTGACGTCGAGCTCGAGGTCTACTACGGCTTCAACGTGTGGAAGTCGGCGGCCAGGAACAGCCCCGACGAGATGGCTCAGATCGAGCGCATCGAGCAGAAGATGAAGAACACTCCCGGCGTCATCACGATGGGCCGGGAGAACCAGCAGGGGCTTGCCAAGGCCTGGCTTCAGGCCAAGGTCTGGGCCTACCCGACCTGGTTCACCGAGACCTACTGCATCTCGGCCCTCGAGGCACAGGCTGCCGGCGCCGTCCCCGTGACCACGAACCTCGCAGCCCTCGGGGAGACCGTGCAGTCCGGCTTCCTCCTCAGTCCTCCTCTCAACGAGGAGTACAACAAGGACTTCGTGGACTCGGTGGTGGAGCTGCTCACGGACGAGGAGGAGCGGCAGAAGCACGTCAAGATCGGAAGAGAGGCGGCCGAGAAGCTCACGTGGAGCAGCTTGGCCCTCGACTGGCGCAAGCAGTTCGATGAGGTGATCGAGGCGGTGAAGGTGAACCCCATCCACAGGTATATGCCATGAAGTTCGCCCTCATCTACGGTCGCTTCTGCTCCGCCGCCCGAGGCCCCTACAAGGCCCACGACATCGCCAGCCACGGCCTGACTGGCTCGGAGAGCTTCTACTTCAACACGGTGAAGGCGCTCTCCGAGGCTGGGCACACCGTCGACGCCTTCGGGTGGTGGGAGAAGGAGCACGTGGACGGCCTCGTCCACTACTACCCCTTCACCAAGAACGGGGACGACATGCACGTCCCCGATCCCGCGTCCTACGACGTGGCCATCGCATGGAGCGAGCCGGACTACCTTCGCGTCTTCCCCCCGACCGTTCTTCGGATCTGCGAGCAGCAGCTCAACGACTTCCCCTACGCCGGCGAGGGCTTCGAGAAGAGCGTCGATCTCTTCCTGTTCCCCTCCGACACCCACCGGAAGCACATCCTCTCCGTCACCCCCTGCATCGACCCGGCGAAGACGGACGTCTGGGGCAACTGCATCAGCAACGAGGACTACTTCACGGGGGAAGAGAAGGCTCGCGGGAAGAGCATCACCTACTGCTCCTCTCCGGACCGGGGACTGCACTGGCTCTGCGAGCTCTTCCCCCGGGTGAGGGCGAAAGTTCCCGAAGCCACCCTGCACGTGTACTATCGCTTCATGCCGTGGTACCAGCAGATGGCTGGTGAGTGGAACCCCGGCAACCCGGCCGCGCACCAGCAGGGCATGCGGGCCAGGTACGCGGGGTCGTTCTTCTACAAGATGGGAGCGATGGGAGAGAGCGGGGTCTTCTTGCACGGGGCAGTCACCAACCAGCAGATGGTCGCTGCCCTGGAGAGCTCTCGAGTCCTCGCGTATCCCTGTGACCCCGTCGTCTTCACCGAGGGCTTCGGGGTTTCCGTCCTCGATGCCTGCGCTGCTGGCGCCATCCCCATCATCAGCGACGTCGACGCGTTTGGAGAGGTCTACGGCGGCACGGCCATGGTCATCCCGGGACGGCCTGGCGACCACCGGGACGAGTGGGTCGCTGCGATGGTGAAGGCCCTCACCGATGACGACCTCCAGAAGGAAGTCACCACCAGGTGCAGGGCCTTCTCGAAGAAGTTCACGAGGAAGGCCAGGGTGAAGCAGCTGCTCAAGATCATCTCCTCCCTGAAGAAGGCTGCCGCATGAAGGGCGCTCTCGTCATCCCACCCTCCGCCTTCCTGCTCGACGCGAGGGTCTTCGTCAGTCTGGGCATCCTGAAGGTCGCCGCGGCGCTCGAGGCGAGAGGGGTCATGGTGGACGTCATCGACCTCTCCGGGGTCGCCAACTACAAGGACGCCCTCAGCGACTACCTCCACAACTCTCGGCCGGAGTGGGTCGGCATCACGGCGACGACTCCGCAGATGCCCTACGTCACGGAGCTCTCCCGGCTGGTCCGCTCTCACGGGGCCAAGGCCATCCTGGGCGGCCCGCACCCCACCCTCACCAACGCGGCCTACAAGAACGAGAAGAAGCTCCACCGTTCTGGCCGTGGGGGCAAGGCTTGGGAGCAGCTCCTCGAGGAGTTCGATGTCGTCGTGACCGGGGATGGGGAGAAGGCCATCTTCGAGGCCATCGACAAGAGCTGCGGCCACGTCGATGCCGACGATCCGAGAAGCGAGCTGTGGGTCTCCGAGAAGGAGATGATGGACCTCCAGCCGGCCCGCCACCTGGTCGACCTCTCCAGCTACCACTACTCCATCGACGGGGAACGGGCGACGAGCCTCATCGGCCAGCTGGGCTGTCCCTTCCAGTGCGCCTTCTGTGGCGGCCGCGCCTCTCCGATGCTGCGGCGCTCGAGGGTGCGGACGGTGCCGGACATCATCGCCGAGGTGGCCCACCTGCATGACCGGCACGGCTACAAGGGCTTCATGTTCTACGACGACGAGCTCAACGTCGCGAAGAGCATGCCAGCCCTCATGGACGCCATCCACCTCCTGGCCGTGAGCCGCAAGACGGAGTTCCGCCTGAGGGGCTTCATCAAGGCCGAGCTCTTCACCGACGAGCAGGCAGCCTCCATGGTGAGGGCCGGGTTCAAGTGGATCCTGGTGGGCTTCGAGTCGGGGTCGCCGAGGATCCTGGAGAACATCCGGAAGCAGGCCACCGTCGAGGACAACACCCGCTGCCTCGAGATCGCCAGGCGCCACGGGCTGAAGGTGAAGGCCCTGATGTCCATCGGCCACGCTGGCGAGTCGGCCGAGACCATCGCCGAGACGCAGGCCTGGCTCCTCAAGATGATGGTGGACGACTTCGACGCCACCATCATCACCACCTACCCCGGCACGCCCTACTACGACGAGGCCTACGAGTCGTCGGCAGGCATCTGGACCTACCAGGCCAAGGGCGGGGACAAGCTGCACGCCTACGCTCTCGACTACTCGAAGGTCTCCGACTACTACAAGGGCGACCCCAACGCCGGCTACAAGGCGTACGTCTTCACCGACCACCTCTCTTCCGAGGACCTTGTAGGTCTTCGTGGGCAATTGGAGCAGAAGGTAAGGACGGAGCTTTCTATTCCCTTCTACCCAGGCGCGCCTGCGGTACAGTACGAACATTCCATGGGGATGGCCGGGCTTCCCGACACCATCCTACGGTCCTCGCACTTCGCGACCGCGCAAGGAGTGGGGACATGATCGCAACCATCCGAGACGCGAAGGGCCTGGGCAACTTCGCCGTCTACATTCGTTTCCGCAACGACATCACGAACTACTGGAACTTCGTGACGCAGGCGTGGGAGGCGCTGGAGACCTCCGACTGCCGGCAGTTCCTCACCGAGTACCCGGACTCCAGCACCGTCGAGTCCCGCTACCAGCTCGAGCTCGCCAGCAACGTCATCCCGCCCGGCACCTTCATCGTCGAGTACGTTCACAGCTCGGACGAGATGGTCATCGGCGAAGAGACCTTCGCCGGCCCGCCGCCGCCCATCTCCGGCACCGGGGCGAACCTCGTCACGGTCACGGTGACCGACGGTTCCGTCCCCATCGCCGGCGCCTTGGTGCAGGCCTGGCAGGCGGGGGTGCTCCTCGCCGCGGTGCTGTCCGACACCCAGGGAGTCGCGGCACTCGGTCTGCCTGCCGGCACCATCAACCTCGTCGTCACGAAGACGAGCTGGGGCTCCTTCCCGCAGCACACGATGACGGTGGTGGCTGGCCCGCAGGCAGTGGCCATCCAGGGGACGGCGACGCCGCCTGGCGCCCTTCCCCCGAGCGGCTTCGGGATCCTCATCGCGGTGGGCGACGCGGACGCCAAGCTCCAGATGGGCTACTCCGTCATCGAGGTGCAGTCCTCGGACGATGAGGGCAACTCGTGGCAGGCCCTCACCGCGCCAGTCGCTGCCCCGCCGATTCAGGTCCACATCCCCCTGATGCCGGCGACCTACGCCTACTCCTTCCTCGACCCCCAGGGGACCTCGAAGCGTCGCTACCGCTGGCGCTTCTCGGCCAACGGCGTGGCCCCGATCTCCCCCTTCGTGAAGTGGGTCTTCGGCACGCAGCGCGTCTCCACCGTCCCCATCTCCGTGGGGACGATGCGTTTCGTTGGGCTGGACGGCATCATTCGTCCAGGCACCCTGCTGGCGGCCGCGCTGGATGCCTCTTCCGGCGGCTCGGTGTTCGTCGGAGTCATGCTCGCCTACAACACCGACGAGTCCGGCTTCCTCGCCATCCCTCTCGTGCAGGGGTCGAAGGTGAGAGTTGCCATCGAGGGCACCAGCATCGTGAGGGACATCACCGTCCCCACCACCGAGACCTTCGACATCATGCAAGCCATCACCGCCGCGCCTGACATGTTCACGGTCCAGACGGTGCCTCCGATGCTCACGAAGAGGGCTCTCTAATGTCGACAGTGAACATCCTGGTGACGTCGGACGGGACCACTCCCTCACCCATCGCTGGTGCCGTCGTCTCCATCGTGGACCCCGCCACGAACCTGGCGCTCGTGGCCCGCGCGACCACCAACTCCTCGGGCATCGCTGGCTTCGACATCCCGGATGGCGTCTACGAGCTCCGTCTCTACAAGCGGAACGTCGTCTTCGGCGGGCCCGTGGCCATCACCGTCCTCGGCAACGGGGCGTACACGGTGACCGGCACGCTGATGCTCCTGCCGGTGGCGACCGACCCCCTGCTCTGCCGCTGCACGGGCCGCTTCGTCGGCTTCTCGGGACAGCCCCTCGCCAACGTCACGCTCGTCTTCACGCAGCGGGGTGACACCGAGAACATCGTCCCTCGGGTGTTCGACTCGCAGCTCGTGGGGCAGTCCGACCTCATCGCGCACACCAACACGGAGGGCTTCATCACCCTCGACCTCATCCGCACCGGAGAGTTCAAGCTCTCCATCTCCGGTGAGGAGCTGGTCTGGGACTTCAGGGTCCCCGACCGTTCTTCCGCAAACCTCATCGACCTTCTGCATCCTCAGCCGGTGTCTCTGACGTGGGATCCCACCTTGGCACCGGCGAATGCCATCACGGTGCAGGTGGGGCAGACCATCACGGTCCCGGTGTCCCTCGTACTGTCGAACTACGAGGTCCTCAACAACGGAGCTACCGAGCTATGGCTGGCGTATCTGAACTCAGACTCGATCATCGCCCCCGCGGCAATCGGGGACGCCGGAATGGAAGTGACGGGCGGGGCCGTCGGAACGGCGCAGATCTCCGCGTCTGCACGCCAGGGGTTCTACCCGCGAAGGGTGCCCGACCCGCCGGTGCTGGTCACGACCCCGCTGACCATCAACGTTACACCCTGACCAACTTCGTCTTCGGGCTCATCGAGAGGGGGAAGCTCTACCCCTCGACGGAGCGCCACGCCGGCATCAGGACCCTCTGGGTGAAGGTCGTCATCCGGGCGGTCTTCGATTGGGTCTCCTATCGGGACTCGACGAAGCTCATGCAGCTCAAGCTGGCGGAGAGTGCTCACGCCTGGCTCTTCAAGGAGAGCGAGGTCTTCAACAGCTTCGAGAACGTGTGCTTCTACCTCGACATGTCTCCGTCGAACATCCGCAACTGGGCCAAGGCCCTCTCCCGCGACCAGGTGCTGAAGATCGAACTGGCCGACCGCGCCCCTTCCCCGAAGCAGGTGTACGAGGCGCTCAACTTGAAGTACCTCGTTAACGAGGAAGACCTCGAGACCTGATGGCCCTGTTGACGGTACAGGAGCAGATCTCCACCCTCCTCCAACGGAACCTCGTTGAGGACAAGACCAAGGGCACGCCCTCGGTCCAGGTGGAAGCTGCTGCCGTCATGGACTCGGTGGCTCTGAACTTCGTCTTCAACCCTCGCATCACTCTCTACTTCGCCCATCTCGCCAGGAACGCCCTGCTGAAGCTCGCCACCGACGAGTGCAACGCGGCGCTGGCGCTGATGGAGACCATCAGAGATCTCGGCAACCAGAGCTACGCCCTCCACGACCTGAAGGCGCTCGAGCGCGCCAAGAGCTCCCTGCTCCAGATCGAGACGCAGGGGCAGATCCTCTCGACAGAGGGCGCCTTCAAGGGCTTCGACTCCGCCGCGAAGGAGTTCCTGGACAAGCAGCTCTCGAAGAACGTTCGTCGACAGGGGACTCAGGGTCTCGTGCGGCCGAGCATCGAGGCGGCCGCGGCACTCCCAGGGGACTACGCGACCCTGAAGAGCCTCCACGCCCAGGTCGACTCGCGGCTGGGCTACCTGACGAACGGCGTGCGAGCCTTCTCGACCTCGAGCATCGCCGGAACCCTGGGCCTCAACGCGGCCTTCAGGGTCAGGAAGGACATCGAGAGCATCATCTCCGACCTCGAGACGGATCCCACTGCCGCAGGCTCAAGAGAGTACGCCATCCGCATCAGCGCGGCTCGAACGGCTCTTCGGCTTCTCGGTACGCCGCCGGGAGTCTTCGACCCGAAGGTCAGCACGCAGGACTCTCTTCCGTACGGCTACTCCCTCCACGGAGTCTCCGCGGTAGAGCCCCTCACGCTGACCTCCTCTCTTGGCCCCTGGCCGGTCAGCTACCTCACCCCTTTCGTCGTGACGAAGTACCCGGTGGCGGGGGCGCCTCAGGTCACTTCCAAGTCCTTCGCCCTGACCTCCTCGGCCCTCATGATCGGGACCATCAGCTCGACCTGGACCATCCCACCGCAAGGCGGACTCTTCTTCTCCTTCAGCGGTGTGCCGGTGCGTGTCGTTCTGAACTCCTCTACCTCGTCTGCGCTCAAGACGGCTGCCGACGTTGCAGCTGCCATCAACGCCCAGGCTGGTGGGTACGTCCAGGCGGAAGAGATCTGGGAGACGGGCGGCAGTAGGGTCGGGATCTGGTCGCACAGTGGGCTGGAGTTCAGCCTGACTGACCTGATCTCGGAGGACCACTCGGGCTCCACGAGCGGTAGCCCCACGCTCTGGACGAACTCGATGAGAGAGCTCCTCGGGCTCCCCAACGAGTCCACCGACCACCACGGCACCCTGAGCGCAGTGCAGATGAAGGACTGTCTCGACAGCCTTCTCGGCACGTCCGGTGCGATCTTCGACGTCGATGGCGACTACCTCGTGATGAGCGTCCCTCTTCTTCCTGGGGAGACCTTCAAGACCTCCATCCCTTGTGCGCTCCCCGCGCCCATCTTCGACAGCCCGGCAGTCCCGGCCGTCAGCTCTTCCGTCGTGCTGGTGGGGACGTACCTCGGCAAGGCCGTGACTCCCTCCGCCTATGGCTTGGTGGCCGCGGGCGACACCCTCTCCTCCCCCACCGGGAAGTCGGCCATCGCCTCCGTGGCGGACACCCTCACGCTCACGGACAGCCTTCCCATCTTCGACGGCCCCATCACCATCACGAGTGGCCTCGTCTTGATGTGGCAGCCTCTTCAGCTCGCACTTGATGCCTTCGAGAGCGTGTGGGCCAAGGACGGGAGCATCGCTCGATTGGACACCGTCATTGCTCCGCTCTACGGCTCTCCGACGCTGGCGCGGCGGAACGACGCCATGAAGGTCCTACAAGTTCTTGTAGATACTCTCCAGTCCTTGCAGACTGTCCTCTCCAGCTATCCCGTCTCCTCCGATGTCTCGGTGGAGAAGGCCATCGCAGAGGGGATCATGAGCACGTTGACGGAGAGGAAGTTCGACAGGGCTCAGTCCTTCCTCCTCCAGGGGCAGTTCGTGGAGGTCTTCTCTCTCGACTGGCAGACTGCCTCCTTCTCCGGTGAGCTCTTGGCGGCCGCTACCGACGTCGCCCAGAACGACCTCAACTGGCCGCGCGTCAACAACGACGAGCAGGTGGGCGTGCCGTACGCCACCGACGACTCCCTCGAGGTCCAGTGAGCAACGCGCCCGACAGAGACACCAGGGAGATCCTCCACTCGGCGTTTGCCTTCGTGCGCTCCGTGGAGGCCAATCGGGCATCTGCCGCGATCACGATTGACCACGTCATCCAGCAGCAGGTGAAGTTCCTGAAGGCCGGAGAGATCCGCCCCATCGTCGATGCCTCTGGCTCCTCAACGGGAAGCCGCACCTCTCGGTACGACGAGATCAAGCAGCTCCAGGATCAGGTCAACAAGCTCGTCACGGTGGCCAGGGAGTACTTCGGATCGGTGACCTCATGAAGGACCTCCGCGTCGTCACAGCCAAGGTGATGCTCTCCATCCAGTCCATCTCCCCGGTGAGAGGGTTCTACCCGCCCTCCATCATGGTGCAGGGCAAGGACCTCTTCCAGACCACCGAGGTCGAGATCAACGGGATCTTGGCGAAGGAGTTCATCATCCAGTCGCCGACCGTCCTCGTCGTCCGCATCCCTGATGGACAGGTGGGCCAGGTGCTGACCTCGGTCAAGGCCTACGCCCCGATCTCTCCCTCCTACGACAAGGCCGCCCTGAACCTCGGCGTGGCTCGGCCCATCAAGTACATCACCGGCATCGACAGGCTGGTGCAGGCGTGGCTGCTCCTCTTCTTCACCTCTCCTGGCACCGACATCTTCTCGGTCAACAGCGGTGGAGGTGCGCGCAGCCTCATCGGGAAGACGACTGACGCCGGGCACCAGAGTGTGGCGGCCGACTTGGCCCTCTGCATCGACCGCACGAAGATGGAGCTGATGAGGCTCCAGGCCAATGCTCCCTACTTGCCGATGGAAGAGAGGCTCATGAGCAGCAGCCTCGTCGGCGTCAACTTCAACAGGGAGTCCTCGACTCTCTTCGCGGACGTCTCGCTCATCAGCATGGCCGGAACGGCCGCACAGCTCTCCTTGGGGTAACGCATGGCACAGGCCGAACTGAAGACCTTCGTAGAGGACCGCCTTCAGGCGCTGGTCCCAGGCATCGACGTCTCGGCCGGGTCTCCCGCGCAGACGACCTTCGTCGATCCGCTGATGCAGTACCTCGGGACCGACCCCTTCGAGACGGACATCGACAAGTTCCTCTCGGACCGCTTCCGCCAGGAGTACCCCGACATCTACGCCGGCGACCCGAGCGCCATCCGCGACCTCTTCGTGAAGCCGCTCATCACCTTCCTCGAGCCCATCAAGCGGGAGATCCTGACCGTCCGCAGGAACCAGTCGTTGCAGGACCCGGCGCTCCTCTCGGACGACGATGCCGATGCGCTGGTGGCCAACTTCTACGACCAGCGTGCGCAGGGCGCCCTCGCCGGCGGCACGGTCCGGGCCTACTACTCCAACCCCGCCAACGTCCCCATCGAGACCACGGTCCGCTTCTCCACGGCCGGCGGTCTCGCGTTCTTCCCTACGGCCCCCACCTCCATCACGGCGGAGGAGATGGTCTTCAATCGGGACGGGACGCTCTACTACGCCGACATCCCGGTGAAGGCGGAGAAGGAGGGGGCCGCCTACAACGTTGGGGTCGGGACCATCGTCAACGTCGATGGCCTCTTCGGCATCGTGAAGGTCTCGAACCTCCAGGTCTTCCAGAGCGGGGCCGACAAGATCTCCACCGATGCCTTCGTCTCCCAGTCGCGCGAGGCACTGAACGAGCGGTCGCTGCTCAACCGCCGCGGCGCCGTGCCCCGGCTGCGGGATGCCTTCCCGGGCCAGCTGCGCGCCGTGCAGGTCATCGGGGCTCAGGACAAGGAGATGGAGCGCGACATCCTGGTGGGCCACACCAAGGGCCACACCTGGCTCACTGGCCGCGTCACCCTCTACGAGAGCATGGCCCTCGTGCAGGCTCGCACGGTCGATGATGGCGCCGAGTCGGCCCCCGTCGCCGGGGACACGCTCTACGTCTACCTCGACAAGACGACCTGGCCGTCCGGGATCTTGCAGAAGGACAGGTTCGTGGAGCTCACCGTGGAGGAGACGATCCTCGACGGCATCGGCGGATCTGGGGCCTTCCAGTGCAGCTTCCTGGTGAGGTGGTCTGGCTCCCTCCCGACGGGCATCCTCGCTCCCCTGTCGGTGGAGGGGGGCTGCACGAGGAAGGGGACGATCTCCATCACCTCGATCCCAGGCATCGGAGCCCTCACGGCCGATGTCCCGGACCAGTCGGTGCACATCTACGGGCACACCGACATCTACGTTCGCCCCACGGCCGACGTGGTGTCGAAGTCGGTGCTGTCTCCCGTCGTCGACGCCTCCCCGGTCATGGAGTACACGACGCTCTCCACGGCGGCCACGGTGCCCACCAACTCGGTGCTGGACTCGGTGGGCCGAGACTTCGCGGTGGCCGGCGTCCTCCCCGGGGACGTCCTCTACATCGAGTCGAGTGACGCCGCGGGCACCTACACCATCGCCGACGTCACGGGGTCGGGTTCCGGATCGCGGCTCCTCCTCGCCACCAACATCGAGAGAGCGGCGACGAACGCCAGGTACCGGATCTCCCGTACCGTGAAGGTCGACCTCTTCAGCCCCAAGATCCCCAAGCTCCCCTTCTCCAACCTGCCGGCGGACGACCTCACCACGCAGATCGGGTCGCTGCTCTTCTCCTTCTCCACGAACACCGTCGACTACGGCGTCCGCATCGGGGACACGGTCCGCGTCACCTCGGGTCCGGACGTCGGGGACTTCACGATCACCGGCTTCGACGGCGTCCTCGGGGGCCGTGGGGTTCTCGTGGACCGTCGGGCCACGGCATCCGTGGCCGGGGTCAAGTACGAGATCTTCACGCTCCTGGAGCCGGTGCAGAAGCCCCTCATCCGCCTCAAGGAGGTCATGCTCCTCGACTCCTCCAAGAAGGCCACGGGGGTCACGGTGCCTCCGGCGCTTCCGGTAGCGGTGCGGTCCCTGAGCGACTTCACCTCGGCCAGCGCCAAGGGGCGCAGCTACCAGAACGGCGGCATCGTCCTCCCGAAGCTCGACACGCTCTTCACCACGACGAACGTGCCCGCCATCAACGGGGACATGCGCTACTCGACGGGGAGTGAGCCGGCCGACGGGGGCTCCTACAAGGCGTTCGAGCTCAACTACTCCGGGCATGTGGAGGGAGAGATCCTCGTCCCCTCCTCGGCCTACTCGGAGTGCTCCTGGTTCCTCGCCCTGGTGGAGGACGTCGATGCCGTCAGCGGGAAGCCGCCGGTGGTCTTCGAGGTTGGCGGAGTGCTCAACCTCTTGAGCGGGCCGAACAAGGGCGGCTACCTCATCCGCGAGGTGAAGAAGGTCAGGTACTACCCGATCGCCACGCCGACCGTCCCCTACTGGCTCACCTTCGTCCGGATCCATGGGACGTTCCCGGTCGACACCTTCCGCTCGGTGATCGACTTCATCGCAGCCAACCCTGTGCCCATCACCGGCTTCCCCGGCATCCCGACACTGCGTGCCGAGATCGACGGGACTCCCGTGCTCGAGACGTGGTTCGGCGACTTCTGGGCCAACCTCCCGACCTGGGTGAACGGCTCCATCGGCCTGCTTGGCGGGTCCCCTCCCAGCACGACAGTGGCAGCCATCGACACGCTCCTGGCGACGGACTACGAGGTGGGCACTCCTGCGCGGGGCATCCTCCGCTCCTACTTCCAGCAGCCTACCCTCTTCACGCAGAACACCGCCGGGTCCCCGACCCCCACCGTCTACGACTTCAAGGCCGTCACGGGGGACATCCTCTCCTTCCGCCCGGACCCCTTCCGCTACGAGGAGCAGAACATCCTCCCGGCGCGCGAGGTCTCGGACGTCGACGTGTTCAGCTCCCCTCGAGACGTGCTGCCGTCGGTTCCGACGGCAGCCTCTGGGACGTCGGCCGTCTTCTCTCTCACGGACAAGCCGAGCATCTTCTCCATCGGGGTTCGTCCTGGCGACGTGCTCGAGCTGTACGAGGAGAAGCCCTTCTTCGACCCCAACGACTACGCCTACCTGGTGGGGGTCAGCACGGAGGCCGACAGCCCTCGGGTGACGCGTCCTGCGTCAGCTCCCGCGTTCACCTCCATGCTGGGCGGGCTCCTCTTCTCCATCGTGGACGGCCCGGATGCCGGGCTCTACCGCATCGTCGACGTGCCGGACTCGTACACGCTGGTGCTCGACCGCCCCCTGACCACGTCGACTCAGGAGGTCCTCGCCCACGCTTCCAGCGTCTCCTATGGCTACGTCGGGACGGAGGACCGCATCGGCGCGCCTGGGATCGACTTCTCCCAGCACATCGACAGGTACGTCTCCCTCTACTGCGTGCAGGCGAGCACGTACCGCATCTACCTCGCTGGGACGTACCGCATCATGAGCGTCGTCTCGGGCGACGTCCACATTGCCGTGGTGGACCGCCCCACGCTCTTCGTCGGGGCGTACCAGGCGGATGCCAGGGCCTGCGTCGTCATCACGGATGCCCCTCCCTCCGCCCCTGAGGCCCGCGCCGGTGCACAGAGCGGGACCGGCACAGAGGTCGTCGGGGTTCGCCTGGCGCGCTTCTACCAGGACCTGCCCACTCTCCGGACCATCGTGTCGGTGGGGACCAACATCACCACCTCCACGGTCACCGTCGACACTGCCTTCGGGGCTGGCATCAACAACCCCTACCGCATCTACCGGAAGGACATCCGGAGAGTGGGGGCGATGGAGATGCTGGAGAACAAGGAGAACTCGCTCTACTACTTCGACACCGAGGTGCTCTCCCTCTCGTCGAGCCCGGCGGCGAACATCCCCGTCAACTCCTACCTCGTGCCGAGGGAGGGGACCTTCGCCTCCAACGGGTACAAGCACATCGTCGATGACCGGACCCTGACCTTCTCGACCAAGGAGGAGGGGAAGCTCGAGCTCCCTCTTCGCATCATCCCCTCCTTCAGCGCCGACCGGCTGGACAACTCCCTCTCCATCCCAGGGGCCTCGCTCCAGATCACCTACGACATGTCGACGGTCGTGGACAGCGTCCAGACCTTCATCGGCTCTGTCGAAGACCGGGTCACCGCGGCGAACATGCTCGCCAGGCACTTCCTTCCCTCTTACGCCTCCTACGACGCGACCTACATCGGGGGGTCCACCCCGGACATCGTCGCGAAGGACATCATCTCCTACATCGAGAGCCTCGCGGTGGAGACGCCTCTCGATGTCTCGGTGGTGCAGGACCTCATCGCCAAGCGGGGAGGGAACCTCCTCACGCCGTCGGCAGTCGTCACCATCATGCACGACTGGAGTCGGAGGATGTGGATGGAGATGTCGGCCAACCAGCTGGGCGGGACGGGCTCAGCGGTCCCCTACGACGGGTCCTCCCGGGTCACCTTCTTCATCCCAGGAGCGGACATCTCCCTGAAGACGTCCGAGCCCTACGGGGAGCGCATCAAGCTGGTCCGGAAGTGACCCGGGTAGCCATCCCGGTGTAGGCGTCGTACTCCGTCTTGCACTCGACGCAGCGCAGAAGACGGTGGGGAAGGGCAGAGCCGGCAACGAAGGGACGAGAAGGGTCGACGAAGGCCTCGTAGGCGGGGCCCCTACAGTTCGGGCAGGAGGCACGCTGGAAGACCGCCTCCTCTCGCGCGATGAGAGGAGTGAGGATGTCCTGGTGGATCTTGGCGCCTGACGCGTCCGTCTCATCGAGGATCGCCCGGATCTGCGCTGGGTCCATCGGCTTGAAGTTCATGTTCCTTCCCCCGGTGTGCCCTGAAGTCTATACTCGTTCCACCTTGAACTTCATGGACTTCTAGTGCCTCTCCGACTCGTGAACACCGTGCCAGGGAAGAGCCAGGAGGCCATGTGGCCCGGTGGCCCCTACCGCTTCGGCCTTCGCTCCGTGCCCCCGTCTGCTCGAGTGGCGCTCGGAGGTACGCTTCTGCACGTCGGCACCTCCGATGTCCGACGGCACCCTACCAACCTTCCCGAGACGGATGAAGTCCTCATCGCGTACGGCTCGGAGGTCTCCTTCCGCTCCATGGAGCACCTCTCTCCTGAGGTCTCCGGGGTGTGCACCGTGGCGGAGAGCTCGAGCTCCCTGTCCCTGACGAGAGTCGGCGGCAACCCCTACGGGAAGAGCGTCTACGAGGTCAAGCAGCCCCTCCCGGTGAGCGCCAACGTCATGGGGCACGTGAGGCTTCGCAAGGAGGCATGGCCTCTCTCGCAGCCCGACTGGTTCTACAAGGCCAACACCGCCAGCCCCTACGTCGGGCTCCGCCACAACCAGTACACCTCGGGGGTCGATGTCTTCTTCCAAGGCGGCGGGTCGCCAGGCCTCTGGATCGTGGGGCCCCTTCAGGCCTTCCAGCAGGTCCGGTACTACGAGCACTTCGTCGCCTTCGACTGGGTGAGCCTGCCGAACGGGACCCCCATCGACATCTGGATCGTGGTCGCGGCCGACGGCTTCATCCCCCCGGCATCCCCGGCGTACGCGCCCACGGCGGAGGTGTGGGCCGGGGCCGGCTCCTACATCCCCGCCAGCCGCCTCGTTCGCCTGCCCATCGGCAACTTCGGACTGGTGCCGGGCGGTGTCGCCGAGGACTCCGTCTCGCTGCTCTTCGGGAACGGCTCGGCCGTCGCCAGCACGATCAACATCGAGGACTGGGGCATCTACCCGGACTTCCGGGTGGCCATCGACAACGGAGACCCCCGCACCCAGCATGAGGTTGTCTTCTCGGCGGCGAGTCCTACGACGTACAGGGCCGCCACCAAGAAGGAGCCGGAAGGCTGGGACTTCGTGGCATCCGGGGCCGCTACCTCGAGGACGTTCGGGTACCAGCCTGGCAACCGGGCTGCCTCCCAGGCTCTCAGGGTGACGAAGACGGGGACGGGGTACGCGCGCTACGAGAGGGACGAGCCCATCCTCGCAACCGCAACAGAGGCCTCTCTCGAGGTCTTCTGTGCAGGCCTTCCTACCACCTACGACGGCAACGTCTTCGGGGCGGGCATCGAGCTCGACGATGGGACTCACGTCTTCCGGGTGATGATGCTGAGGGAGGGCACCGGGAGCTACAGTCTCGGCCTCGCTCTCGACGGGGCACCGAACGCCGACGCGTCGTACTTCAGTCGGTACGTCATCGACTTCCAGTCTCTTCGCATCATCCGCCTCACGGTGGACAAGGTGAGGGACGAGGTTCGTCTGTACGTCGACGGCAACCTGGTGCTCAGCGTCCCCCTCAGCACGACGGCATGGCCCGCCACCGTGGGGACTCCTGCGGCGAGGATGGGGCACCTCATCAACGTCAACTCCACCGGAAGGTTCGACCTCGTCCTCTCGAACCTCTACACGACGGCGTCCTCCTTCGAGACCGCGCCAGACGGCGGGCTCCCGCCGGCACCCTTCGTCCTCGCCGCCACCACCGGCAACACGGCGACAGCGGGGCTCGTCCTCCACAAGACGGACTTCGGTGTCCCCTTCAGTGGGGCGGTCTACTCCGCTCCCATCGACATGGACCCGTACTGCGGTGCCTGGACCGAGTTCTCGGTGAAGGTCGTGCACTACTCCGACAGCCACGGCACGGACCTGGCCACGGTGTCCTCCACCGGCGTCGGCGTGAAGCTGAACTTCGGGCAGAGCCTCCTGACCCTCGTCTTCGTCGACAGCGGCTCCGCTGGGCGCTACGTCGGCATCGTCCCGGGGAGCGGCTCAATCGACGACCTCGTGAACCAGACGCAGTTGGGGAGGAAGTTCTCGACCCCATTCGACTGGACGGAGAAGCAGACCTACCGCCTCCACTACAAGCCCTACGAGTCGATCGAGGTCTGGGTGGGGAGCGTGGTCTCGTCTCCCCAGATCGTGATCCCTTGGAGCGATGGCTTCGACATCCCGGCCATCACCCTCGGGACTTCGGGGATCACCTTCGGCCACATCTCTTCGGACGAGTCTGGGCAGAGCGAGTGGGACTTCTTCCGCTTCGGCGGCCCGACCGGCTACGACATCAACGTCGAGCAGCTCTTCTCGGCGGACCCCGCCCCGTACCACTACGGCGGCCAGTCCGCCTACCTCTTGCAGTTCCTCGACGGGTAACCGATGGCGACCTTCAACTCAGGAGGATTCGGAACCGTCTCGTCCCTGGTGGAGAGGCCGACAGCCGTAGTCGTTGGCCTGCCCTCGGTGGCTGTTCTTGGGGCAACGGTTCGGCTCGACGGGTCGGGGAGCGTCAACCCCACCACCACCGAGCTCGTCTACACGTGGGCCATCACCGCGGCGCCCATCGGGTCGAAGACCCCCTACGAGCCCTTCAAGCAGATCACCGAGGACTGGTCCTCTGTCTGGTTCTCCCCGGACCTCGTGGGCGAGTACATCATCGAGCTCACCGTCTCCTCCGGCAACTTCGAGAGCAAGGCGCAGACGAGGATCTCGGTCCGCGCCATCCTCATCCCGGACGGCCGCGCCATCGTCCCGGACGGCAAGTTCATCTGGAGCTACCTGCGCGACGTGTGGCAGCAGGTGGAGGACAGGCAGATCTTCGAGACCCTCTGGTCGGCTCTCATCCAGATCTGCGGTGCCGAGCTGCTGAAGCTCTACCAGTTCGACTTCAACAAGAGCATCAGGGACATCCAGGAGAAGATGCAGCGCCGGTGGCTGGCCTACGAGCCGCGGCTCGAGCTCGACCCCGCCGGCATGACCGCCTTCCTTGGGAACGAGGAGGCCGGGCAGGGAGGCTCCACGCAGGCGCTGGGCAGGGAGGCGAAGGCCGTCATCTTCGCCTCCAACGAGCTCATCGTGGTCGAAGGGTCCGTCATCGCCGACGTCCCCCCTTACCTCGACATCCTCTACAGCCGCTCCTCTTCGAACGTCGGAGAGTACCGGACCATGGGGACGAACGCCGGAGCCACTGGCTACCGGATCAACGGGAGCATCCCCTCCACAACGGCCGACCGCGTCCCCGGGCCGACCTCGGTGTTCACCCCGCAGTTCCCCTTCCAGTCGCGGACGTGGGCTCTCCAGGCCCCGCCGGCTCCTCAGTACGCGCTGAAGATGTCGATGTACCCGCCAACGGTGGACGAGCTCTCCGACATCTACAGTGTGGCGGGGTCCATCGGGGATGTCCGGGTCGGGGACGTGGCGTACATCGCGACGGGCGTCAACGTCGGCTTCTACCGCATCACCGCGTCCACGGGCATCTTCATCGAGGTGGACCGCGCCCCGCCGAGCTCTTCCCAGCCCTCGGACCAGGTGATCATCTTCCGCCCGGTGGGCATCAAGTTCGCTCCCCTCCCGGGGGCCGTCTCGACGAGCTTCACCGTTCCGCAGGCCACCCCCGCTTCCGCCATCGCCAACCTCGCCAAGGGTCGGCTCATCACCATCGGCGGCAGGGCCTACCCTGTCCTGCGCTCGACGCTCGACATCCGCCAGCCGGTCCCGACCTTCATCATCACGACGGACGACTCGGAGGTCGTGACTGGCCGGTCGAACCTGAACTGGCGAGTGCCCAACACTCTCGTGTCCCCGACCGTGGACTTCGAGGCGAAGGGCGTAACCTCCGGAGACCTGCTCCTCTTCGACGTCAGGATGGAGGGCGGGAGCGGTGTCGCTCAGGTGGCGGCACAGGTCATCGGGGTGCACGGCTACAGGCTTGCCTTCGTGGTGACGACCGCGGTGCTCTCCCCCGGAGAGGGCTACACCGTCTCGGACTCGACCATCGCCGAGGCCTTCGGTGCTCTCGGCATTCGCTCGGTCACCATCTCTCCGACTGGGGAAGTGTCCTTCTCGGGCGACGCGGCGGTGCTCTACACCTTCATCAAGAGCGGCCTCTTCGCACAGCAGTTCTGGAACACGGAGATCGACCTGTCGACCGGCTTCGTCACGCCGGTGGGCCGCTTCTTCGTCACCCCTCGTGCTGTCATCCGGAACAGCAAGATCCCGGTGGACGACACGGTCTTGTCCGTGCCCGTGCTCCAAGAGTGGGTGGCGCAGCCAACGCTCGTCGAGAAGGACGGGAAGGTCTACCAGAAGAAGGGTGATGTCGAGTACGAGCTCCCACGGCGGCCCGTGATGCTGGTGGAGGGGAACGACTACCTCACCGACGGCACCACTGCCTTCGATGACACCGTCCCGTTCCTCACTGGGACCGCCACGCTCGAGGTGGAGGGGGCCGGCTTCCTCTCCCGGCAGGTGGCTCCTGGGGACAAGGTGTCCATCCCCACCGCCGTCAGCCTGAACCTGCCCTACATCGTCGTGGAGGTGCTGTCTGAGGACAAGCTCCTGCTCTCGACGATGATCCCGGCGCTGCTCGTGCCCGTGACCACGGAGAGGGTCGTCGTCACGCGCAGGGCGGGCGGCAAGTACCTCAGGCTCCTTCCCGGCGGGTTCACCGCGGCGAAGCCTGCCCCGGATCGGTTCTGGGCCGAGGTCAGCTACTTCGACAACTCGGACGCCATCGAGGCGAACTTCGGCATCATGGTGGGCCTCAAGAGAGAGGACCTCGACAAGATCACCACGCGGGTCTCCTACCGCCAGGCGGTGGCAGGGCTGATGTTCGCCTACACCCGCGGCTCGACCATCGAGAAGGTGCGCCTCGGCGCTCAGATCCTGCTCGGCCTCCCCTTCGCAGAGCACCGCGGCATCATCAGGTCGATGGAGAGCAACTACCGCACCGACGCTTCTGGCGTCCCCATCCTCGGGCGGCTTCTCATCGAGGACGTCGATGACGTCGGAGTCCCGGCAGGCATCCAGCGCGTCTACACCTACCCCATCGACAACCAGTCCTCGGACCTCTCCGGCGTGGAGGTCAACCCAGCCACCGGGGCCATCTACGCGGTCGACGACATCGTGGAGGCCTTCGCTCCTCTGGCGAAGGGGGTCGGGGTCAGCGACTACCTGACGGACCCGCTCAACAGCCAGTCCTCCGGCATCTCGCAGCTCCAGAAGTTCCACTCCTTCAGGCTGCGGGCCAACGACAACCTCTTCAACATCGAGGAGATCACTCTCGTCTCTTCGTTCCTCCGTCGCATCACCCCGTCCTACGTGGCCTTCATCATCTCGGAGGTGATGCAGTTCGGGGATGATGTCTCCGTCCTGGACTCCGTCGCGATGGTGCTCAGCCGTGGCGGGAGGTGGGGCGGGCTCGCCGGCCTCAACGACAACGTGGGGACCGGCCTCGGCACTCCCTTCATGTTCGACCAGATGGACTTCTCGGGCCACCACCTGATCCGCTGGGACGATGGCGTCTTCAAGCTGCGCCGGTCAGGGAAGGACGCCGTCGTTGCAGACGTCGACCACGTGACCGGCACGGTCAGCTTCTCGGGAGACATCGTCTCCACGGTCATGCCGGGCGCACTCATCAAGGTCGGCGACTACGTCATCTTCGGAAGCGGCCCGAACGCGGGGATCTACCCCATCACGGTGGTGACGGAGGGCGTGGGGGTGACCGTCGATACGACGGGGAAGTCGCTCACGTCGGGCATCGACCAGCTCTTCCTTGTCGCCAGGAAGATCAGCGAGGTCATCCGCTCTGGTCTCTGCAACCGCATCCAGATCGTGGACGCCAGCGGGGTCATGGGGACAACGCGGTACGGGACCAACACCACGGACCCCTACGGCTTCGTCATCGACGCGGGGGACGTCATCGCCGACATCCCCAGCTCTGCTACGCGAACCGCACGATTCACGGTGACAGGGAACGTCTTGGACGGGGTCATGCCGGGAGACTGGCTCCTCACCTGCGGAGGTCGGCTCCTCATCACGGATGTGCAGGCCATGATCGTGACGGTCATCGGAGAGACAGACTTCACGCCGGAGGGGAACGCCCCTTACGTCATTGTCCGCCCCAGCCTGCTCTCTTCCCCATCGGAGAGCTCGTGGTCCATCGTCTCGGACGGCTCTTCGTACTCTTGCGACGATGACCTTCGGCTGATGGCCGACCCGGGCGACTACCTCGAGGTCGTGTCCCCTACCGGCTTCGCCGAGGTCTATGTCGTCGATGCGAAGTGGAACAACTACCTCCCCGTCCTCCCGGCGGACACCTACACCGTCCGGCTGAAGAAGAAGAACCGGCCGCAGGGGCCCCTCGGCTTCGACTTCATCCTGAGCGGCGACATCAACGACCAGGTGGACATCTACCTCCGGTCCCCGAACACCATCATCTCCGACGCCACGGGGACGATCACCATCCCGGCGCATGAGGCGCTCGACATGGGCGCGCAGATCGGGGACTTCATCCGCCTCTACGACATCACCCAGATCGACAACGGCTACGGCCCTGGGGTCTACCCAATCGCCTCCATCGCTGCCAGCGGAGGAGATGACGTTGTTGTACTCTCCGGCGGCATGGTTGACGGTGGGACGACCGCCTGGTCCCTTCTCAGGAGACGATGAGCATGAACATCAGCGATGCAGTTCGAGTCAGCGACGCCGGCCTTGTCCGGGCCGGCACCACTGAGCGCAGCTGGGGCTCCGAGAGGAGCGTCGTCGAGGTGAAGGGCTGGGTGAAGCTGGTCCTGCGAGAGCGGGGCAAGAAGGTCACCGAGCGCGAGGGGCACAACGTCTGGACCAACACCGGGCGCGAGTTCCTGACCCAGCGCATCAGCCTCGACCTCGCCTCTCCCTCGAGCACCCTTCGGACGGACGCGGTCGCCTTCGTCGGAGCCGGCATCGGGGCGAGCACGGAGGAGCCGGGGGTCCTGGCCTTGCAGGACCCGGTGGCCTACGACACCTCGCTCTTCCTCGCCGAGATCACGGGGGTGTCCTTCCCGGCCTACCCGGTCCGCACCACGGTCGAGTACCAGCGGACCTTCGCCGAGTCCGAGATCACCATCATCCCCGGCACCGTCCTCATCTCGGAGCTCGGGCTCTTCACGAACGGCGACCCTGCCGGCACGCCCGCCAACGGCTTCGGCACCAGGAGCCGGGCCCTCAGCAGCTTCACGGCGGCCCCCGTGGCGTACAAGAGCTTCGAGCCCGTGGCCAAGACCGAGAACATGCAGCTCGAAGTCTTCTGGCAGATCCGCTTCTAGGAGTGAACCATGTCGATGGACTTCTACAGGCGGCCGCAGCTCGCTGGGACCGCACTCCGCTTCCCCGACTACCCTGTGCTGCGGGGGTCGGTGCACCGGCATGACCCCGACGGCGTGTCGTCCGCCCCGTACTTCCCCCTCGCGGCGGGAGGGGACTTCAACCTCCTGGTGGACGACACCCCCTTCACCGTCACGCTGACGGCGAACCCTTCGGTGCAGACGGTCATCACGTCCGTCAACACGGTGATCTCCAGCAAGGGCTACGCCTACGACGAGGGCGGGGTCCTGCACATCCGCACCTTGTCGAAGACCGGCAGCGTCGAGGTGACGGGGACCGCCTCCGTCGCTCTCGCCCTCGGCTTCGACCTGAGGCTCGGCATGCTGCGCACGTACGCCGGCGACGTGGCCAGCTCCGGGGAGGGTCGGATCAACAACCCCTTCGGCGCCACCATGCCCGTGCCTGGGGAGGGGCTCAACTCGGAGAGCTTCGTTCGGGCCCTGGCCCGCCTCTCTGCGAACCTGGACGTCCTGCTGTCGGACGGGAACAGGACGACTCCGCAGTTCGTGGAGTGGGGGACCGTCACCGCCATCGACGACACCTCGGGCAACTACTCGCTCGTCACCATCACCCCGAGCGCTCCCTACGTCGGGCTTGGGGTCTCCAACGGCCTGGGCTCGCTGCACTCCGGCGTCACACTCGCCAAGGCCGCGATCACCCCGTTCTTCTACCTGACCGCCGCTCTCGGCTACTACCCGTCCCCCCACCAGGCGGTGGGGGTGGTGAAGGCGACCGTCCTGGCAGACCTCACCGGGGCCGCGCCGTACGCCAACGCGGCCACCGCGGCCGGGCCGGGCAACGTCTTCGGCATCAACCTGGTCAAGGCTGGCCCCTATACCGTCGAGGAGGTTCTCGGCGGCCGGGTCGTCTACCGTGCTGGCGGCTTCGGTGCAGCTCGAGTGGGCGACTACGTCGAGATCCGCCCCGACGCCAACACCACGAAGATCCCGTGGGCCAACGACGGCATCCGCTGGAAGGTGGAGGACATCATCGGGGACGGACTGAGCCTGGCCCCTCTGTCGAGGGCAGAGCTCACCGACGCCGGGCTCTCGGGAGCCGGCGAGCGTCAGCCGGTCGTCAGCCTCAACGACAAGCGCGGCAACACCGAGAACTTCGGGTACCTCTACCTCTGGACCGGTCCCGTCATCGACAGCCCGAAGCTCGTGGTCTCTCCCCCCATGCCTGCCAGCGGCGTCGGCACGGTGGTGTGGGCGGCGATCCCGTCTTCCCCGCGCACGCGCGGGCACGGCGAGGGGATGAGCAACCCTGCCTTGAACATCCTCACGCAGGGGTTCCCGCACAACGATGTCATCATCTCCAAGGGGTCGATGGACCTCACGGTGGGCACGCTCACCGTCTCCGGGATGGTGATCCGCAAGAACGGTCTCCACACCGACGTGAGCTCGACGCTCACGGGGCTGGGCAGCTACACCGGCTACATCGTCCTCACGACCAGCGGCACGCCTACCCTCTCCCAGTGCAGCCCGCCGCTGCTTCCTGGCGGTGGCATCCCGCTCGCCAGGGTGGTCAGCGGGGCCATCACTCACGACCTTCGCATCGTGGGAGAGGTGGGCAGCTACGTCTCCTCGGGGATGACCTACGGGCAGCTCCCCAACCTCGATACGGCCATCCAGTACTGCTACCTGTGCCAGGTCTCGGTCAAGGAGATCGTTTCTCTCTACGGTGAGACGAGCCCCGCCGGCGGTTGGTTCGTGGAGAACAGCTCGCTCACCATCCGAGGGGCGTCTCCCTCCATCGTTCTCACGCGGAACGCGACCGACCCGCTCTTCACCACGACGACCTCGGCCAAGGTGATCCTCAAGAACTTGACCCTGCCGACCAGCGGCGAGCCCGCTCTGACGGCGCTCTTCACTGCCAACGCGGACACCATCTGGGCCGTCGACTGCTTCGATGCGTCTGGCCGGTTCATCTCTCTCGCCAACTTCTCCACCACCAACACGTCGTACAGGGTGGGGATCTACGGCGGCAGCGGGGACTTCAACATCCGGGCGACGAACAACGTCCGCATCGGCGAGGGCGCGTCTTCCCTGTTGCTCGGGTCAACCGCCGCGAGCGTCTGGCTCGGCGCCAACGCAACCACCCTCGCCATCGGCGGAGCCAGCTCCCTCCTCACGTCCTACTGCATCACGCGGCTCCAGAAGGACACGAGCATCGGCCTGCTGACGGATGGCGTTACCTACTCCCTTACCGCCGCGGCCGTGACCCACACCACGAAGCAGGGCTCCATCGTCTTCCGCAAGGACGGCGGCTTCTCGGTCGAGCTCTACTACGACCGGGTGGCGACGCTGGTCGGTGGCGGCCTCGACGCGTCGGCGCTGCACTACCACACGGCCGCCAACATCGTGCCCACCACCGGGGCCTTCAACAAGATCCTGACGGCCACCGAGAACACGGTGCAGAAGGCCCTCGACAAGCTCGATGACCACACGCACACCACCTCGGACATCACCAACTGGGTCGCTCCGATGTTGCTTACGACGGATCAGACCGCCGCAGGCATCAAGACCTTCAGCTCGACGCCGAGGTCCTCCGCCGGAGCCCCGACGTTGGACTCGGAGCTCACGCGCAAGAGCTACGTCGATGACGCGGCTTTCATCGTGCAGAAGATCGCGCCCAACACCTTCGTCACCCCCTACTCCATCGGTGGTGACGGGTACACCATGAGCGCGGTTCACGACTCTGGGACGATCACCATCCCCGTTCTCTCTCTCCCTCACGATGTCTACGGGAACAGGGCCACCCTGCGGCTCAAGTTCCAGGACAGCGGGGACGACAATGACTACGTTCTCCGGTTCACCCTCAACGGGGTGATCCACGCTGCCAGCTCGCTGAACGGCGTCGTGATGGCGTACGGCGGAGAGACCAACTACGCCGGTGGGCCCATCAACGTCGGCACGTACAACGCCTACAAGCCCCTGCTCGGCTACAGCGGCGCCAACCCCGAGCTTCAGTTCCTCGCCGTCGACTCCTACGGCGGTGGTGGTGGTTGGCGGAAGTGGTACATCGACCTCGATGCCACGGTCGTGAACACCTTCCGCCTGGAGCTGCACCCGTTCCACTCCGGCTACGGGCCTTCTTCCTGGCACAACTCGCTCGTCTGCGAGTTGCAGGTCCTCCTCGGTAGCACCACCTTCCCGTGGCCGTGCGACGTGTGGTCGGCGGACATGTCAACCTCGCAGCTCCCCTAGTAAGGAGGCCGCATGAAGAAGCTCAGCGCGATGTACAAGCAGTTCCAGGAGTTCATCAAGCCCTACAAGCAGACGATCCGCGGCTTCATCGGCTGGACCGCCGGCATGCTCCTCCAGGTCGTTCCCCAGGGCGGCTACGACGTGGCCATCACCTGGCCCTGGAAGAAGTGGGCCTTCACCCTCGGCATCGCCGCGCTGCCCGGCATCATGGGCTTCATGCGCGGCGGGGACCCGAACCCCACCAACGACGAGCTCCTGGTCAAGGTCCACGAGGCGAAGCTGGCGCGAGTCGAGGCCGGCATCGAGACCACCGGGGCCCACCCCCTCTCGTCCGCCCCTGTCCTGCCCAACCCCTGACATGGCGGACCTGCCTCGCATCATCTGGGGCATGACCTACACCCAGGCGACCTGGGTGTTCTTGGGCATCGGCTTGCTCGTCGTCGAGGTCATCGCCCTCATCCGCGGCGACCCTCCCCTCACCGACGCCATGAGGATGGGGGCGCATCGGTGGACGCTCTGGCCGGCGCTCTTCGGCACGCTCTCCGGTCACTTCTTCGGGAGCAGTGGCGGCCCGACGTGGGGTCCCTGGCTCCTCGTTGGCCTCGGGCTCTTCGTGCTGTACCACGACTTCTTCATGCGGTCTGACGTCTTGCACTACTCCCAGCTCGAGATCTGCATCATCTTCCTCGGACTGGGGGCCTGGCTTTGGGGGAGCAGATGAGTGACTGGATCAAGAGCTACGGGGCCTGGGTCGTTCGCGCCTTGGTGGTCATCGTCCTCGCCGCCTTGGTCTGGGCGCTGAACTCCGAGCGCACTGCCAAGGCAGATCTCTCCAAGGAGCTCGAGCGGGAGAAGCTGGAGAAGGCCAAGCTCAACGTCGAGGTGGAGGCGAAGAAGAAGGACCTGAACGCTGCCGAGAAGCTCATCGCCAGCAAGGACGCCGACTTCACCGCAGAGCGGGAGAAGCTCTGGAAGGCGCTGGGGGAGAAGCCCAAGGTCATCACGGTGGTGGAGTGGCGAACCGTCCCAAGCCCCACTCTCCCCGCTGCGCCGGGGACGGCCGCGAGAGACTGCCCGGTGGCGGGCCCCGACGGCAAGAAGCCCGACATCCTGGTGGTCGAGGGAGACACCGGCCACATCGAGGTCTCCGAGGTCACCTACGAGACCAAGAACAACAACCACGTCTTCGTCGCCACGGGCTCTTGCTGGCGTGACACCCCGACCGGCCGAAAGCTCTGGGCAAATGCTGTGCAGGGGCAGGCCCCTGTGGCATTGAGAGAGGTGGAGCCCACACCGTTCCGCTGGGGAGTCGGCGGCACCGTGGTGGCCACCTCAGACAAGCTAGGAGCAGGACCGGCACTGCTGTTCCCCCACTTCGAGACGTGGGGGCTTCAGTGGGATGGGTCAGCTGGGGCGGCCTTCAGCGCCAAGGGATTCGTTGCCGCACAAGGGCAGCTCGGAGTGCGGTGGAGATAGCGGCCTCCCGCAGGATTGGCCTGCGGGGTAACAAGGAGGTCGCAGATGGACAGGAAGCTCGAGGTTGGCAGCAGCATCATCTTCGTGGATGCGAAGGCGGTTCGTCACAACGCGCTGGTCACCATCGTGTGGGGTCAGGTCGAGTCCTACAAGGCGGAGAACGGCGAGCCCGGTTGCAACCTGGTCTTCATCAGCGGGGACCCGGATCGCAACGACTCGTGCGGTCGGCAGATGGAGCGCTCGACCAGCGTGGTGCACAAGACGAAGCAGCCCGCCCACGGGATGTACTGGTGCTGGCCGGATGAGTAGCCACTAGGGGCGAACGGGAACCTTCCAATGGGACCTGGGACCTCCACTATCTGCGACCACCCATCATGCTGAAGCTCGCCAAGGTCAGACCGCACCAGCAAGAGACGCAGCGGACCTGCTCTGCGGCCTGCCTTCGTGCTGTGCTGTTGCACCATGGCAAGGACGTACCCGAGAGCCTGCTGTCGAAGGCCATCGGGGTAGGGCACTACGGGGCCGAGCTCTACCAGATCGTGGGAGCGGCAAGGGCGTTGGGGTTCACAGCGAAGCAAGTCGAGTTCAAGAGCTTGTCAGACGCCTTCGAGCTCCTCGAGAAGGACGTCCCGCTCATCTGCGATGTGCAGAGCTGGACGAAGAAGGGTAGTGGGCACTACGTCGTTCTCGTGAACGAGAGCGGTGGCCGGGTCAACATCATGGACCCGAACGTCTCAGGCAACTGGCGCACGATGTCCTCGAAGGACTTCGACAAGCGCTGGTGGGACGGAGACAACGTCTACAGGGGTCGCGTACTTCGTCGACCTTCTGTCATCGTTCGACCGAGGTAGCACATGGCAGGGACCGACAAGCGCAAGCAGTCACTCTACTTCCCCGAGGACATGCTGGACGAGATGCAGGCGGAGGCCACGAGGCAGGACCGCTCGCTCTCCTGGATCGTGCAGCAGGCCTGGAAGGTGGCGAAGGAGCAGCTCGCCAAGTACCCAGGCATCAACGACCTGAGTCCGTGAGGGCTAAAGAAGAAGGGGCGCCCCAGCTGCACGGAGCGCCCCTCTTCTCTCCCTGAACAGCAGTGACAGTGCCCCCGGCAGGACTCGAACCTGCGGCCGTGCGCTTAGAAGGCGCCTGCTCTCGTCCTCTGAGCTACGGGGGCATGTGGCGGAGAGAGAGGGATTCGAACCCTCGCTTTGATGTGATCGCAGACTGGTTTAGCAAACCAGCGGCATGAGCCACTCGCCCATCTCTCCATGTGGCGGAAACGGTGGGATTCGAACCCACGGAGACTTGCGCCTCGCCAGCTTTCCAAGCTGGTGCCTTGAGCCACTCGGCCACGTTTCCATGATGGCGGAAGAGGAAGGATTCGAACCTTCGAGGACTTGCGCCCTGCCCGCTTTCGAGACGGGTACCTTGAGCCACTCGGTCACTCTTCCAGAAGGATGCCTCAGAGAAGGCTGAGGCGCCCTGTGTGGCGGAAGAGGAGAGATTCGAACTCTCGGGAAGCTTGCGCCTCCTGCGGGTTTCAAAGCCGCTGGTTTGAGCCACTCACCCACTCTTCCCTTACTCGTCGTGCTCGAGCTCTCCCTGCCAGTAGCCGTAGTCCGTGAGGAGCTGCTTCCAGGACTGGGGCACCTTCTTGTCCAGGAGGAAGGTGAGCTTCATCGTGGTCTGGAGGTGTTCCGGCTTCGCTGGGGTCGAGAGGATGTGCATCCTCGCCTGCGCCGGCGTGCAGTCCCTCTTCTTCTGGTTGCAAGGGGTGCAGCAGACGACGACGTTGGTCCAGTTGGTCTGGCCGCCTTGCGCCCGCGGCGTGACGTGGTCGTAGGTGAAGTCCGACCTCGGAACCTTGTTGCCGCAGTACTGGCAGCGGCCCTTGTCCCTGGCGTAGACGTTCTCTCGGCTGAACTTCACCGCCGGCTTCCTGCGCCGGATGGTGGAGAGGAACCGGATGACCGAGGGCATCTTGAACTCCAAGGTCACCGACCTCACCGTCTTGCTCTCGTACTCCTGCACGACTTCGACCTTGCCCTCCCAGAGCAGGGTCACCGCGCGTTGCCAGGGAACCCGAGCCACGGGTTCATAGGCATTCGTCAGCACCAGCGTGTCCATCGGGCTCTCCTTTCTTGGTGTCGTGCTGCGTGGTACCCCAGGAGGGACTCGAACCCTCATCGACGCGGAGTTTGAGTCCGCCGCATGTACCATTCTGCTACTGGGGCGTGTGGTGGCCAAGGAGAGAGTCGAACTCTCACGGTGTTACCCGCACGCTTCTGAGGCGTGTGCGTCTACCAGTTCCGCCACTCGGCCATGATGGTACTCAGGAGGGGAGTCGAACCCCTACGGTGTTACCCGCCGGCACCTCAAGCCGGTGCGTCTACCAGTTCCGCCACCTGAGCGTGAAGAAGTACAGGGCCTGGGAATCGAACCCAGCAACTCCGGAGTGTGGAACCGGGGGAGTCACCAGCTTCCTCGCCCTGCATGAAGTTGCGAGCCAGGGATTCGAACCCTGATGTCCGTGGTTATGGGCCACGTGCCTTGCCAGTCGGCCAGCTCGCAGTGAGTGGTTGCGGGCACGAGGAATCGAACCTCGCTGTTCTCGGGTTATGAGCCCGATGTGTAAGCCGTTTCACTCGCCCGCAGCTTGGTGCTCCTGGAGGGACTCGAACCCCCGGCCCGTTCTTTAGGAAAGAACTGCTCTTGTCCACTGAGCTACAGGAGCGAAGATGGTGCGCCCGGCCAGACTCGAACTGGCGGCCTCTGGTTTCGGAAACCAGCGCTCTCGTCCATCTGAGCTACGGGCGCGAAGAAGTCTCCTCGGAGGGAGTCGAACCCCCGGCCTCATGGTTCGTAGCCATGCGCTCTGGTCCAGCTGAGCTACGAGGAGATGATGGTGCTCCTAGAGAGAATCGAACTCTCGCCTCACCCTTACCAAGGGCGTGCTCTGCCTTAGAGCTACAGGAGCAAGATGGTGGATGTGATCGGGGTCGAACCGACAACCTTCGGCTTGCAAAGCCGCTGCGCTCCCATTGCGCTACACACCCATGAAGTGGACCCCCAGGGAGTTGAACCCTGACCTCTGCCTTGCCGAGGCAGCGTCCAGACCGCTAGACGAGGAGCCCATGAAGTACGCGTGGAGGGAATCGAACCCCCGATCTCTGCCATGTCAAGGCAGCACTCTGGCCGCTGAGCTACACGCGCATGCTGGTGGACCCGAGGGGAGTTGAACCCCTTGCCTCTCGGATGCGAACCGAGCGCTCTACCAGGTGAGCTACGGGCCCATGAAGTGGTGCGCCCTCTCGGAGTCGAACCGAGATGTCTCGCTCTTCAGGCGAGTGCTTGAACCGTCACAGCCAAAGGCGCAAAGGAATGGCGGGGCCACGGGGAGTTGAACCCCGCTCTCCGGCGTGACAGGCCGGTGTCCTGACCGATGAACGATGACCCCTCTGCTGGGGTGAGGTACGGGAGTTGAACCCGCGTTGCGAGAGCCACAATCTCGTGTCCTACCGTTGGACGAACCTCACACTTGGTCCCCCAGCCAGGGGTCGAACCTGGACCTGTCGCTTATCAGGCGACTGCTCTACCTCTGAGCTACCGGGGGAAGATGGTCAAGGTGAGAGGAATCGAACCTCCGGCCTCCTGGTCCCGAACCAGGCGCTCTGCCAGTCTGAGCTACACCTTGATGAAGATGGTCAGCGTGAGAGGATTCGGACCTCCGGCCTCCTGCACCCCAAGCAGGCGCTCTACCAGGCTGAGCTACACGC